ATGATTACGCTTTTCATACGCAAACTCGGTACTATAGAAGTCAAAGAATCTGATTGTTCTATCAGAGACTTCATTGAATTCTCGATCTATTTCAGAGACTATATAGACAACCAACTTGAAGACTATAGATTCCAACCCCATCATAGAATAGTAAAAATCATCAAACACAAAAGCTCATGGTATCTATATTATCCATTATCTACTAGCCCATGCACTGGTGGATTCAAACGTAAAACTGATGCGGTCAACTGGTTTATGAAAAACGGCAGATAAATGGAAAACTCACGACATCATAACTCAAGGAGGCTCTATGGGTGAAACACAACGCATCGTCCCGAAATTATCAGAAAAAGCTTTTCTACGCTTACGCAAAAAGTTCGAAACAGATGCTGCAATTGCACGTCACTTCGGCGTATCGCGTGAAAGAATAAGACAAATCCGCAACCGCTTAGGAATACAATCCAGATGGGACATCAAAAGAGAACTAAATGTCACTGTCAGAACCCTATCAAAAAAAGGTGTTTCAAGATACGACATAGCCCAACAACTAAAAATATCTATCTACTCCGTCAGATATGCTCTAACTGGTCATTGATACAACGGACAAACTATGAGTGACTACACAGATTATCGAAGCCCTTTAGGCAATGCAGCGCAAGAAATAGCACAACACGTTCTTACACATCTAGACTGTGAATTCTTCAATGCAGGCTATGAAAACAAACTTTGTTCACCTAACTTCGAAAAAAAATTAAAAGGAAAATACAAAGACACTAGTCTCTATAGACACATAAGATTCATACTTGACTATATAGCAATCATGAGAAGGGGCACGCTTCTAAATCTTGAAATAAAAGGTTCTGTCGATAACTCTTTCTCCATCGAAAAAACTTCCTATGACACCTACATAGAAAAAGACAATGCAGCTAACATACTCAAAAAACATGGCATAAAACTCTATCCTCCTTCACTCGCTGTCTTCGTCTCACCCGACAATGTACAAGCCCAATATATACACAAACTAAAATTCCAAGAAGGAGCAGAAAGATTCTGGAGTAATTCTCTGTCAAAATATGTCAATCTAGACGTTCTCGAAAACGATAAACACTGGAACAACCCCTACGCACTATCAGAAAAACTTCTAGATGAATACAAGAAAAAAACAGGCTCAAGCGGCAATGTCTTCGCTCGCATCGACAAAAAAGCTTCAAACCTCAAAAAACTCATACCTGAAGAATATGTTCAACAATACAGAGAATTCTATCTAAACACTTTACTAAAACACAAAGTATCAATAAAACACGAAACCCTTTCAAAACTACTAGAAAAATTACCAATTAAACAAAATATGACATTAGATGAATTTGAAGACGCACTGCGCTCCATAAACCCAAACTTCTCGCCCATCCTCATCATAGAAAACAAATACTACAAATTACTCACGCTTGAAGAATCTATTTCATATTTCGACTTCAAAAACTACAACCCAATCATAGCGCCTATTGTCTTAAACAAAATAAAACAACAATTTCAAACTCAAAATGAATACTTTGAAAACAGTAAACTACTAGGCAAAGAATCAACATTCATCCTCTGCAACTCTACAGAATCACGTCTAAAAAAAATCAAAACAATCAAAAGACTTGAAGACAAATCACAAGAACTCTACACAAAAAAAGGCTTCACAAAAATCTAAATCAGATACTAGCACGCGCTATAGCAAGCTTCAATAATCTACCCTATCAAAGTGCTCAACCCTATATACTCCAGTCGCTTAGCTATCCTATAATCATCAGGCAACAGCTACAAGCGAGCTATAGCTAAATTCGCATAGTTACTAATTTTTCGCTACCCTATCAACTATATCAACCCTTTATTTTCCGGACGCAGGAAACAAGTAAGCTTAGGCGCTTTGAATATGGCCTCCCGCGAGGCCCTCTAGAATACCTCCTGGAACCTGCACCAGGGCCCCCTGCGACCTGCCCTAGAGGGCCTATGTAGTAGGGGGTATATAGATACCTATGTAGCAGGGGTAGTATGCCAGTGGTCAAGAGATAATATTTGAAATGGTGGTAACGATTCTGAGAGCGATACCAGTGATGGCAGCTATCGTGAATAGACCAGAGGTGATAAGTATTTTTGCGCTTGTGGAATCCATAAATCCTCCTTATGGTGGTGATAGAATTAGATATCGCAAGTTGCTTGGAATTTACCAAGCACTTGTTTAGCCTTGGATGATGCTATACCCTAAGATCAAAATGATGCTTATTAAATATAATCCCATAACTCTCTCCTTTGTTAGTGATAATAACTATATCGTGAGTTGTAGTGTAATTGCCAATAGCAAGCGCTAAAGCGCTTGCGCTTGGTTACTGATTAAAGAATTTGAGATTTTCGCTTGGCTTGGGAATTACTTGCGTTTTCTTGCAGTGCTCTGGTGAATTATGATAGATGCATTTACTGCCACAAGGTTTTCCGTAAGCATAATCAGTATCAAGACCTACGCAAGGTTGTCCGTTATCTGCTGTTTTGCAATACTGCCAGTAATTTTGATTTGTTTCGTTAGCCATAGTGTAACTCCTTTGAATGGTGATGATAGTTATATCGCAAGAGCGTTTGTTACTTGCCAATAATGATGTCGGCAAGTTTCATGTCAAGTAAAGCGTCAAGTTCTTGTTGTGAGGCATTGATAGTTTTGCCATACTGTAGTGCATAAGTAATGAGCTCTTCTCTTGTACCAGGTTTGTCATTAGACGCTAGTTCTATCATCTTAAGAAGTTTAATGTTTCTTTCTCTCTTGCATCGTTTCGCTACAGCCATAATCTCTCCTTTGGTTGTTAGTAGTTATATCGTGAGAAAGCGTGATACTGCCAGTGGAGTTGCGAGTTTGTTGAGCATCATGCAAGAGTTATGTAAATGGTTCTATTGGCGAAAAACGGCAAAGGGCTCGTAGGCCCTCTTACTGATTGTAGGTTGATTAAGCAGCCTTTGATTCAGGTGTTACTTCAGCAACCGGAGCAGCCTGGATAATTTTGGCAGTTGATTTCTTTTCAGTTGGTTTGGTAGATTTCTTTGCATCTTTCTTTGTTTCCTTGGCAGCCGGGGTAGTTACAACCGAAGTTACAGGAGCCGGTGTTGCTTTGGCAGTTGATGTAGCCTTGACAACCGGTTTGAGAGATACCAAGATGTTGAGAAGGTTGGAGAGTTCGTTGTTGTCTGCCACCTTTTTGATGGTACCGATGATTTTACCGCATCTGCCAGCTTCGAGGCGTTCTTTTGGATAAGGTGTGAAACGGTCCTTCATGTCAGCTGTTGATTCGGTAACTTCAAGGGTTGAGCCTTTGAGATACCAGGTGTGACCGTTGGCAGCCTTGAAGCATGAGCAAGATGTTTTGATTATGGTTTCGATATCTTTGATCTTGATCTCTTTAACTGTGATAACTGATTTGGTTGAAGTTGTTGTGATTTCGGTGGTTTTTGTTGATGTTGTCATGTTTGTATCTCCTTGAAAGTTTGTTTGTTGTTTTGTTTGATAGTAACTATATCGAGAGAAAATAAAAAACTGCCAGTGTTGGCAGTGTCATGAGCAACTCACGATATAAGCCGCTCACGTAGCGCTTGAGTGCGTACTTCCGCTTACATGCGCTCATGCTCGCACACTTGTACGCACATTCGCTTGGCTCTAGTGCGCTTAAGTATAGGCGGCACTCACTGGCTACCTTCACATGAATGATGCAAGGGAATATTGTTGTGAATTTCAACAACCTGTAGCACCATAAAAATCACCATCAGTATCTGGATTGTATTGACGTATGGTAGAAATATTGGGATTAAGCTCTGCCAAAGTATAGTAATCAGAATCACCTTCAAGAGTCAAACATTGATAGTAAATTTCGTTTTGAAAATTTCGTGTATTGCCATTAAAGAAAAACATAACGTTTGCAAAGTCACCTGTCTTATCCTCAGAATAAAAAACGTCATGTTTCTTGAGAGTTATTGAAGCAACTTTAGTTGCTATTCTCTGCTGTTCATCTTTATAAGCCTGTTGCTTTTTTGTAAGTTTCTTTGCCATTCTCTCTCCTTGGTTAGTTGATATATACTATATCGAGAGAAGCACAACAAGCTACCATCAAGACTTCAAGTAAAGCGCAAAAAGTTCAGGGAAGGTAGTTTCAAGTTGATTCAAACAACGCTTCTTATGCAATTTCTCCGTAAGCTCTTCAAATGTCACACCATAAAGTCTCTTTGCAATATCGTCAAGCACACTAAAATGTGACACAGCACACTCAGGAAAATTCTTTACAACAAGTTCACCTACTGCTTTCCAATCAACTACAGCACTTGAAAAAATAATAGAACGTAAAAAACTTGCAATATCACCTGATCCCATATTCGTAAGAACTGCAAGCTTCCTTGAAACAAACTCCTTAATCTCCTGCTCTGACCAATTCATAACTCTCCTTTGTTTATTGATATGTGCTGTGCACCATCCTTTGGATGACTACTATATCGAGAGAAAGCAACAAAACTACCAAAATAATAAAGGCGCCCCAGAATTGAGCGCCTTAAGCCGGGCATCACCCCAGCAACCGGAGAGAGATTACTTATAATATTTTTTCAAGATTGCATTCAAATCAACTGTATCAGACACACCACGGATCACCGCTTTAATCGAACCCAGATGACAACTCACGATCACTTCATCAGAATAACGTTCCACGCGCTTTCCAAGCTCTTTAATCGGATTGGTAATTTCCAAAGCACGACCCTTAAGCACTGCCTTCTTTTCGCCCCGGATAAACGTAACTGACGATTTCTTCTGTTCTACTGTAACGCCTTTGGGAAGAACGAGATCCTCGATAACGATTGCTTCAGCCATAAAAAATCCTCCTGAATATTGTTGTTAGTTATATCGTTTCTTACCAGCTTCACTGCCAGGGTTTGTTTCACAAGTTGTTTTATTTCTTCCTGATAGTTACTATATCGTGAAATTACGCCGGAATGCCAATCGCATTTTTACAACCAGCACATTCCTGCAAAGGATTATTACAAGTCTCAAGCTTACAAGTAGCATCTTCAGGATACTCTTGCTCTTCATCGCTAATATCGCTCTCAAGCGACTCCATTACTTCCTCAAGACATGGTCCATTAGACACATACTCGTTTGACACCTGCTTACCATACGCTTTCCATCGCTCATAAAGACTTAAATTTGTACTTCTAAGCGCCTGATCAAATTCATTAAAAGCAGACTCAAGTCTTCCAGCAATCTCCTGTATTTCTTCAAATTCATCGCGTGTCATAGTCTCTCCTTGTTTGTTGATAGCTACTATATCGTGAGAAACTCAGATGGCTGCCAGCAAATATACAAACGATATACTAACACGTACGTCCTTCCGTGCGTAGCATATCGGGGAAGTGTATCTATACAAGATCGTTAGACACAGTTTAGCACAAACAAAACAGCCCACCCATATATTATATAGGCAGGCTGCACTTATAGGAGAGACGAATACTCGTGTTTATTTAATTGAAACTATTACCATCCTTGTCCTCTCAACTGTCGTATATTCTTTACCAACTTCATAACCAGCACCCTGACGATCAGACATAAGAGAAAAAGTAAACTCCATACCCTTCAAATGACCTGTCAACATCCTCTTTGTTATCACCCATGTTCTCATCACAAACTCCTTTGTTGCTCAATACAATATCGCGAGATACCCGGCAACAGCCAACTGATTTTCTGCTTTAATACTTGAAGCTTCAGATATACAATCACTCTTCACTTCATCATTACATATATCAGCAAACTCACATATACTACAATCAATTCCCAACTCAATAATCTCTGCTTGCAAATTTCTTTCCATGTTCTCTCCTTGGTTGATAGAGACTATATCGTCTCAATGCAAACAAACTACCAACCAAATAATCTCTTTGCCTTCAGCCTGTGTAACAGAATCCATTATAATAGCAATCTGGTAATGTAAGTTTTCTATGCGCGCGTATCGCGCTTGCGAGCTCATCCCTCGCTCGCTTATCACGCGTCGTATACACTTATACGTACATCGAAGCTAGCGAAGCTAGAGAGCATGCACGGCACTCACCCTCTACCTTCACATATACTTTCATTGGGAATTTATCGCTCATACCAATGCTAAAAACTCTTCCAAAGTACGAGCTGTTTCAAGTGCAATTTTGAGATTCGCTATATCTTCTTCATTAATCACAGTATCTCGTTCCGGGCGTCCTGTAAGCTCAACAAAAATACTATTTGTTTTCTTCCTCGTTGATTTCTGCATTTCAGTCTCCATAATCCCAACTCCTTTGTTAGATTTCATTTGGATATATACTATATCGTCATCATGCAACCCAACTACCATACAATATATATCATGCGCCCGAATTACTACTACAAAAGAAACGAAGCACGAGCGCCCATGCGCGAGTTTTTTTCATACACTTGCTACCTACAAGACAAGAATTGTTCCACGTGAAACATTTTTTTCACCCGGGCACATGTTTGCCTACAAGTGAATTTCTAGCGTAGCGTGCTCGTATCGCGCTCTTGTCATATACTCTTGCTTGAGCGCTCTTGTTCACTACCTGCACTTGTTCTCTTGTTTGCATGCGCATTTCCCTCATTTCTTATGCCCTGTCACCCGTATACTAAGTCGCAAGATGCGGGCAGCAAATACCGGGCCTTAGTTTCTTATAAGCGTCCTGAAGTCTTAGTATCTATGTTTTGTCTTATAAGCGCCCGGAGACATTAGCGCCCAAGCAGTGGTACTTAAAGCGCTCTGGTGGTATATTGGTGCTTGTTGTATAGCGTTCTTGTAGCCCTGTACGTAGTAGCTAGAGTGTAGTAGAAGTAGATGATAGGTTCTTTTAAGGTTTTGTTATGTTTCTTTGATCTTGTGGTTTTTTTAAAGTAGAAAGTTGTTTTCAAGATATTTTTTTATAGTTGTTTTTGATTTTTTGTTGTTCCAGTGGGTTGTGTTGTTGTAAGCATGTAGAAGTAGAATTTTGTGGGTGTGTGTGGTGATGGGAGTGGGAATATTTAGATTTTCTTCTTTGATTGTTTCATCTATAGACATTGTATCTTTTTCCATTCCGTAGTTTGTGAATTTGATGACAAGGGATTTGTGGATGATGAGGGGTGTGTGGGTTGAGTGTGCTAAACAAAACGCGTGGGGAACTTAAGTCCCCACGTTTATAGAGGCAATGGAGGTATATGAATTGAAAAAGGAAAAGAGAGATTACTTGATGTATGGTTTTGCTTTGCCGCAGAGTGTACGAAGTCTTATGAGATTTGCCATGCCGTTGGCAATGCGGTAGAGTCTTTCACCGAATCCTTCTTTCATCGAGTATTTATGAGTTGTCATGAAGAATTTACTGAAGTCGGCTCCCATTTTTGCAACCAGTTCTTTTTTGAGTGTTTCATCTTCAAAGACTTCGGGACGGAGTATAACTGTAGAAGTTTTGATGACTTCGGTTGCATATTTGTCGCCCAGCAGAGTTTTCAGTGTTTCCTGGTCTTCTTTTTCCTGGGATGGTGAGAATTTGTCCTGGGTGATGAATGTGGCAGAAGTTTTTCCGTCGTCTGTGATGACCGTGTAAGAGCCGTGGAAGTCGTCTTTGAGACCATCGGTGTCCTGACGTTCAATGCAGTATTCAAGAAGTGGTCCTTCAGCTGCTCTCATGTTTCCTTCGGCTGCTTTGTATTCCTTTTTATAGCGAAGGAAGTCGATGAATTTGACTGACATATCTTTGTCAAGTTTGATGATGGGTTTGTCGCCTTTTTTGGGCGCTGAACTTGCTACGGTTGCTTCACCGAGCATTTGTTCGAACGATATTTCTTCGGGTCGGGTTGTAGTGGCTTTCTTTTTTCCTGCCATTGTTGTATCTCCTTCTGAATGTTTTTTGCTTTTGATATATCGTTTTTTGTTGTTGTCATTGCCAACAGGTTTTTCGTTTGCAAAAGTTTAGACCTTCATTCCATGCAGAGACATATTCAGGTTGACTATTAAGATATGCTTTACCTCGTACGCCAGCTCTGAAAGCTTCCAGCAAGTATGTTCTGTTCATATAATTTAGTTCATAATTACATGCAGGGCAAGACATATTGAATTCTAAATCGTGTGTTTCACAGTATCCTGACATAATCTCTCCTTGTTGAATACACTAACTATATCGTTAGTTGTGAGTCTGCTGCCAACAAGAACATTTGGGTCCAAGTAGAGACCTGCATTGTGGACAGAGTACTATGTCTCTGAAGTATGCAAAGACGATATCAAGATCTTCAATAAGAAGATTGTTGTCCAAGATGATGTCTTGGATTTTTTCAGAGTCTTCTTCGAAAAGATCAAATTGATCAATGACTTTTTCAGCCATTTCAAGAAGTGCGTCACTTACATGCGACATAAAGTAACTCCTTTGAGCTTAAGGGACGTTCATGTCCATTGAATTCAATTGTGACGATGCCATTCCAGTTTATAGCCCATTGTTTTGCTTCTTTTATGTCATGAGTCCAGTTGTAATGTTGGCCATACACATGATATTTTTTCTTCATTGACATAGTAATGCACCCCCAATAAAACTAACAATGACAAGCATGATTGCTATGATAACGAGATATTTTGTTTTGGGATGTTTCATATTTTCTCTCCTTTTATATTATATGATATCGAGAGATTTTTTAGGTTTTGCCATGGAGATGAGTTGAAGAGGTGCGATTATATTTTGCGCTTTATAGATATAGAGCAAAGAAAAAGCCCTCTTGCAAGGGCTCGAGTGAAGGTTTGCAGTGTCATTACCAGTTGTCTACAGATTTTGCATTTTCTTCAAGCCAGCGATTGCCTCTGCAGTATGTTCGGATTGCTGCACGACGGTCTCCAGTAGCTTCATAAACTGTTTTTGCATCAACTAAACGTTGTGCTACGCTTCTATTGATTTGTGCTTGTTTTGCAAGACGCATTGTTATTTCTTTGTCAGCAAGACTTCCTTCTTCTTTCATTATTTAGCTCCGTCTTCGAATTGAACTGAGAAGCCTTCATTGGGCATGTTGAGATTTGCTTTGGTGCCACAAGTGCAAGTGTAGTTCAAGTTGTGCAAAGAACTGTTTCCGCCTCCACCGTTTAGTTCCATGTTCTTTCCACATTTGGGGCACTTGATTTTAATGAAACGCTTTGCAACGTTGTAGATCGAGTTGCATGTTGAATGAAAATCGACTTTGTGTTTGAGAAAGTAGTCGATTGATAGATCACGATAGTCTTTGCGGCGATCTGATCTATCCTCAAAGCATGCATGTTCGACAATGTGCGTGGGATCAACTTCAATTTGACCGATCTTTACTCTTATGCCAGGAAGTTTACTATCAAAGTCTTCGATTTTCATGATTCTCTCCTCTTAGTTGCTTAAATACTTGTTTAGCCATTGGTATGGTTTGCCGTTTGTTTCTTCGAATTTTTCCCATTCAGCTTTGTTTCGTTCAATAGCAGCGTTATATTCTGCTTTAGTTTCATATGTTGACCAGTAGCGGCCGTATGGACTGTCCCATTCAATCATGTCTTGACCGAGGTTGTTTACGTCAAAGTCAGAGATGACATCAGGTTCAAATTCATTATATTCAAATACTTCTTCATAAGTAGGGATGAAGACGTTCTCAATTTCGATTCTACTGTCTTGTTCGATTTCGATTTGATATTTCGGCATGTTCTCTCCTTGATTGATATAAACTATATCGAGAGATTTTATGGCACTGCCATCTTAGCCTGGGAATCCAAAGTCATTCCAGTTTGTATGGTACAAAAAATCTCTTGTTTTAAGAAGCTCTTCATTAGTATCAAAGAGCATTTCTTCACAATAACAAAGGATTTTTGAATTAATTTGACTACATCGTACGCTTTTTACCACATACTGTACTTCAGCTATTCTCATACGTTCTTTTTTCATGGTGCTGTCTTCATCAATTATAAGCCCTGGAAAAGGCTGTATGAAAAGCTGTGAAGTTTTACGGAGAATATAAATAGGATCTCCAAAGCTTTTCTTTTTAAGATTAAGACTTATTTGCAGAACAACTGGTACTGGCTTAATTTTAAACATACTGTTTCTTCCTTTTGATGATTCGAAGATTTGCTCTGTCATGCCAGCCGCACCAGCCATGACCAAAGTCAAGTTTGATTCTGTCAGGTGTTTTGTCAGAAGCGTCGTCAGGAATGACTGATCCGATTTTTCCAGCGACAAATCCTTTTTTTACTTCTAAAACATCACCTTCATTGAGAGGTTTGATAGTGCGAACTTTCTTTTGTTCGCCTTTATTAAGTGCATTCATGTTATTTTCTCCTGATCAAAATTCTAAGCAAAAGTTTATGATAGATTCATCACCTGATCTTTTGAAGCCTTCATAGATCGAGAGAATTCTGTGTGAAATGTCTGAAGAAGAAATGCCTTGTTGAGTTTCAGCAAAATCTTTTTCCAGTGAATGAATAGCAGTAAGACGAACTAATTTTTGATCGACTGAATCAAGTGATTCGAACCAAACATTTTTTTCATCAAAACGTTCTTGAATAGTTTTTGTTGTTTCTGTTGTCATAAGTCTCTCCTTTTTGTGATGATAGCTATATCGTGAGAAAGAGTGAGTGTGCCAAAGGAGAGCCGGTTTGAAGTCCCGGCTTTAGGAGAGAGTATTTTTACCAAGATTTGTATTCAAAGACATGTTCTGGGTAGATGGGATCATGATAGTTACATGGAGCAAGAACGTCTTCAACCCATCTGATCCCTGCATCGAGTCTTTCTACAGCGAAGTTACAGATGTCTTCCTGATTGACTGCAAAGAAAAGATCGTTTCTTCCGCCTTCACCGCCGTCACCGGGAAGTGTAACAATTTCTTCTAAGTATTGGACCCGAACATTGAAGCTTTCTTTCATAAAGGAAACGAATTCATCGATTTTTTCAGCACCTACTAAGCATCCAGGCCATACACAAACCTGTTTGAAGCCTTCATTACGTTGAATTGTCATAATCTCTCCTTGGTTATTGATGATAACTATATCGTGAGATTAAAAACTTTTGCCTAACTTTTTTTGCGAACTTCTAAGATTCCTGCTTCTCTGTCAGCCATTCTTTTCTTATGAAACTCTTTTGCTTTCTTTATTACATTTCGTCTTTTCAATTCAGCATAGACAAGACTATTCCATTTGCTCTTGCCTTTATGAGTTATCCAAGTAGAATACTCTAAAAGAAGTTTATCTTCGCTTAAGCCTCGTAAGTATGAATCGTCAGTCATCTTCTTACTCCATGTTAAAAAAGAAGAGCCGGTTTGAAGTCCCGGCTTTAGGAGAGAGTTGAGTTGGAGATTTTTGCATTGTGTTCATGATCTATGTCTTAATTGCTCCGGAGCAATGTACATGTTTTCTAACCATTTTTTGCTTCAATTAAAGAACCGGGACGAAGCATTGCAACTCTTGCTTGTTCTGTATATTGCCTGTTTTTTTCCGAGATGATTTCGTAAGCAGCTATGATTCTTTGGAAAGCTTCTTTGTCTCCACCTTTGTCTGTGTGAGCTGTCTTAACCAGTTTTGCCATTGCTGAACGAACATCAGCTTGAGAAGCACCTTCTTTGAGACCCAGAATTTCATACGGGTCATAGACACCAAGTATAGCGATTGCTTCTTCCCTGGTCATTTTTACGTAGTCAAAAGTTTGTTTCCATTGTTCAAGACTTCCACGTTCACCTTCATAAGTGCCGTAAGCAGTTGTGGTATCAGTCCAGATATTTCTTCTTGGTTTGTTTGGATCTCTTCTTCGTGGCATGTTCTCTCCTTGTTTGTTGATAGTAACTATATCGAGAGAAAGATGTTTAGTTGCCAATTAGATTGCAATTGATAACTGTTGCATTGTATGAAGTTTTTAGATGTTCTATTGCTTCATCGACAGAATAGTATTTAGTTTCAAGAGTGCCTGTTTGTCTTTTAGATCTGAGCGTGTGTTCTAATCCGATAAGGAAAACAAGTTCATAGATCTTATTAGAAGTATCTACATATAGTCTTGTGTTCATGAATCTTCACCTACTTCTTCAACATATTTCCAGTTGGAGTAGTTGAGTTCAAGTTTCATAGCTTCAGGTAGCATTTTGAAGATGCTTGAGACAAGTTTGTCTTGCATTTCAGCAATTGGTTCAACCTTTTCAGCTGCAAAAAGCATATCTCTTACTCTTGACAGTTGTTCTGCAGTGTATGTTTCAGGTGCACCAGTGTCATTGCATCCAAATTGTTGACCGTGATAAGCTTTCTTCATGATTTTTCCTTTGCTTGTTCTTTGCCGAATCTGATTGCATTCATAATTTGGGCTTCAATTGCTCCTTGATAGTCACCTCTTGGCATGCCATCACCAGTATGATAAGCTTCAGCTAATTCAAGGATTACATCAGAGATTTCCATTATTTTTCTTGATTCTTCAGGACTAATCACATTCTCTCCTTGTTGATAGTAACTATATCGAGAGAAACAAATGGAACTGCCACAAAGATCCCGCGACCTTCTCGAGCCTAAACAAAACGAGCCTTAGGTGTTTACCTAAGGCTCTAAAATTTGTGTGACGCACTGTCCCGAACTGATTAAGCGATTACTTTTTGTGTTTGAGAGAAAAATCAAAGGATGTGAGTAGACCATTCCAAAAATCTACATTACCATCGACTTGCTTCGAAAGATGCTTTCTGTGAATGACATGTAATGAATCGCCAAGTACTTTGTATGAGTTAATATTTGCATCTTTGCCTGTTGTGACTAACCAAAGATTTTTGTTTTGTTTGGGATCGAGGTTATACTTCTTGACACCATGACAAAATGTTCTTGCAAGATCTGAATATCTAATTGTCATCTCAGGATTATGTTTGAACTTGCATTGAATGACAATATCTACACCATTTTTTACGCCAGTTGCATCAACACCAAAGTCATCTCTTAAAGGGACTGGTTTATAATTAAGAACTCCTTGATTATTTGCAAGTGAGTTCACATTCATCAAGTACTCAGTAATGAGTTCAAGAGCGTCGCCTCTGAATGAAAGGTGTTCTTCTGGGTCAATTCCTTCCCAAAACAAAGTTTTAGAAATATTAAAAACTGTTTCAACCCAAACATCAACAGTTGCTGCTTTTTTGAGTGCAACCATTGCTTCAAGAACTTGACGATGTTCTGTTGTGATTCTTTTAATACATGAATGTTTGAGTAAAACTTTTGGATATTTGATATTCATTCTCTCTCCTTAGTTGATTATTGAAGCCAATACTTTATGTTTCTTATAGTAAGAAATACGTTGTAAAGAAGACATACTCTTAAGTCGTATAATATCTTCAAAAAGATGTGCAAACTGTGCATTTCTTTCTGCATGATCAGGAGTTTCTGGATCTAAAACAGATTCAGCTTCTTCAAATTGAGATGAAGTACTTATTGTTGGACCTTCACGGAATTCTGGTGTAACTTCATAAGTATTTCTAATACATTCTATCAATGATTCGTTTGTGTCAAGCGCTTTTTCATTTAGCAAAGGATTTTGTATAATCCAAAAAACTGGTTTCAAAAGCGCTCTTGATACTACAATTTTATTGTTCTTATTGATTTTTGTTCTTAGATTTTTGTTTGCTTTGATTGTTGCTCTATCGTCTTTTTGAATTCTTGCAGCTCTTCCTGCAGTTTGGAGAAACTTTACTTTATTGAGTTCTCTTAAAGGAAGAATTGCAGTAATATTAGGAAGATCAATACCTTCTGTCAAGATATCATAATGCATTATGATTGCATTTGTTTTATCAGAAAGAGCTTGAAGAGTTTTTATTGCTTTCATACGTTCGCAAGACTTTCCATTAATGAAATAGCCTCTACTTGAAAAAGCAATAACTGTATATTCTAATGCTTTTGACCATGAATTGAATTGTTCATTTTGAACGAGATCAAGCATGTCAGATACACCAGTACAAGAAACTAAAAGTTTTGCACCAATCTTACCTTTGCTGTATTTTTGCACTTTCTTTTTGTGTTCCATAAAAGAACATTTTATAATATTATGATCAGTATGTTTACCAGATTCAAGAATGACTCTGTGAACAATAGGTGGAAGGATATCGCCAGTATCTATTGCGTGTCTTGGCGAGATTTGTGCAAGCACTTCTCCATAGAATTCTTTGTTATCCATACCTCTTGTATTGCAACCATGAACAGCAGTTGCTGTAAAGAAATATGTTTGATTGCAGTTTGGAAGGATTTGTTCGACAGATTCGTGCTTATCATTTTTTGTAACTTCATGTGCTTCATCAAAACAAGCAATGTCAATTTGAGTTTTTGATAGTCTCGAAATTGATTGATATGTACTTACAATTAGTAAGTGTCTGTTGAGTTTCTTTGCTTTTTCTACAGCTTTCTCAATGTCAGCAGAAGTTGTTGTGCGTGAGATGTTGCATTTCTTTGAAAAATCTCTACAATCTTCAACAAGTTTGATAACATCATCATCGTCAACACCTTCACTACCTACTGTAAGAACATCAAATTTGAGATCAAATTCTATTGCTCTTTTGAGAAGATTTTCGATGAGTTGTTCGCAAAGAAGGAGACGGTGAGCAGCAATAAGACTTATGCCTGTTTGTTTTGTTTGTAGCGTTTCAATGATTTTGTAGACCTGGACCCAAGTTTTCCCAGATCCTGTAGGCATAATGATCTGGCCTTTGAGTTGACCAATAGTTGCATCAATAGCTTTTTTTTGGTGAACGCTCATTTCTGAGTAAAAAGATTGCAGATTCATTCTCTCTCCTTAGTTGATTACACTAACTATATCGCGAGAAGGAGAGTGAGCTGCCTAAATTAATATGTCTTGCCGTTCGGGTAGAGTTTGTGATAGTCAGGTAAGAAAGTCTTTGCATATTCTCTTATAAGATGACTTTTAGGATATCCAAAGAAAGAAAAGAGTTTGTCATCATCCCAAGACTGATTAAAGTCAAGCCAGGGAACTAATGCAAGTTCTCCAATATTCAAAGAACTATTTATTTTTATAATAGAAATACATAATCTAATAAAGTCTGTTTTGATAGCAGATAAAAAATTGTTTTTATTTTCTTCTGAAGAAAAAATAAAAACAATTTCACCAGGAATAACATTAGAAATTGATCTTGGCAAAAAATTCTGTTTTTGTTTTACTCCTTTTATAGTTTTGACTTTCTCTACATTCATTGGTGACAAAGTATAAAAATTCGATTGTGGTTTATCGCGTTTATTAGTTCTAATAGTAGATAATTGAACGAAGATTTCATCTTTGTGAAAGACTTCAGCTTCTCTTGAAGAAATCCTTTGAGTCTCAAAGCTTCCATTTGTATTGATAAATTTTTGAAGTTTTGGAATTAAGTCTTTTAAGAGATACCAATTTTCTCCATGTAAAGAAATATCATTAATATCTTTTATATCAATAAATTTACTTGTGTTAAGAAATCTTACTTTAATTGGTTTTGTTCTTACTTTTTCAAAATTGATTTTACTTATTACGCAATCTGTACCAAGACCAATTCCAAAAACTGGATTAGGGTCAAAAAACTCAACAGACTCGAGATGTTCATTTGTCAATGATCTCATTTTTTGAAAAAGTTGCTTTCCTCTATTAGAATCGAGTCTAGTCTTTATATCAACAAGCCAAGCAGATGGATGTACACATATCAACTTTTTGAGCATATTTACTTTTTTCAAAGCAAGAATAATTTTGAGATCTACATCTCTATAAGGCGGGTTTGAAAAAGTAACATCAGCAGCTTGATTCATTTTACAACCCACAAAAAACTCCTTAATATTCTTTTGATTCTTAAGAATCTTGTCCCAATCTTCTTTTCCGATCAAGACAGATTCAACACCATAAATCTGTGAAAATGCTACTTTCTCTTCTGTATCACCAACATACTGTACTTTCTTCATGTCATAATTTCGAGAAACTAAAACTTCTAAAAACTCAAGATTGAAGAAAACTCTAACAGACCCTTGCAAATCTCGTGGAATCATCTTCTCTACTAAATCAAATGGTGTAAAAAAAGTTTGAAGACCATCATGTACAATGTGTTTGATTATCTCTTTTCTACTAAAACTATTTGAAAAAACATCTTCACGTGCTCTCATTCTCTCTCCTTGATTTGTTGTTACTAACGATATCGCAACAAAATCAAATAAGAGCCATACGTTTTTCAAATAATTTAGAGTTTTCTTCTACACGACTATTTGTACAACTATCAAACAAATCTTTTACTTTCTCAGTCTCATCATACCACTTGTCTCTATATACCCAAATCCCAGTCTCTGCTTCATCTGGCAACTTGCTTCTTTGAGTTACATCACCCATCAACAATCTAATATCAGTCCCAAAAGTATAAAGAAGTCTATAACAAGAACTTGGTTGTAACTCACTAAACAAGTGTGTCTCGTTTAAAAACTTATCTATTTTAAAACTTTCACCTAAAAGACTATATTTTTTTCTAAGCATCCTGACAGAAAACTGACCATACCCAGCACACAGGTCTTCTGTAGTAAGTTCTTGATTTTGCCATTCTTCATCTGATAGTTTATCTAACATGTAGTCAACAAGCCATAGAGGTGTAAAAACTTCTCCATGTAAGTCTGATTTTTCTTTATTTGTAGTTACTTGTTGATTTTCAAGTGGCGGGTGAGAAAGATCTACATTTTCTATTAAAGGATACTTCGACAAATCTACATTCAAATTTGTAGATTCTAAGAATCTCTTTTCTATGAACTCTATCTTGTTTCTAGTACTACTTTTTCTAGCAATCATAGTTGATACTACATTATAAAAAGAGTAGAAAAAGCGTATTTTTTAATGGTTTTATCACTTGCTACAAATTAAAGGAGACAACAAATGTTAAACAGCGAACTTTTAATAAAGAGTATAGTTGCATCATTTTCTGACATGTCAACACATGAACTTGAAAAGTTTATAGAAAAAAGATATAAAGAAAAAGCACCACAAAGTGAAATTGACAAGTTAGAGAATGAATATGCTACAAGAGTATCTGAAGACGATTTGGATATGTCAGAAGGTATCTCTCTTGAAGAACAACTTAGAAACATGTATCATAGATATATTACTCCTAAAGATAGAGGAGGAATGGAAGAAGAAGACATTATAAACAACATGAGGTCTGCAATAGATAGTTACAGGGGCACATCTTCTAACTTTTCAGATAAACAAATCTTAGATGCTGCTAAAGATGTTTATATGCATCGAAAAAACTTGCTTTTAAAATACAAACAAAAACGTTTAAAATAGATCCTCCTATGACCCTCACGGGCCTAAACAAAACGAGCCATAGGAGATAACCTAAGGCTCTAAAATTTGTGTGTTGTAATGTCCCGAACTGATCAACAGCAGGCAGTGAGTTGGAGTGCCGGTGCACTGATTTTTGCCTTTGGTGCTTCTAAGGGAGTCCGACCATACTTACGACCTTTGAGTCCAGCAGCTTCAAGATGTTTGCATGAACCATGACGAATATTACCACGACATGAGCATGTCCACCAACCAGCAGCTGCATCGTAAGAAATCATGTATTTGTTGTTTGAAGACTCTGACCTGACTGTAAAGCGAACTTTGTAACGATCAGTATCAGGGAAAACTTCAACTGCATTTCTTGGGATCAGGGAATTTGTTGTTGTAAGTTCGTTCATGGTTCTCTCCTTGTTTGTTGGTTATAGAAGCTATATCGTGAGATTTGGAGAAACAACCAATCTTTTTTAACAGTTTAGCGCTTCAAGACCATCAATTTCTTTTGATAAATCTGACACAAGATTTCTTAAAAACTTTGAGTCGTTGTCATCTTTTAGAGCATGAGCTGCAAGTAAAAGACATGATTGAGCAATTTCAATACGCTTCTCATCCCAAGTGTAATGGGCTATATCAGGTGGTAAGTCGTTGAGCATCTGTAAAGTACGAGCAATTGAATCAATAACAGTAATGATCTCTGGTTTATCTTTAATCATTTTTTCTCTCCTTTGCCAGTTTAGAACAAATCTTATCTACAGATTTATGAATGAGCATTTTTTGCGCTTGATTATTTGTTGCAGGATTTTGTAAGTTTGTAAAGTATTCAATGATTTCATCGTCAGTGAAAGACTTTTTTAACTCTGCAATCATTTGTTTAACAATTTTTGTTGCAGTACTTTTTTTCACTTCTGCATCAATCATGCCATTGACTTGATAGTCAATAATTTCTTGCATTGTTTGTTTCATTTTTTCTCTCCTTAAGTAAAATAGATTTGTTGAGCATCTTTGATAAAGTCAAGTATTTCTTGAATTCTTATCTCATAGTATGAAGCATCTTTTCCTTGTTCAATGATTGGTGAATGACCTGATTTTTTATAGATAGTAGTTTTTGTTGTGAATTCACTTGGTGTATTGCGAACTACTTGAAGTAAAGTAGTAAGTTTGTTTTTTAGTATTTCAAGTTCACCGCCATCGATTGTCACACCAAAGTCTTTGATTTTGTAGTCTATCATAAACATAAGAGAGTCGAAGTTGCCGTTAGCAAAGCTGGGACCTTCTCTTGTTATAAGGCCAAAACGAGTATTGATTTTGCCATAAATTGAGATAGACATTTTTCTATTCCCTTATCTTTTTTCGTATTCAGATTTCCAGACAACAAAGTTGTTATATTGACTTTCAGACCATTCATATTCAACATCAGCACCGTCCATTAAACGTTGCCGTACAGCTTCAACAAGAGTTTCATGTACTTTTTGCGTGTATATGATTCCATAATGAGGAAAGCAATCTCTCATGCCTACAAAAAGGTGAGTGTCCAGTATGTAAATCAACTTGTGATTGGGCATTTCGATAAAGTCAAGAATGACCCTGACAACATTGTGCGTATGTTCAATTAGCACAGTTGGTATTTTCTCTGGGTGTTCAAAGTCAATATCAAGTTCTTTTTCGAACTGACTTAAAAAGAATTTGTACAAATTTGACTTTTCAGTTTCTCTATTCATAGTTTCCTCCTAATAGCTATATCGTTAGAAGTAGTATGTGTTGCCAAAAACAAAAAAGGCCCTGGCATTCGCCAAGGGCCGTAAGGAAAGGAGAGAGATTTATAAAAAGACAAGACTATAAGTGTTTCCGTTTGAAGATTCAAACGACCATTCCTGTTTAAGCCTTGTCTATTTCTTCAATGATTTGTTCTTTGAAAGATACTTTGCTAAGTACAAGAGCTTTAATTGTTCTTGACGTTGTTCTTGTTTTTTATCTTTGTTTTCTAATCTTTCATTTTCTTTTTCAGGATCATGAACTGCACAATACCAAGTTTCGTCTCTTTTTACAACAGCATCATTTTTGCATTGTCTCCAATGAAATACTCCATTGCCTTTAATTTGCTTTTGGCATTGCATTTTTTTATCTGCCTACTTCCATAGTTTGTGGTCCATGCATTACATAACCAGCACTATTTGGAGGACAATAAGAGACATTTACTTCAAAAGACTTCGCTAATTTTATTATTTCTTTTGGTGTCCAAGATTCTGAGTAAGTAAAAAATTCTAGCCATTTCAAAGAGCCAAAAAAGTTTTTATAATACTCCTGATCTTTTTTAGCCAGAAGTTTTTTTGCTTTTTCCATTGTTACCTCACAAACCGAAAGTTTCAATTGCTTTGATTACAACGTTGCATGCTTCAGCAGTGAAATCAGCGCCATGAATGTCAGCTTCAACAATCTCAATGAATTTGTTGATCAGTTCGAGTTCTTCAGGTGTTGATGCATAAGCTTCTGGAGTAGCTTTGTATGCTTCAAGAAATTCAGCTAGACAATGTCCTTCTTCAAGTTCCAAGTTGTCGTCCCAACCAGGAAGCTTTGAGAAGTGATCTATAACGTGTAATTCGAGTTCTGTACGTTCATGTTTCATAGTCTCTCCTTTTGTTGATAGTTACTATATCGCGTGTTGCGAAATAGTTGCCAACAATTATTTATTGCTTTTGACACATATAGAATAAGAACCATCAACATAAGATTCGATTGAAAAACCAAAACCTTCACCAATTCTTCTTATCATATCTGAGGTTGCTGTTTGACAAAGTTTCTGGTATTTTGTTTCTTGAGTATTTGTGTTGCCATGAACTTTTTCGCCAGCAGCTTCAAAGAAGCCTTTTGTTTTTGATGCAGTCCAGAGTTTCTTAAGACCTTTGATATAGTTGCGTGCATTACTACGAGTTTCTTTGGGACAATCACGAGGTATTGCAAGTGTACCTTCGTTGATATGTATTTCCCAACCGTCTACATTGATAAAACTTGGTGACGGAAACTTGTTCATAAACTCTCCTTATTCTAAACCAGCAAGTGTTCTGAGTTCTATTAAAAGATTTTCGACAGAAGAACTTTCAGGACCATTTGACATTTGAGCGATTTTTATCATACGAGCTTTTGAAGCAATCAAAATCATGTTGAAAGAAATTGGGTCCATGTTCTCTCCTTTGTTTAGTGATAGTAACTATATCGTGAGAAAGCGAGAGAGTTACCAAAACACAAAAAGGGGGCTTAAGCCCCGCATTTTAGTAAGTGAGTTGAACGAATACTTGGTCATAAGTTGCACTGAAAGTAGAAGCACCTATTTCATTCCAAGTTGTGCCATCAGTAGATCCAAAGATAGTTATACTTGATGGTTCTTTGTAGAAGAAAGTTTCCCAAGATGCGATTTTAAGTTGTGTGAATACATAAGCTGCACCCATATCAACAGTCCATGACCAGGGAAACGTACTGAATTTTATATAACCACCACTTGCTGTAGTATCACCATTAAACAAAGATGACAGTTCATTGCCAGTCTCAATAGCTGAATGTGATACTGTTGTATAACCACCAACAACTGGAGTATTCACATTAAGAAATGATGTCTCTGTAAGAATGGCTTCATTAGGACCACCAATACCAATGCTGTTTACAGTAAGTTTATAATATCGGTATCCATAATTTGTGGGTTCTACCTCGCCCAAGATCTGTACGCTTCCAGTGACTCGGGATAATGTGACTGGTACAGCTGTTACTTCACCACCAGAGATATCTGCTGTAGATGTGCCTTCATATTGAGGAGCTCCAACAGAATCATAAATAGTAACTTTAAACGATCTTCCTTTTCCGACTGGAATCTCGTCAACTCTTCCACTTATTAAGTTGGGACTTACAGACATACGCTTTGAAATTGTTTGCATACCATGTCCTGCAACTTGCAGATCAGCAGTTTTTATGACTTCCTGTTGAGCATTAGCAGTAGAAACTTGACATGTTACTGTACCTGTACCGTCATCATGAGACAAAACTGATAGAGGACCTTTTCCACTACAGCTTACAAGTAACATTGTTGTGATAAAAACTAGAAATGTCTTCATAAAGAAGCCTCCTTTGTTGTGATGTAATTAGTTGATAGCAACTATATCGTGAGAAAGCGAGAGAGGTGCCAAAAAGAAGGACTCCCTTTTTGCGACCACAAACAAGTTCAAAGTTAAATGTCGTGGTCAAGGGAGTCCAGAATTATTTTTTCCATGTGTAAAGAGTACATTCAGATTTTCCGTCATAGAAACCTTCATGCTCAGTGATTTTGTCAGCAGGTATTGGTGCTTTGATAGAGAGAAATACAGAGTAAGAATCAACAAACTTGTTTGACTTGCCAAATAGTCTTCCAGATTTTGTATGAGCATCACTTATAGTAGCAACCAAACCGATATCTTTAAGAATGTTTATAGCTCTTTGATGAAGTTGTTTGTCTGTTCTGTCAAGAACTTTTATAACTAATTCAGGAGGATCGTCATCATCAAAGCAGATGAAGAAGTCTTCACCTGATAGCACTGGTTCTTTATAGATTTTTCCGTCTGTTGCTTGAACGTAAGTTGCTACTAAACTCATTTTTTTCCTTTTAAAAAAAGAATCCCATAATATCTTTAGGTGTTGTTTTTGTTGTCAAGATTTTTTCTATATCGATGACATTAGATGGTTTATATCTAATGTTCATTTTTTCAAGATATTGACGAATAGCATCCATACGGAGCTTTTTCATATGACCACTTTGCGTCAATTTTATCTCTTTAGTTATTTGAACTTCAAGATTATCAAGCAATCCTTTTTGTTTTGCTTGTGTGTAATGCCTACACAATCTTCTAAAGCCAAAGCCCTTACATGAACATGAATCATGAGTGATTTTGTATGTATGACCTGAGCCAGATATACATTCAACGTACCCTGATTTAAGGGTAAAGATATCGGGTCCTTCTATTTTAACACCCATATTCTACCACGATTTCTCCAGTAGAGAAGATATTAATAAGAATCGGGATATCTTCAAAAAGAAGAACGACGCAAGTTCCATTGTCAGAGTAATCAACGTTTGTAACTTTTCTGTTTATTACTTTTTCCAGTATTTCAATCCCATATTCTATCACTATTTTCTTTGAAGAAAAGATACTCATAGGGTCAAGCTCTTCTTCGAAGAAAAGAACGATGCAAGTGTTTTCGTCGGAAAAGTCGAATTTTACGAGTTTTTTCCCGACAGCTTTTTTCAAAGCTTCTATTGTTTTGGGATTTGCCATGTACTCTCCTTTTGTTGTTACAAACTATATCGAGAGTTTTTTGATAGGTTGCCATTAAAGAAGTTGATGTGTTCCCTCATACGGAACTATTTCTGAAGTTTCAGGTGTCGTCTTCAAGTCTCCAACTATTGTTTTAAGCAATTCCAGATTTCTTTTTAATGCTTCATGATCTAAATAGGGAAGACATTCATCATTTGCTACAATCCATTCAAGATCACTTATTGTGCACTTCAAGGGAAGTGTAAACTTTTCTAACTCATGGTCAGCTTTTCTTTTTTGAAAGACTGTACCTTTAAACTTTACTGGCATACTATCTCCTAATCATCATTATGACCTTCATACCAATCATCATCATGCCAAATAGATTCATGTTCATCGAGCATTTGCTCTAACCATGATTTTTGTATCCTGGTAATCTTATGGTGTTTGTTTTTATGTTTGCTCGAGGGCCTTCGAGCTGATCCACGTTTTGGCTTTGGTGGTACCTTTGCGGATTCTAACATGGCTTCAAATGCATCCACGATCTTCAACCTTTGTTACAATGTTAAGCCATTCAGCAACACAACGTACTGGTTCTTCACGTGATTCAACTTTAACATAGACTGCATTGTTGTCAGGTGCACCATACTCAACAACTTCACCTTGACCTTGAAATTGCTTTAAAAAGCCTGATGAACAATCTACAAGATCACCAACCCGAAGCCCATAATACCGGTTGCGTTCTTCGTTGTCCCATGGTTTAGTCATCTCTAAATGCCTCTTCATTAGGATCTATTTCTTCATCAACAAATTTGTCTAACGTCTCTCGTAATTCTTCTTCAGGTACATCCCAAACTAGACCTTTGATAGACTTAAGATAGTCAAAAAGATCATCAGACATAGTTACCTCCTTATAATAAGAAAGAGATATCGTCAAAAAAAAATCTTATGCCAAACAAAAAGAGCCTGCATTTAGCAGGCCCCTTCAGGAGATAACTATGGACAGAATCATTCTTCGATAATGAAGCCTGCGCTTTTTAGAATTGCAGCACATTTTTTCACAATGCTTTTCTTATTCTTCCGGTCCATTTCTTTAAGATTTGGATCAGCATGAATGCAAAGTGCAAAGGTGATATCAAGTATTTCGCCAGCAGTAAGTTTTCCGAATTCTTCGATTGTGCTACCGGGTTCAGAAGTTTTGAGTGCTTCGATCTTCTGGAGATGCTCATTTTTAGCAGTCGTTTTGATAGAAGCTTTTTCCTGTTTCTGAGTTTTTTCTCCATTACGACGTTTACTTCCTTCAACAGCCTTTTCGATCAAGGGAACTTTTGTTACAGAGATTTCTGTTCCTTTATTGAGGCCCATGACTTCATATCGACAAACCCGCATTTTCTGGTTGTTATAGTCATTAGGAACTGCAACAACATCCCTCGGATTGACTTTGACTTCAATCAAAGTGCCGTAATTGCCACGAGCATAACTGAATGCAGCCACATGCAGACCTGATGAACAAGTTTCATTCCGGTTTGGATTTACCTTTTCTCTGGGCATAGTAACAACTGCACCAACATTATTGCAGAAAGTACCTGTGTGTGCATCGACCAGATCACCGTTTCCATTTTTCTTTACGCCCTTATAACCAAGAAAGCAACCATCATGAGTGATGGGCATCTTATTTGCTTCCAAGAAGAGAAACAAGTGCTCTCTGCTTTCTTTACTGGGATTCTCCTGCACATTGCGCCAGAAATTCAGAAGTGGAAGATGTGGTAAACCCTGTTTGCAGAAAGCAACAATACGATCGGTGATTGTATCATGTACTTCAACACCGTCGATAATGACAAGACCAGAATCTTTGTCAACTTTGATTGTGCCCTGGGAGTATTCTTCGATTTTCGCCCCAACATCCAACTGTACTTTGAGTTCATCATCAGATGCACCAGCTAAGAGCATAGCCATGACTTTGTCGTATTTTTCTGTGCCCTTTTCAAGGGTAATGGGACGACAGCCTGAAAGAGAAACTACCAGATAATTTCCGGTAGACAACCAATTTGCCATAATGTTCTCTCCTGTTGAGGTACTAAAATTATATCGTTTGTTTATTTACTTTTTGCCAACTGTACAAAACTTAAGACTACCAGCAATGCACCGATAGGTAACAACCTTTTCAAGGATTTCGTATTCGCATTTGTCTAAGTCATAGAGTTTTTTGAAAGTTTCAATTGCTGTCCATTCATCTTTTGCTGTAAGCGTGCAGCATTCTTTTTTCATTTTAAGAATGTAAGTGTGCCAGTCAGCTGCAAACTTATTTAAAGCAGGAATACCGCCTACACCAAGAGAAAGACCTTGTGTATAATAACCATCTTTCTTAATTTGTTCGATTTTTCGTTTTGTATCGGCGTTCATGTTTTCTCCTTGTTAGTTATTATATCACATGCTTCAGTCGAAACTACCAAAAAGATTGAGAGAGCCTTTCAAGTAAAAAACAAACGGGATCCATAATTTCCTATGGATCCCAATTTTAAGTGTGCTCTAACCTAACGAGACTGATTCAGATTATATCAGTTTTTTATTAGCTATAAGGTCAGTTTCCATGAGTTCAATGTACTTTGCCATTGCAGTAACTGTACTTGAATTAGACATTTCATAATTGTTTGCTATACTGAGAAGAGGAAACATCTTGTAAAGTTCTTTGATGTCAGCATTCAAATTTGAAAGTTGACTTACACCAGAGTATTTGTCAATGAGGTTTGAAGGTAAAGAAACTGGTGCTGCAGGAACTGAATTCAAGACGTTTACCATGTCGCTGAATTTTTTTGATTTGAAAGGAATGTTCAAGAGCCATTTTCTTTCGCTCAAAATGCTGTGTATCTTTGCACCATCAATCATCTTTGTTATAATTGCTGGAGTCAATGCATCCAGTTTATCTTTGATGCTTCCGAAAAAGTTCACAAGTTTCGCACCACGATTTTTGTTTGCATAGATAATTCTAAAGTCTGGGAGTAAACCAGCTTTTACTGCATAACGATACATATTCATTTCTTCTGTGTTAGTATCAGGAAGAACGAGAATGTCATCAACAAAGCAAACTGCTGTATTTTCAGGTTTAAGTGGCGAACCACTTTCTGTTGTAACTTGAGTGTCAGTTACTTTAACATATACGTACGAACCAGGTCTTGATTGACCAGAACGTTTTGTATACTGTTGATCACTGATTGTCTGTACATAGACTTTCAAAGTGTCAGTTGGTCGTGTAAAAGGAACTTTGGGTGTTGCACCAGATGCATCTTTCACGATTTTCATTTTATCAACTGACGAATAAAGCGAATATGCAATCCCAAGTTTTCCAAGCAATTCAACATCATGTAAGTATCTTCTCATTGATTTTGCAAGACCACGTTTCTCTTTGTAAGCGAGTTCACTGTATCTTAAGAACTTCGGGTCTGTAGGACGTATTGCAATGTATTCTTCATGTTTTGAAAAGATTGTTGCATCTTTCAAAGGAATGTATGATGATGTTTGATCGAACAAGAATATAGGAGTTGTTGTAAGTTTTTTACTAACATCTGTTGTTCTTGTTCTTGAAACTTTACCACGATCAATCTCAACATTGAAGAATTGAAGTGTTTGAAAATGTTCGTCAAGTCTCAATTTCAATGACCGTTCATCAAACTTTGAAATTGTACTAAAGAAAGGATCATTGGAAGTTAGTTGCTGTTTGATGATTTTGAACCAGATATTTGAATCACGGTAATGATTGAAGATAGCAGCATCGATCCATGACTGGTTTTGTTTGTAAAGTGCTTCATAATTCGATTTGCAAAGATTAACAAGTTCAACGAAACGTTTGTTGATTGCAGTTTTGGTTTTGTCATCGTACTGGAGAGTTTCTCTGTTTGCAGAAATTGTAAGTTCTCCAACGTTGAACTTGAAAATGATTAAAAAATCACTAACATAGTAATTTGCAAAGTTCATTGCACTCGTACTAATAGGATAGTAAATACCATCAAGCAAAAGTCCATAACCTGAGTTGAGAAGATCCTGTTCAATGATTAAGAAGTTTTCATCATCAAGAACTGGTTTAAGAACGATAGTATCGAACTTACGAGAGAAGTTTTTGTAGATGGGTCTCATTGGCCAGAAAGCAGTAGCTTTATAAACTTCACGTTCAAATTCTCTACGATCCTGTTCTTTGATCGGTATGATGATTGTTGTACCAGAATTCTCTGTTGATTCAGCAGAATCAATGCAGTAGATTTTTCCTTTACGACCCTCTTCGATTGCAGCAACATAAGTATATTTGATTCCTGCAACGATTGTTTCGATTGTGAAGTTGTCAGCATAACTGAAAGGTGTTTTTGCACCAAGACCAAAACCACCAGTGTAAGTGTCAGATTCACGTTTTGTGCTTGAGCCGTAGTTAACGAAAACGTCAGCCATACGTTCTGGTGAGATACCAGGGCCAAAGTCCTTGAAAGAGATTGTCATGTCACTGGCAGACAAAGCAGAATGATTGATTGCGATCTCGATAGGTACGTTGTTTTCTGATTCGCGGTTTGCATCCCTTGAATTTGATGCGATCTCTCTGCAAATTGCACCAATTGGATTTGAGTAAAGTTTAGAACGAAGTATTTCCAAAACCAGACCCATATCAGCATCTTTGATACCGAAACTGAATTCTTTAAAACTTTGGGATGTTGAAACTGTTGTTGGTTTGTTTTCAATAATCATTTTCTCTCTCCTTATTAGTTAGTGTTCCTTTTCCTTACACTAACTATATCGCGAGTTATCGCGGTTTTGCCATTATATTGTATCTACTTTTAGAGGCATTATATCAATTTCAATTTCATCAAGATCAACAATTGAGTCACATTCATCCCATGAAAGAGGCCCCTTAGGAAGTTGATCTCTTTCCTGAGCTTCTTCGACTAAAGACAAGAAAAAACTTTTGTTGCAAAAATCAGATGCACGAACTTTCATAGTGCCTCATTTCTTCTTTTAGTTGCTTTCTTTTCACGATACTTTTTTATGTTACGTTTATCACCTGCATCCAAAGTGTAACCTTGGGGCAAACTAGAAAGCGATTTTGGAACATTTTTTAATTTCATAATATTTTTATATCGTGATAAATCCGATCATTGCCATTCTTTTATTTTTATACTAAAACAGAAAGAGCTCTCGGCATTTTTACCAAGAGCTCTTCTTTATCAAGGAGAGAGAGTTTTCAAGATTGAGGTTTGTCAGGTTTTGTCGCTTTTTGCATGTCCATAAACATTGCCAAAGGGAAAAGCAAAAGTTTGATAGAAACAATTGCTCCAATATAAAGTCCTGTTATTACAATGACACCAATAGCATTTTCGAAAGTTCCTGATGAATATGCTGTTGGTTGTTTCCAAAAGTTATCAAAAAGCGAAACACCATTGATTACAACTGGACGAGTACTAATAATAAAAAACAAAGGCAAGATAGAAAATATCAGAATTCTTTTGACTGTCTTGAGAAAGGGAAGAGCATTGCAAATCAATTTCTCAATTAGACCAAAAATAAAGATGAACACAATCACAAAAAAACTAACCAATATTAACGCCATAAAAACCTCCTTGATAATTTCGATATCGAGAGATAGTAGAGAACTGCCAGGAGCATTTTAGCTCCTGTGAGGACTATATCGAGAGATTAGTTGTTTCAGCCACCTTTTTTTGTCTTCTTTTTTGTTGTGCTATTCTCATGTTTTTGATTTGCTCTGGCGTTCTTTTTTGACCATAAACATTGCTTAAAATCCCTTTTCTTCCATAACTTGAATTGTTTTTGCCAGATCTTTCTTTGCTATACAAATCTTTTAATTGTTTTGCTTTTTCTTCTCCATAAAACTCTTCATAAGTCTTTCCTTTTCTTGAAGATTCTCTTCCTGTTATATCACCAAAATTGCGATTACCTAACATTGCTTGACTATGTTGTTTTCGAAGTTTGTCACCTTTTTCTTTCCCGTAGATTTGTTCGTAAGTCTTGTTTTTACGTTTTTCACTGATTAACTTTTTTGTAGATTCTAAGACAATCTTTCCTTTTTGTGACAAACTCATTTTTTGCTTTGTTTTTTCAGAATGTTTCCTACCAGAGAAAGTATCTCCTCCATCACCCCCAGGTGTCAAATTTGTTAAAGGTCCTACAAGTCCATTTTGTACTTTTCTTCGGCCTATGTTCTTTATCAAGTCTATTTCTAGATCATTTGCTTCTTTAAGGAAAAGATTTTCTTTTACTTTGATAATTATTGGTGTTAAACCTAAACTTACAATCTTTTGAATTTTCTTTGATTTCATAGTTCCATCAAGATAAACCAAATGATCTAAGAATCTTTTGTTTCTTCCTCTTCCAACATAAAAAGGCTCGTAATCAAATTCATACTTGTCATACTTGTATTTTTTGTTTTTTCTTGGATCAAAGTAGATGTATACATAAAAGTTGTTCTTTAACACAAAAATCTCCTTGAAGGAGATTTATATCTTACAAAGATTTTCTTATCAATTATTTTGCTATTTCAATGATTGCATTCCATGCATTTTCTTTTAAATAAGAAGCACCAAGAACTGAATTTGCAAGCCTTGTTTCTGCATCAGCAGAACGGTAATGATCAATCCATTCGACGTAACCATTGTACAAGTCGTAAGCAGTTCCCTTACCAGTGCCCATACCTGCTTCATAGCATTCTTTAACTTTGTTGATAAGATTTTCCTGCCGTGTCCCGCCTTTTTCACTGAAGCATTCTTTTATGAAAGCATCAACCATCTGAGCATCAAGTACCTTCTGTGCAAGAATTCTGCATTGATCTTCGAACTTCTTAAAGTATTCCATACCAGCAGCCAGAATTCTGAGAGCTTCACCTGCTTTGATTTCACCATTTTTTGTATGGTGAACTTTGCATTTGTTATCTTTTGCCCAGCCCCATAAGCCATTTTTGCAAATTTGACGCCATGTAGTGAACTGTGCAGTAAAGGGATATGAACCATCGAAAGTATTAACAAGTTGGATTTTACGAAAGACTTCATCGCCTTTTCTGATTTCAATTGCTCCATTGACTGTAGCTTCAAGGATAACTTTCCGACCACCATCAATGACATAAGCACCTGTGTATCGTGCATTGTGCTGTGCACATACTGTGTCAAACCAACTGTAAGCAAATGAAGGTTGAAGTGGTGTATAACGATCACCTACAACACCGACGATTGCATGATTATCAGAACGAACTACAGCCTTCTGATCAGGGATAATGATACCACCAGGAATTGATCCTGTTGATTTTGTTGTCATGTCAACGAGTTCAGCAGTCCAATTTGACTGTGATTTGTCGAGCGCTTCTTCAGCTGTTTTAACTCCACCCAAATCGTAATAAATTGCTTTCATCTCAACTCCTTAGAAAGGTTGTATTGTTTTGATATGAACAATATCGTGAGATTCTCGTTATACAGCCAAATAATCACAAACATTTGCAGAAAAAACGCTCACCGAACTCATTGACAAAATAAACATTTTCTTCTCCACGATTAGTTTCTGAAATTGCTCCTATTCTCAGACGAGCTTCCATTTCCTTAATACTTAGTTCTGTACATTTTTCGCTTTCTTCTAATCTATATTCGATAAGCTGTTTCTCAATCAATCTTTTCGGCAAGATTTCATCCTTAATATGCTTTGCTGCATTATTCTCAAGAAATGTAATATCTGTATTGATATCAGATTGCATTTTCAAAAGCGTTTCTTTATTTGCATTACAAACAAAGTTAAATATCGCTTCTCCTATTATTAGCTTTGACTTATCAATATTGAACATCTCTACACTCCTAACTTATGTTACACATTGTTTTAACAATAAGCTATATCGTGAGAAGATTGTTGGGTGCCAAACTTATTTATGATTGTGAAGCAACAGCTTCAAGAAGTCCAATTGGGTTTTTTGCTTTTAAGATTGATTCAACACTTACACGTAAATGTCTAGCAACTTGATGAACTGTACCGCCTTGCCAGCCAAGTAAGTAACAAAGTCTCTCTGTATTAGTCAGTTCGGGCCGTTTAAGCCTTTCAATGTTTGATTTAGGTAGTTCATTTGGTAATTTCACGAAGGGTGTATGATACCACTCAAAATCACACGAGTGATTTTCGCAAAGTACTCTGCCTGTTTCATAATGCTTTACTGCACTATTGCATATAGGACAAACTTTTGGAGGCTCTCTCAAGCCTACACCAAAGTTTTTATAAGCAGCTTTGCGAAGTTCTTTTATTGTTAGAGGAATCAGCCCATCTCTTTTGCAAAGAGAAACATAGTTCTCATAGTTACCAGGAGATTGAACATATTCGATGCTTGCTTCTACAGAACGATCAATTTCTTCTCTAGAACTCATAGATCTCTCCTATGCAAAATACTTCATTTGAATACCAGCTTCAAAAATCATTGGTGTGTAACAATTGATTTGTACAGGTTTGTTATCTGTAATTTTAGCGTCAAACTTGTAGCATTTACTGTATTCACACCATAAACAAAAACGACATTCTTCTATTTTTTCTTTTTGTTGTACCATTTATCGTCCATTATGTCTTTTAAAAGTTTTGTTTGTTCGTAAGTAAGTCAAATACTCCTGAGCATTTTCAAGAGGAAGTGAATGTGTACCTTGATAACTGATGTATCTAATTTCAACTTTGTTGCGTTTCGAAGTTGCATTTGAACCAAACAATTGAGAAGTTTCTTTTCCTCTATCTGGATCTGAAGCTTCAGCTATTTTAAGCCAATTATTTATTTCATCAGCAACTTCCATTGCTGTCATATCTTTTACTTCTTTCGTTTCTCGTCCTTTTTTAACATAACCTGTAACTACAGGCTTTGCTTCTGCCGTTTTATCTTCAAGCAAATTGTTTTCACTTACAGGTAGTAATTTTTGAAGTAATGAAGAATCAGCAGTAATGCCATGTTGACTTTGAAGAAAGACACCAAGTTGACAAGCAGCTTGAGTTTGCATCGATCCAAGTTCTTCTTCAGCTTGCTGAACTACAAAATCGTCGTTACTTGCAAAATGCGATTTGATTGTGTCAGATTGTGCAAGAAGTTCTTGCAACTTCTTTTTCCCAGCATTTCCTGATTGAAGAGCTTCATAAATGTCTTTATGAAGATCAGCAATACGGTCAGCAAGTTCTTTACGGCTTTCACCTAAACGTTCTTTCATTCTTCTATGAACTGTTTTAGGTTTTTCAACAGTTTCTGTTGTTAATTGACCATCAATACCTCGGTAACGTTCAAGCGTACAGGGAACTTCGCCATTGTACATAAGAGCACGTGTCATCTGTTCGAAAGTCAGAGCGACTCTTGCGACAATCTTATCATCAGGGTCTTTAAGAGTAAGGGATACAAAATGATGTTGAGGTACCATTGCACCATTCAACCATTGACCACTTGATGAACACATTGTCATGCAAATTGAACTTGTATTTTTTTCTTCATCATGTCTCATATTTCTCTCCTTAAAAGATTTTCAGTCTAAGACGCCAAAACTTCTTGCATAAGCATTTACAGAATCAGATTGAAGTGCTGTCATTGAAATCGTTATTGTAGTTTCATTATAGATTCGAGCACTGAGTTTGTCAATGTGTGTTTTACAGAATTCATGAAAAGCAGCAACAACAGTTTTACTGCGGAATTGATAAGTTTTTTGCACTCTTTCGCTTGCTTCACATCTATAACCGAACTCCATAGCTATAGAAGTAGCTTGTTCGATTTCTTCTTCTGTTGCTTCAACTTCAACTTTGTTGGGAGCAATGAAAGTTGCTGTTAGATCGAGAGCATTGTGAAAAGCTTGCGCATTAGGTTGATTAAAAAAATCGTATGTTTTTTTCATAGCGTTCTCTCTCTTATATTGGGTTAAGAATACCTTGTTCATGAAGTGTTGCGATCTCTTCTTGAAGAGCCATCATGTCTAATATTTCATCAGCAATTTGCATGAGTTCTTCAGTTTCTTGAGCATTTGTTTCTGTTGAATCACACATATTTTCTCCTTTTGATAAGAGCTATATCGTGAGAATTTCAACTTTTGCCAATTACCGACCACATATTTTTTTGATTTGTTCTTCAGGAATCCATATCCCTTGATGACATTCAATTTGCCCATTACATTTGAAAAGCATTTCCCCTGAGCCTTTCATTTTTTCAGCACCAGATTCATCAAGAATGATCCTTGAATCTTGTTTGCTCTCTACTCTGAAAGCAACTCTTGCAGGCATATTAGCTTTGATTAGACCAGTCATGATTTCAACAACCGGTCTCTGTGTTGCCATTATAATATGGATACCAGCAGCTCTTGCTAATTGAGCAAGACGTGTTATTTTATCACTAATTGATTTGTCACCTGTCATCATCAAATCAGCAAGTTCATCAATCACAAGAACTATATAAGGAAGTTTAATTTTTGCTTGTTTGTTGTAATCAGTAATTGATTTTACATCTGCCTTCTCAAGTTCCAAGTACCGTGTTTCCATTTCGTCAATTAAGCTTGAGAGCAACCCGTCGATTTGCTCTGGCCTTGTAGCAATTGGTGCATATAAATTAGGAATAGAACGATACAATGCAAATTCAACTCTTTTAGGATCAATTAAAGCAAGTTTGCATTGCTCAGGTCCTAATTTAGAAAGGAGTGAAAGAATAGCTACATTCAAGAAAACAGATTTACCTGAACCAGTAGTTCCTGCAACTAACAGATGTGGCATCTTTGTAAGATCAATAACTTTTGTTGAACTTATGACAACAGGAAGTTTTTCATCACCAATGTGTTTGAATGCTTCAATGTCAGAAAAATCAAGTGCAATTGACTCGACTTTCTTTGGAAGTTCCTTTTTCTTTATTGTTGGTGTTGCACGAATTGAATTCAAATATTGACATACTTGAAAGTCAAATTTCCTGATTGTTTCGATTTCTTTTTCAAATCTCGATAACTTGTCAGCAACTAACATAAAGTCAGTTTTTTTGATTTCTTTGATTGTTTCTTCAACAAAGTTGTATTTCAATTTTCCTTGCATCTCTATAATGGAATCAGAATCAGATTGACTCCCTATAAGGCGACGTAACTCACCACAGATAATTTTATCAGTTTTCAACATCGCTTGTATTTGTTTAATTTTATCCATATAATCCTCCTGTAACTAGCGATATCGTGAGTCTCGACCTGTTTGCCAATTATAGTTTTATTGTATTACCGCTTTTTGTCCAGCTTCTCAATTCCCAGAGTGAACAGTTTTTTAGATACTTCCAGCCCATATATCGACCTGTGTCAGTATAAAATCTTACTGTTGCATATTTTGTCATAACTTCTCCTTGTTTTGTTCTACAAACTATATCGCGAGTTTTTCGAGTTTTTGCCATATACTCCTTATTATAGCTACTCGAAAAATTTGTTTTTCTTTTGTACTGTTTTATATGAATGATCTGGTTTGATTTTTTCTTCTTTTTGTATTACAAGTTTTACTTCTTCTTGATCAGGTATTAACGGTTCAATTACAAAAACAGAAGTCTGTATTGATAATAAATATCGGAATCTTTCAAGATTAGCTTTTCTCATACCCGTGCCGATTATAGCTATTTTTTTCATAGGTTTTCCAAGTTTACTTTTGCAATAAGGTTTTAATAAAATTCAGAGACTTTAAAGCTTATATCACGAGTTTATGCGCTACCACCACATGAATCACAGAATAAGGCTAGCCAACATGTGTGAATTTATCGAGTGTGCAGAAGTGAATTAATCAAAAACAGTTGATTTAATCTACTCCCGCCCTGTAAGGCCACTGTTAAGCACCTCGGAACGGAGTCGAACTAAGTTCGGCATCTCAATTAAATCTTTTAAATCGTTATTTTTTCTTTGTTTTTAAGGTATCAATTTTACTTGATTTTACAGTGTCAATCTTGACAACTGCAGTCGTGTCTTTCAAAGAATAAATAAACTTCGTTGTGTCATGTTTGATAGCAAGAACTGTGTCACAAATTACAACTTTTGTAGTATCAGCTGTGATAACAGTCTTTACTTCGCTTTTTAAAGCTTTTGTCTTTTGAACTGTTTGTGCAGTAGAAAATAAAGATACACAAATGATTGTTAATAAAACTTTGATCATATCTCACCTGTTTGTTAGAAAGATCTGACATACTGATAAAGAAACTGTAACAAGTCTCTTTATCAATTTTTAAAAAAGTTATTATGCGCCGAAGTATTTTGCAATCAGGTCGTTAAGTTCATCCTGAGTTGTGATTTTTCCGAGCATTCTGGTTTTACCAAGATGATTTTTCTTTGCATCTTCTTCAGTAACAGGCTTGAATGCTTTGAAACCAGTAACTTTATGTGTAAGACCGACACTTGATCCCCGCATCCACATACGTTTTTCACCTTGTGTTGCAGTAACAACATACTTCGTTTCTTTTACTTCGACACCCTTAGGTGCTTTAACTTTCAAAGGAACTTTCTTTTCACGAGACTTTTTTTCAACTTTGGGCTCTGCAGTTTTCTTTGTAGCTTTTTTGACTTCAGCTTTTACTGCAGTTTTAACTTCAGGTTTTTTTGTTTCAACCTTTTTTGCTTCAGTCTTTTTGACTTCTGGTTTTGCTACAGTTTTTTTCTCTGTTTTTTTGACTTCAGTCTTCTTGACTCCAGACTTTTTCACTTCAGCCTCTTTGACTTCAGGCTTTACTGCGGCTGTGTTTTTAGCCATTTCATCTGCTCCTTTTTCTGCCTGATCTGGCAGAGAGTTTGTGACTTCACTCATAGTAACTCCTCAAGTAGGTTGTTAAACTAGCATCTACAGAACTAAATTTATATCGCGCACAGACAAAATGATCATTAAAATGAAGATTTTTTTGCAGACACTCCACTTGTAAACAAGCGAGCTTTCTCGATTTCTTCACGTGAAATTATTGGAGTATCTTTAGCAGGTACAGATTCTGATTCAACTAAACCAAGTTTTTCAGCGACTTTCTGTATAAGAAGGAGAGCATTTTCGAAGCGTTCAATAGAAACAAGTGCATCAGCATCGTTTTTATGAGCAAAACGGTTAGCTGTTACTACAGCACGTAATTTCTCTGTATCGATTAACATGTTACTTCTTTCTTTCAGGAAGGTTTAAATTTTCGATTTCTTCTAGTGCTTCGTTTGTAAGAGTTTGTAATGCTTGCCAGTTCTGACGAATTGTTGCTTTATCTTTGCCACCCATTAAAATCATTACTGGATTTCCTGCATCTCTTTCAATAAGGAGATCTACTCGTGCACCATCACTAGATAGCTGCATTTTTTTTGTCATGATTATTCTCCCTTAAGATTTTGTTCCTCAGTATCAGTATGTTGATTATTTAAAAGATCCTCATTACCTCTATGAGGACAACCTCTGCACTTTTTATCTTGGCATGGTTGTTTGCAGAAAACAACGCGCTCCAAAATATTAGTAGCAAATAAAGCGCAACGATATTCTTTTATCCAACGACGTTTCCGTTTCATATTAGATATATCGTTATGTTCTGAGCGATTGCCAATTTTTCAAACTCTTTTGCATTCCCAAGCTTTGAAATGCTCAGTCTCAGGATTTTGACCTTTGACAATGAAAGTAGGTTTTGACATGATTTCTTTTAAAGCATCGAGAATGTCATCGTGTTGTTTTCTTCCTCGTTTTGAAGTGTAAGGTCCATAACCACCACTACCCCATTCAGAAAAAGGAAAAGTCGAAATAGAATTTGTTTGTTCAAGTTCAGTTGCTGCAGCTTCAAGTTGATAAGCATCAGGCGATGTATATTCTGTAGTTCCAGGTTGCAATCTTGCATACTTTGCAAGAAAGTTTCTGATTTTTAGACTTAATTTATTTGACATGTGGAACTCCTAAAGTTTTGCATTGTTTTGGGAAATAAACAGTTAGACCGCAATCAGAACCAAGAAAGAAAACATGTGTTACACAAACTGCACCTTCAGGTATTTCTACTATTTCGTTTTCAGGTCTTTTCCAGGGAGCAAAATCAGGGACATTAAGCATATTTCCATTATCAAGACGAACAAATTTATAGTATGTTTTGCTTCCACCTGACCAGTTTGCATTGTCTCCTGTATCAATTTCAGAAACGTACTGTAATGAAAACTTTCTTCCATTATAGTCAGGATATGCATATTTAGCAATTTTAACGATTGTCGGATGTGTTTTTGTAGTTATTTTCATAATAAACACATATCGTTATATTTTTTTTAATTGCCAATTATTTTTCTAAAGAGTCTTTGATCCAACTAACTTCTTCAGAAGTAAGTTTTTGCAAAAGTTTGTTTGTTAGACGTTTTTTTGTATCGCTTTCAATTGCTTTTTTGAGCTGACTCCAAGCAGCATCAATACATTCACGAGCAGTATCTTTTTGCGTTTGAAAAAGAGGTTTGCTCCAGTCAAAAGTACCATATCTGTCTACAACAGCATAAGCAATACAATGAGCACCTACCATAAGCATATTTGCATGTATTTGATAGCGTTTACTATCTATCATAATGTCATTAGGAAACAATGACTCTACAGTCTTTTTAAATTCTTGTTCTCTATCGCTCATAAAAAAGTCGTTATTGTTAAAATCCAAATAATATGTAATAGATTGTCAGTAAGAATAATTGACCAGGGTGCACAAGGCCCTGTAGCAAATTTTTCACTACCCTTTATTTTCATTAACCACAACACAAAGTTTGTTCTATCTTGTATAAAATGTTGAATAGCAATTAAAACAAGTGCAAGCCATGAAAGATGACAAAACAAAAAAGGAATCATATAACATAACACATGTACTAAACAAATAAGAGAATTCTTTTTCTTGTTTAATGCCATCCAATCATTTTGCAAAAGATAATCGCCAATAAAATGTGATAAAATCAACATGTCTTATTCTCAATCTTCAAAAACCTGTTTTCTGACTCGGACCAAGCTTCATCAAAGCTTGGATAACGATTTTGCTCTTTTTTTGTTTTTTCGACAAGTTCGTCAAGACTTATCGAACTTGCTTCAATTTGATCATGAAAATAAGCAAGCTCTTCATCTTTTCTTGTTATTTCATTTTTTAAAACATTGACAGAATTTTTGAGTTTATTAATTTCATCAACATACTCGTCATCAACATTTATGTTATCTTTTTCTTTTAACGCGACTACAAAATCAAGAAGATCTTCGACAAAATTGTTTCCGCGCGCAAATTCAAGTAATTTGAAATGTGTTTCTGAGTCAAAACGCTTGCAATGAATAAGTTCACTAAGCTCCATGATTTCTCTCCTTTATGTGGACATTTTTTAATTAGGAGATTTTATATTATTGAGCTTGAAGTGTGATAAAACTTGTGAATTATTTCACCAATTTGCACTACCTTCATTATCAAGTCTCGAAGCATAAGCTGGATCAGAACGAAGAAATGTTAGAAGTTGTTTCCCGTATTCATTTAAGTTTTTTCTCATTGCTTTTAAACAACGTTTGCATGTTACTTGGTTTTTGTCTTGAGTATAATTTTCAAAAGAAGTAAGACCACATGATGTTCCCCAGTCACTTGGTTCATTACTCTCAGGATATGTGTTTTCATACCCATAATGTATCACTTTAGATTTTGTCATAAATAAATCTTGCTTTGTTATGTTTTTGTTGTCTTTCAAGAGCTAAGCGATTAAAATCAAAAGTCATATAGCTTTTTTCATTTGGTTTAGTTGGTACCCACTCAGCAACATAACCTTTTTCATAACACTCTTTGGTACCAGGCCAAAATCCATCCCAAACATCACCGTCAGCTTCATCAGAAGTACAATCACAAGACAAACGTTGTCCGCCACAGAGAAGACACCGAGCAACATCGCAGCCTTCTCTGTGTTTTTCACCTGGCATAACTCCACAATCATGACAAGAATTGTCAGACTTTGGTTGACGTTCAGCTAGCAAACTATCAAGTAACTCTTTAGATGGATTGTCTACTACTCTCCACGGCATTTTTTGTTTTACTTTCTTTCATTCAACTATCATATTAGATTTTGATATGAATCAGTCTCGCCTATCTTGTGCAAACTCGTTTATTATTCATATAGTTCTATATTAAGATAGATCGCTTTTTTCCTGTTGTTTTTTTAACCAAATTATTTTTGAATTTTTAGGACAGTCTTTTTCTTCTTGTTTTTTACATTTTTGTTGTGGTGGATTTCTTAATGCTATAACTTCTGCATTAGTAAGTTCAATGTAAGTGTTAGCATTAGATCCAACATATCCAGTATAGCCTGTGTGACCTGAATAACCAGAATACTCAAATCCTGTTGACCCAACAATTCCTGTGAATTCGCCACCATTAGCCATACTTCTTAGTGATGCAACAGGTGCAGTAGACATCCAAGTGACGTCAGAATTTTTGTCCATGATAACACTAGAAATAACAGGAACATTTATAAAAACAGAATCAAGATTAGGATCAATAAAAGAAGCTCTAAAAACCCATGTTCCATTGTTACTAACAAACACATTATTATAAGTGCAAATTCTATAATCATCAAGAGACATAATAATGCTACCTGTTTCAGCATTATTATGTAAAATGACAAAACTGTTTAAAAACGAAGAAATTTTAGTATTTCTGATTTGTCTTGCAAACATGTTCCAAGCAACAGAAATATCGTTCAAGTGAGGATTTGATGATAAAACAAGTTTTAAAACTTCAAAAAAATGAGCTTTATATAGTTTTGAATTAAACATAAATTAACGTGAAAGTCTACTTAGAATTATTCCTGAAAAAATATTTGATAAAGACAATAATAACATATTTGTATGTGTTTTTGTCCATTGACGCTCGATTTTATATTCTGTATTTTTAAGTCTTAACTTCTCAGTAGAATTTGCATCAATAAATGTAAAAGTAGTTGTGAGACAACCAAACAAAACTTGACTTATACCAATGACTCTATATTTTTCTTTTAATCTTGTTAAATACTTTTCGTCTTCAATAAAACTTGTTGATAAAGGATATTTGTTTTTTAGAATTTTATAACTTTCATAAACTGAGTCTCTTAGAGCAATAACTTTGTTTTTATTTTGTTCAACTCTATTCAAAATATTTATTTTTTCTAAAGAATCAGCAGAAGTTATCATTTTTTTTAATGTTTGCAATTCAAACTTCAAAAGTATTTCGTTATTTACACCATTCATCAGAGAATCTTTAGAGTTACTTTCGTCATAAAGATTTTGAGATTGCAAAGAGATAACAATAGATAATACAATAATTAAAAGTTTTAAAAACATAAAACGTCTCCTAAAGAAAAAGTTATTCATATATCGTTTTTAAGAATTGTGATTAAATCATCATACATTATCAATGCTGCATCTTGAGGTGATGCATCTACTAATTTTGACCTATTATCATCAAACCATTGTTGAAATGTAGGCAAGCATGCAATTCTCCCTCGTTTAACGAAACTCATTATTTTTACTGAATTTCGATTAAGGTTGTACATTGGATCTTCTTCAGGATTACGGCAACCACATTCAGTCTTAATTGCTGTTCCCAAGTAATCTTTGACATCATCATCACAAGCACCTTCAGGTACTTGAAGTTCGACAGCATAAATTTTTTTATTGTTTTTCATAACTTTGTTTATGTAGAAAATAATTGTTTAAGAAATGATGTTTGACATGTACTTAATCGTTTTTTGTTAGAATCTGTACCATTACAATGGTACCACCTTTTTCCACCAACTTTAAACCTTTTACACTTACTGCACTCAACACTATTGTCTGTTGTTGGACAATTTTTATATTTTAAAATTTTGTTCTTTGTCGATTGTACTTGGTCAATAACATTCATGGTATCCTTCTTATGTTTGTAATACAAGCATCATCAAAATTTACACGTAAATGATAGCCCATCTCTGCAGCTAGATCGTCAGTTAATCCACAATCCCCAAAACGAGAAACCATGACAATTTTCAAAGTCGTACCTACAGGAATTTTTTTCACAATATGATTACTTTCATAAGGATGTTTCCCGTTCCAGCACTTTAACTCAACTTGTTTAACTGTAGTCACATATGCATGAGTAAGTTGATGATTGACTTTGCTTTTATATAATTCATCAATTATTATTCTCTCGTCATCAGTAAGCTGTCGGACATCAGCTTGATTTTGAATATTCATTCTAAATTCCATCTATGACCACATTGACAAACACCAATGCATTCAGGTTTTTTAACGAGATTTATTTCGACGTTTTCTCCGCTATCTCTACATTTTGGACATATCAAGTTTTTTACAAACCCAAGTTTTTTCTCAAGCCATTCAACATACTCGATATCAGGCTCTCCATCGCCATTTACCCATGAAATTCCTGTTTCTTTTTTAAATTCATCGCGATATGAGTACATTTTATTTCTTCACACCAAAATAAGGAAGACCACCAGGAAGACTCGACCACATCACTCTTGGTAACAAGAAACTTCCAAGATTCAAACCTATTGCTAAAATGCACAACTGTTCCATTACTTTATGATAGCTTGTCCATTGCTCACCAGTTTTTGTAAAACACATATCAAGAAATGTATAACCTCCACCTGCATCAGGCTGATATTGAGAGGGTAGTTCTTCTAGACATTTCTTAACATCTTCACGATGGGATTCAAGACGCTCAGGATGAAATGCGACTTTTGTAGATATTCCTTCAACTTTTATAGCATTTTCAGGCGGTTTTGTTGTGCCGTTTATTTCCTCTTCAGTGAAGAAACAATCAAGAAACATTTCTGTCACTTTTTCTGAAGTTAACATTGTCATTCCTTAGAATCTAAAATTTTCTGGATTTCTCGAAAAACAGCATGATTTCGTTCTTCAAGTTCTTCAAGACTTCCAGGTTCTTCAAATCTATTTAACCAAGTTTTAAAATCAGGACAACCTCCAACACGAAGATGTGATGGATTCAAAGAAACAAGTTGTCTAACAATAGCTTTGCTGTGTGTAACTACAATAACACCTTTTGTATATTCAGAAAGATTTTCTACGAATTTTCTAATTTCGACACCTACTCCTCCTGCATATTTCTCTGACAAGCCAATGTCAGGTTCATCCCAAATAATGTAGTGAGGTGTTGTACGTTCTTTGCACGAACTAATTCCTGTACTTACTGTACAAGAAGTAAGATAACCTGTAGAATTATAAGATTCGTCGCCATAAATCATTGCAGCAGGAATACCTGACGAACATCGTCCCTCTTGAGAAAGATGCATTACTTCATCATTTGTCAATCTAATAACAGCATGATAGACTCTTCTTATAAAAGATTTTCCTGTCGCATTGTCTCCTGTTACAATAACAAGTTTTTCATGACCAGAATCAAATTCGACTTTTATAGGTCCATCATTATCAAAGTATGACAATGAGTTTATCATACTTTGCGTCAAAGTAATCATATTTTTATAGTCAAAATCGTTTTTACTTTTCATAGTGATAGATTATATCGACAAATCTGTTAAAATTACCATAGCAAAAATGGGGTGAGGCCTACTCAGTGCGATTCACTTTTCGGAGTCTCGTCAGACTTTTTTCTCCCACCTTTAGTTTTTACACCAGAACCTTTACAGTTCATGCATTGCTCATTCATATAAGTGACATTGTTTATTAAGTACTTTCTTCCTTTACATTCAGTACAAGGTTGTCGCATAATTACTTTGTCTTGATCTTTTTTATTATTTGCGAATTAAAGTATGCAGGATTACCTGTCACTTCTTCGCCTATCCATTCTGGAATAATTATTTCTTCATCAGGTTTTGAAAGTTCTACTTCTGCTATTACAAGATTTGGAGGATTAATAAAAACGTCTATTTCCCATAATTTGTTTTCAAAATAAGTATAATGACGAATTTTCTCGATATATGCTTTTGTCAGCTTCTTTAAGAAATAACGAGCACAAAATAATGGAAGAGGATACTCAAACTCGGGCGTTCCTTGTGTAGTTGTTTTGCCTTTTATAGTTATATAACTCTGCCCAATATTTGCAAACCATTCGTGTTTGTTATGTGCATTGTTTTTTACTCTAATTCTTGCTGTCTCAATATCGCTTAAAATTAGTTCTCCTTTTTCGTCATGCGAAATATTTTCTAGTATTTCTTTAGAATCTAAACCAATGTCTATTTTATGATAAAAATTTTTATCTGAAATAACTAGACAATTCTCAAATACACTTAAATTCCCAAGCGACTTATCAATATAACCTTGCACAATATAGTGCATGTTACTTTTCGGGAAGTCTCCAGAAACTAAAAATTTTCTTTCAATTTCTGTTCCCATTTAATCACAACTGCTCCCGCAATCACATGATGAACTGTCGCAAGAAGAACTACTGTCATATGAAGAACTACTATCATATGAGCTACTGTCATGAGAACTGTGATCATAGTGAGAGTGTGAATGTGAATCAAAATTACTATGGTGTGTTATTGGTTCTTCACAAATCCTTGGTGCTTCATTGAAACTGTGATGGTGACTTGACAAAGTTGATTTGTGTGAATCAATTTCATGGGGTATTCTCATGCATTCTTCAGAATTAGAAGCAAAAGATTCAACAAAATCTGAAGTATAAATTAAAGAATAGAAATCGAACGATACTGTATCGATTTCTGTGAACTGCGTTGATTTACACCCTGGACAGCATTGTTTTTTGAAAAATGTTTTAAATGATGTCAGCAGTTTGTCTTTTGATACTTTCCCGCATTTTTTGCATCTAAAAGCCATAGTTCTTCCTTCCCTAACGTTCAGGTGTTTTATTGTGTCTTTCTATTAATTGACGACATAGACCACATTGACTAGGTTTTTCACAATAAGCTTCAATAGTAGCAAGTATTACATCTGTAATGAATTCATCAAATAAAGTACATTTCCAACGAGCAGCAAATGAATTCAGATAAGGTACAGGTATTTTTATTGCATAATCACATTCTTTACAATTTCCATTTAAACCAACTGTAATTTCAATTATAGTTTTCATGTGTGCTCTCCAATACTTATTTTATATCATATTGAAAGGAAAAAAATGATTAAAAAAATAATGACAAAACAAAGAAGAGAAGTTGAATACATAATAGATAATTCAATGACATTTTCAAAATCTCCATGGGCTTTAATTTCTATTTGGAGTTCCCAAGAATTAATTACGCCTTTTAATAGAGAAATATTGTCAAAAGCTGGATGTAGTGAAATTTTAAGTGTAAAATTCAGTGATTTGACTTTAGACGAATATAATAAACTTAGTTTTCAAAAAAAATCTATATCATTTTTGTTTAAAGAAGAACAAGCAAAATCTATAATTAATTTTATTAATAAAGTAAATGCTATGGAAATACCAGAACTCTTTATACATTGTGCTGCAGGAATTTCAAGGAGTGGAGCTGTTGGAGTTTGGACTTGTCGTTATCTAAACTTAGATGAAAATGAATTTTTAGAAAACAATAAACACATCTTACCTAATACTTATATTCTTAATGTTTTGAATTCTGCAAGTGGTATTAACGACCAATACATGAAATTCTGGGAAACTGAATTGAATAAAGAAAAACGCGAAAATATGATGTTTAATATATTTTAACTTGTATGATTATAATTTCTCACTTATGTCTTTTAAACTATTGATCATAAAAGAATCAAAAACATTAAAGTATTCTATAAAATCTAAAGGTGTCTTTCCTGGGAATTTATCTAAAAACTCAGTTGACAAGCCACCAAGAATACTCATATTAACAAGTGATTTTTCACCTTTTTTAATTTTTACACTAATCATCTTTAAATTAGCATAATTCTCAATTAACCAGTCGTGAATTTTTGCTTCCTGAATAGCAATTTCTTCTTTGACCATGAAATATGTCTTATTATTGTCTTCTTCTCCAATAATTTCAAACATACTTGTATACAAGTCAGATTTTGTTACTTCATTAATAGCTATAGCTTTTTCGTTTTTTAGTTGATAAACTTTGTTATCCCAAATACAGAAACATGCAGATTTACGATTTGAATGTTTCTTTTGATAATGGATTATACTGCTTTTAATTTTCTTTAATTCAGGAAGAACTTCAGTTACAAATATTTGCTGTTTACGTTTTTTCTCTTCTTCTTCTCTTTTTGCAATATCTTTGTCAACTTGTGCACCAACTTTTTTCTGCATTTTTTTGATTTGCGCTAAATTTAACCTTCCTTATAAAATTTGATTTCCTATTAATTCTTCAAAATAAAGTTTAAGATATCTTAACCCAAGAGTTTTATTTGTTGCTTTATTAGCCCATCTAACTACACCAACAAAATCATCTGAATCAACTAAACAATCAAATCTGTTAAAAGCCTTTTTCGAAGGTCTTACTTTAAAATGTTCAAATATTTCTTCTTTTTTGTCTTTAAGAATTAAAAGTCTATTTTGTTTCATCGACTATAACTTATTTCTTCTGCAACAATTTCATCTGGCGTACATCCTATAAAATCTTCAAGCCATTCCATATCAGTACGTGTTTTTGACAAATTTTCACCCAAATATGGTTCAGCGACTTTATCAAGCTCTTTTTTCCATAACTTGAAATTCTTTACAGAAAGTTCTGGATGTTTTTTAAATTGTCGTTTATTCAAAACTTTCCTCTGTTTTAAAAATAAAACTAAATTTTTTGTTTTTTTCTTGAACAGGTTCAAGGTTCTTCATAATATCTGCGGTCTGTGCTTCAATCCGACATAATGGTGAAGCACGATACGTTGGCAATCGTGTAGTATATCTACTTTTCAAGGTTAGTCTAGCTGTAGATCTTCCCTTGACATGCTCTTGAAATTTCTTAAACATAGATTCACTGCAACTAAAAACAGATTTTGCTTCTTTTACAGCTTCACCAAAACATAATACTAATTCATTGTCATCATTAGTATAGCAAGGCACTTGATATCTTATAGAAGGACGACTGTTTTGGCAACAGGGACTCATATCTGTACTCATGTTCTATTTATATTCTAAAGTTTTTAATTTGACTCTTATTAAAACTTAACCAAGGAGTCAAACATGAACGTTATTGTCGACATGTGGCGTTATGCAGAGTCAAGTAATCATGCAAAAGAATTTGAAAGTTATGACTTTCTTAAAGACAAAAAAATCACAAAATGCATTCACGAAGAATGTTTTTCTTTTGTTAGTGAAGAAGAAAACAGAATCGTCTTTGTTTTTGCTGGCACACAAGGTAATTTAAAATCTTGGTTATTAGATTTTCTCGCATTACCAATTTCTGACGAAACTACAAAACACACAAAAACAAAAGAACTCGGTACAATACATTCTGGTTTTTACAGCATTTGGGAAAAGTCAAAAGCAATGGTTGATGAAATAATTTCTAGAGCTGGTACAAAACAGATTTTTGTGACAGGTATGAGCCAAGGTGGTGCTGTAGCAACTTTATGCGCTCGTCATCTTGTAAAAAACAGAAATGTTAGTAAAACAAATCTTACTCTAGTTTCTTTTGGTGCACCTGCACAAGGTTTGAAAGAATATGCAAGTCAAATAAACGAATTAATAAGTACACATTTTAGAGTAGTAGATGGTTATGACATTGTCCCGACAATGCCACCTGTAAAACTTGGATTTGTGCATGGAGGAAGTTTTATCTGGTTGAGTGCACCTTGGTGGCATAAATTCATTTATAAAGTCAAAGCACATTTCTATTCATCATATACAAAGGGTCTAATGAAAAAATTTACAAAACCTGATGAATTAGCTGAACTAAAAATCGTGTTAGATAGGGTCAATATTTAATTTTAGAATCAGTCTCGTTATGTTAGAGCATATTTGATTAAAGGCTATAGGTGAAACTATAGCCTTTATGTTTGATCAAACTCTATTTCAAAGTTTAGTTCTTTTTCTGACATCATTGGACATGCCATCATTTCATTCTCGATCGGACACCCTTTACATTTCGAGTATTTAGAACACATTTCTTGAAATTCTATAAGAGTTAATTCGCCAATTTTCTTTTTCATTACCAACTTCTTTTTTCTTTACATTTTTGAAAAATCCGTCTATAACGTCTTCTTTTATTTTTATACATAAAAACTACCATGTTTGAATTGAACTTGTTTGTGCACCTGTAGAAAAATCTACAGAGACTTTTGAATGATCACCAAAACGAACAAGTACATCACTATCAGAAAGACTTTGTACAACTACAATAGAATTTGTTCTACCTATGTGTTTTGTCCCTGGTCTTTTCCAAAAAACAACTGCAGCTGAACCTGCTCCATAACCTGTATCAGATGTTCCTGCATAATCAGCTCCAAACATAAGAGATGCATTGTATGAAAAATTGTAAAGATTCTGTCCTGTTCCACTTGCATTAGCAATTACACCCAATGTAGCAATTTTAATTCCAAAGGTTGAACTATTTGAAATTGCTAAATTTCCTCTAGAAAGAACATCAGATTGCGTTGCATATCCAGAATTACCAGAATAAGCGTCAGTATTTACTGCAAAACTTTCAAGCATATAAATATCACGACTGTCAAGAAGTGATGCATGCAAAGAAGGATTCCATGTTGCATTTGGATAAGAAGGATCATTCACAACACCTACAATGTGATTCATATTCCAAGCATTTACAAAACTTTTATTTGCATAAGTCTTTGAACGAATATGTTGAACTCTTGCATTCAAATCATCTCTTGAAACGTTATAATCATATCCTGCTTCATCAATAAAGATACCATGAATTTGTAGTGTGTCCCATTGATCTGTTTTTGTTTGAAAGTTACCAATAGTTTGGTTTGCTGTAACATATCCAAAAATCTTAATGTCTGGTTTTATTGACTTAAGTCTAGCAATAATTATTTGGGAATTTGCATAATCAGGATGTGCAGGTGCTTGTACACCATCACCAAAAACACAAACATCATATTTTGCCATATCCATTGCTACATTTTCATTATTCCAACCATTTGTAGCACTATTGAATGAGTTCAAGTAACCATAATAAACAAGTAAATTTTGAGGAAATGCTGAAGACATAGTTAACTCCTTTTTAAAGTAGTTAACTATATTTTATAATAACAAGAGAAAATTAAGCAGTTACCTGTTGTGTAAATTTTTCAAGTTCATAAAAAGTATTAGGATTAATACTTATATGACAACCTAAACGTTTGAGAAATAGAATATCGTTATCATAACAGTCAGCCATAACAAAAACATGTTGATCTTTGTTAGTACTTTTTATTTCCCAACATACTTCAACTACTTGTTTATATTTTTGGGGGTCAGCATTAACTACGACAAAATCGACATAGTTTTCTTTAAAAGTTTGTGCTGCTTTTTCAAAGTTTGAAACTATAACAGAATCATTGTTTTCTTTGAAGTAAGCAATAAACATGTCAACAACATCTTGACATTCGTCAACAACTAATATGTTCATGATTTAATCCTTGATGGGGTTATTCACCAGATATTGTGTCGAGCCACAAATAGTCATCTGACTTTAAAGCAAAGTAGAAACGATAATTTAACCTTTCTTTGAGAATTGTTAAAAGTTTCTTATACGAATCTTCTTCGGTGTCTGAAAGAATTGTATTTACGATTTCATCTCTTATGAGACGTAAGGTGCCATTTTGTGAAAGCGATAATAAACTATATTCTGATAAAATTTCTTTAACTTTTTCAATTGTGTACTCTCTCACATAATCTCCCAAATAGAGTTTGTGCGAATATATCGAAAGTTGAAATTAATCAGCCAAAACCAAACTTGGTTCAATCGAGTATGGATCTATCATAACATGTTTTGTTTCACCATAGATACCCATAAACACATTCAAAATTGCATCTCTCAATAAGTTACATTGACTTTTATCTTCATTTGTGAACTCGATAAGAGAACCACAACTATGTTCTTTAATTAAATCCTGTATTGCTTTCGCTTTTTCTTCTGTTGAAAGTTGAGCTTTTAATCTATTTTCAATTTGTTTGTCAGTGTAATTACGTTTTTTCAACCTTGTCATTCGTGTTTCATCAGAACATTTTACCAAGACAAAATTATTATTAACAAAATTACAAATTTTTGCTTCAACAAAGAGTGCACTATTAAGTAAAATGATACCTTTTAAACCAATTATTTTTTTTCTAACCATGTGCATCATAGGTTCAAACATGATTCTATCAAACTCTGCTCTTGCGCTTTCAGCGTCATAATCATCAAACATTAACTGAATTAAGAGATTTATATCGATTTTGTCGTCTTTCGCTGATAAATCATTTGCTGATGTAGTAATATTTAATGTAGAAGCAATTGTTGAGCGTACAGTTCTATGTACAGGTTCATTAGATTCTTTTAAAATGTATCTTCCTATTTCATCCATGTCAATATGATGAAAAACTAGGTTTTCTTTAGAGTTCTTTGGCAATAAATTAAGAATAGATTTTGAAACAAAAGATTTTCCCGAACCAATACCTCCAGTAACACCCAAAAGATATTGACCCGATATGCGTTCTTCTAAAGCTTGTTTAATAACTAAAGGGACATATTCTGTCAAATTTGATGCATGATTAAGTTGAAGTTCTTTAACAGCACTTGAACTAATATGCGATAACTTTTGATCAGCAACAAGAATATAAGTATCTAATTCTTGTTTAAAGCCCATATTAATATCAGAAAGCATTCGTTCAAAATCAAAGTCGTTAGAGTTTCGTGCACCTCTTATTATTGTTTTCACTTCATTTTCATATGCAAAGTCAGCAAGTAATCCTGGATAAGAATTTACTGTCACGCGACTTGCAAAACGAGAAAGAACTTTTTGTACTTGTGCAATTCTTTCTTCTTGTGAAAAAGTATAAGTCTTTTTGGGATTAGAGCCTACTGCAACAATCAAATGATCAAAAACGTTAAGAGCACGTTCTATAAGATTTATATGGCCATAATGTATTGTATCAAATGATGCTGCAAATATTGCTTTTTTCAATTCCAGCCTCGTTTCTTCCCTTCATCACGTTCTTTCATTTTTGCACGTTGTTTTGCTGAATTAAGCTTTCTTTTCTTCTGCTCACTGGGTTTTTCATAATGCTTATATTTTTTAAGCTCAGATAAGACTCCTGAACGTTCACACGTTCTAATGAAACGACGCAATGCTTTGTCAAAATTTTCAGTTTCGCGAATAATAATACCATTCATGATACTTTACTTTCTAGATAGTTGTGAAATCATTTATCAGCAACTTTAGTGCTTATAATTTTTATTTTAATTTTTTCTAATTTTAACAATTAATTTGCTTTTACAGAAACTTGTTATATAAATAAGTTAAAAAAGAAAGGGAAAAATGATTAATTATAAAGAAACAACTGAAGTTAAAGAAGCATTTGAGAAGTACAATGCATTCCCTGAAAATGACGAGAGAAGAATTCATTTTTTGTTTGCTGAAGGAAAAGAAGTTGTATTAGAAGTCAAAGTCACAGACTCTCAACTTTTTCGTTTAACTTGTCTTTCTATGTTCACTAGTAATTCTCCTCTTTCTGTTCCTGGGGCAGAAATAACTTCTATAAGTCTAGATACAAATGGTAAAGATAAAGTCATAAAGTTTTTAGAAGAACAACTTCATAATTTAAAGAAACTATAATGTATCAAGAAGTAGAATGTCCACATTGCAGAAACGAATTTCAAGCAGAAGTTTTCGTTTCGAACATGTGTCCTAAATGTAGTAAGCCATTTATATGGGATGCTGCATGTGAAGGAACTGAATTTGAATATAACTTTCCAAGTTGGGATTAATCTTTCAAAATAAATAACATTTTTTTGTTCTTAGATTTTCCAAAAGGTCTAAGACATGTTGGACAAACAAGAGACTCATAACCTTCAATTAAAGCAAAACCACAATCTTTACAAACAGAATAATCAAGCGACGTTACTGTTATATTTGGTTGAAACTCTTCATATTCAAATTGAGACATTTAATAAACTCTTGACTTACCTTTAGGTACAGGTGTTCCTTGTTCTTCATGCCAATTGTCAAGATCTTCTTTTGTCAATAACTTTCCGCAAACTTGACAGACAGCTTGAATATAAGCACATTTTTGACATGGAACTTTCAATCCTTTTTTATAAAGACCAAACCTTCCATGTTTCTCACAATGACCTTGCGCCATAAAAGAAGCTGTAGTTCTACATAATTCTTTATGTTCACTACAAACAATCAATGTAATACTCATTTTTGACTTCTTTCATTGACCGTATGTTTCGTTTAAACAAGCTTGACAATCAGTTTTTGTTTGATCATATTGTCTACCTTCACAACATTGTGGACCACCACAACAATTAGAAGAAGCAGGGTCTGTATCTTTATTGATCAAATCTTCAAGATTTAGCGAACTTAAAAGCGACTTTGACTTCATCGTGAAAAAACTTTTTCTGAAGGTTGAAGATATTGTGCATAATTCGCAAATGTATCACGACACAATTTTACCATTCCTTGATCTCCTGTATTTTTCCCGACATCATCAGAAATTTTTACTGTAGGTACAAAAAACTGACCGTAATACCTCCCTACGAGTTTGATAACCATGTTCAAAGGCTCAATGCCTGGGATATCATTGGAGATAGCTGTACCTACCCCAAAATCACCCTTTCTACCATAAGTAGAAATCAACCATTTATCTATATCAATTGCTTTTTTATCGTTTAAAGAATCTGAAAAGAATAAATTCTTTGTTTTGTGATTGATTCCAAGAATGTCATAATGTTGTATGAATTTTGTCGCAAAATCAAAAGGACTTGCACTATCTTGTCGAACACCATCACTCAATTTCGCCCATTTGTAATTAAAAGAATGAAGAAATGCATCTGTTGTGAAAGTATCAGGTAACTCTATTGCAAGTGCACCTTTATAGACTTCATACCATTTTTCCATTGCAGCTGTATTTGCATGAATAAAACCGTAAATTGCAGCCATCATAGAATAAAATTCATGTGCTTTTGTTCCAATAGGTTTCAGACCAAGAGTCATTGCAAGATACACATTACTTGTACCTTTCAAAGAATCTCTCATATTTGGTACGCTAAGAAAATCTTCAAGTACATTACAATGATTTTCAAATGAATGTGCACGCCGCGTCCCCATATCATAAAGAGAAATTTCGTTTTCAAGATATCTCTTTGCTTTCGAAACATTGATTTCTTTTAAAATTGAACGTTCAGGAATTGGATAACCTTCAAAATATAATTCACTAATAGTATGCATCAATGTTACTTCCCAAGGGAGTGTCCGATGCCATAAACCATCAATGTCAAGAAAGATTTCGTTTTTGCTAGATTGGCCTACTGTTACTTCTGAAGGATCATATCTATAATTCTTGAGATAATCAAGATACACATGATCAAAGAAAGGGCAATTTTCACGAACAAACTCGAATTCTGATTTTGTAAGACTAAGAATACTATGTCGATCTATAGCATTCCTGAGTTTTGTTGCAAAATTATCTTCAAATTCTCTTGGTTTTCTTATAAAAAGTCTGTATTTTACACGTTCATTTGGGAAAAGTTTCAATGCAACATTTTGCATCGTGAATTTATAAAGATCGTTAAAAATTAATGATTGGGGTTTCCACATCTTTCTCTCTCCTCAATTCAATATTCAGCATCTGGATCAATTCCATTAAACACAAAAAAATAATTTTCTAAACTCATTCCTGCAGCTTCTTCGTAAGCTTGGCGATTTGTCATTATTTCACCTAATTTTCTATAACAAGTTTTCCTCTTTTAACTTTAAGAAGTCCCAATCTTAGAAAATAGGGTTTACCATTCATCTCAGAATGAGCCAACATGATCTTTGAATCATCACTTAAAGTAGAGATAAGTTGTTTTAAGTCTTTGATTGTCGCTGTTTGATACTCTTTTTTTTCTGCATGATTTTTATAACTATAAACGTCAAACGTTTTGCCGTATGAATTGCGTGTTATAAGCAACCCTGCTTTCTTTTTTTTGTCAGCAAACTTTATTGCTTTGTCTTCTGCATCAAATTGTTTTAAAGTTGGCATTATTCCACCACCAAGTGACAACCAAGGTTCTTGATTAAACCGTTGACAAAAACCATGATATCAACAGGACCATTTTCAGATTCGATCAAAAGTTCTTCGGGCCAGTTAGGAACAACATAGACTTTAGGTCGTTTTTCCCAAATGTCTCCAAGAACTGTAGAAATTGCGTAATTTTCAGTTAGGACTAAAGCACGAAGACAACTTTCAGTTGCTTTATTAAGCATGAATTCTGCTGTTTCTTTTGGGACACCATCGTTTACCATATTTAATCCCCTTTCAGTTCCTTTAATTTCTATATCGAAATAAAAGGGAGGATTTGCCAATTTTTTAGTACTTTAAACTATCATCAAGAAGTTTTTTTATAGCTTCTGATTTATACTTTAGACTTAGTGAATCAGACAAAGGAAAGCATTCATCTATAGCTTCTATTTGTTGAGCAATAGGATCTTTTTTAAATTCTTTATGTGCAAAAAATATGTAGTAAAATGCGTCTAAACAAATAATAATAACTACAATTATTGACAATAGTCTCATTGACCTAAAACTTCTTTTTTATAGTGATCTGTTTCGCCTTTGAGTTCCAAGTATATTTCTCTAACAAGTTTTAAAACATACACTGGAACATACAAAGTATCATTCTTAAATCTACTTATGTAGCGATTATAAACAAAACCTTTTCCATTAAGATTTAATGCAATACCACTTATATCGCTTTCAAATTTTGTATTGTCATGATCAACACAAAGTGTACCACCAACATAATACAAGCGTTCACGTTTTTTTAAACGTTGCTCTATTGGCTCCCAGATTTTAGCAACAAATAGTTCACATTCTCTTGTCTTATCCATACAACTAACTTATTTTTCTTCGTTTCATCGAAGGTCTTTTGAAAAAGAACTGTTCACTTAATGTATCGAAAATCCAACCTTGTTCATTTGCATTATGCTCTAACTGTTGCATCATGTAATTTGTGTCAGCATCTAAATAGTCAGCTGCAGCAACAAGTTTTGCTTCAATTGTCATGGGCTTTATAATAGCATGTTGTTCTTTTGACCCATGATGACTTAAAATAATGTGGCCTACATCTTCTGTAATTGCATTGTTTGTCAAACCAAGTGTCTCAACAGTTTTTCTAAAAGCAAAATAGCTAAGAACTGTGTGCTCGTGAAGCCTCCCAATATTTGTCATATCTATTTTTATATTATCATATGTATATGCATCTAGCTTTCCAATATCGTGAAGAGTACCACCAAGTAAAGCTTTGTCAAAATCAAAGGGCAAAGGAAGATGTGTTTGAAAAAGTTTTATAATTTTTACCACAGAAAGCGAATGTTCAAGTAATCCATGTTGATATGCATGATGAACTGTTCCTTTACCTCCAGGCCACATTTTGAATTTTGTCACAAAATTAGAATCAGTCCTGAATGCTTCCCAGATCATCTTATAATCGTAATTTGTAAAGTTTGTTTCTAGTAAAGTCGTTAATTCAGTCCACATCTCATCTGGATTTCTTGAAGAAACTTTAATCAAATCACTAAGATCATAACTATCAGCTTGTTTTATCTTTTCTATTATGACTTGCATCTTACCATTGTAGATGTTTGTTCTACCTTGTATCGTGACAACTGTAATATCTTTGAGTTGTTGTGCAAGACTTTCTGCATTATCCCAGATTTTTGCCCAAACAATACCTGTTTTATCACCAAGATTACATGTAAGAAAATGACCCTGTTTTTCTGTGAAAGGTTTGAGCTTAATATCTAAAATCAAAAAAGTTCCCTGAACAGGCACGTTATTTTGTTGTCTCAATACTTCTTCTATAAACATTTTTTCTCCATTTTAGTCAAGATCTAAGATCTTTCTCATTGCATTATTTACTTCATCTAAATTATTGCCATCATAACGAATTACTTGTTTATGTTTGAAATTTACATTTGCTTGTGAAGCAGGCATTATAACTAAACCTCTGGGTCTCCATTCTAACCATTTTTCAATATACTCAGGCCAATCATCTACTAAAACTTTTCCATAAACAAGACCTTTATCTCGGGTAATAGTTACTTCAACATCACTACCCAAGTTATTATCAAGCCATAATTTTTTTCCTGTCCAAGCATTTGGATTACGTTTTGGACCTTGTGTAAGAATCATTCTTCGAAAACCTTGTAATGCACTTAAATGCCAAATATCAAACCCAAGCTTAAATTGAGGAAGCATTGCCCACCATTCAATAGAACTTCGAATTAAATTCGCTCTTTTTCTAAGAAACAAAGGTGCATCATCTCTTGGAACTGCTGTAACATCTTCTTCATCTGGACTTTTTATTTCATTAAGATCAGAAATTAACTTTTTTTCATAGTCACAAAGTGTTCCATCCATATCGAATAAAGCAATTGCATCTTGTTTCATTTTTTCTCCTTTAAAAGCCAAGCTGCTCTAAATGCTTGACGAGATGTTGGTTCTTTACCTAAAATCTTTTTTGCTTTTTCAAACCATTTTTCCCAAGCTTCTTCATCTCCAACAATAGCTCTAGCACTGTTAAATCTGCAAAATTCACAATCGTTTGACTCAAATCCACATTCAGCATGACATTGCGTTGAAACTTTTTCTTCTTTCATTATTTCCTCGGCGTAAAGACACTTGCTGATCTTGGCTTTTTAAAAGTTATTTTTTTGCTTGAACTTTGTGATGCTTCAAACAAATCATCTAACGAATTAAATTTTAATTTGAGTTTGTTAAAATGGAATGAATCAAATAATGAAAGAGCACCATGTAAATCATTTAGTGCTGTAATTAATTGCGGAATTCTTGTGTCAGGTATTCCGATGTCTTTTAACGTTTGATAAAAATCCTTTGTTTTCTCCATAAATATTTTTATTTAGAAAACAAACAAAATTCAACTTTTAGTTGAGTGAACTGAAAACCAAAGTTCATCAAATTGTTGAGGTGTTAACTCGACATTTTTTTTGCAAGAAGGACACATACCGTGGATTGGGTCACACTCTGATAAAGAAACTTCACCACAGATAACACACGTTTCTTTGTTTAAATTTTCTTTAAACTTAGAAAAATAAAGAGAATCTGTGTTTTTTAAAAATTTAATACCTTGTTTCATGTTTCTTTCTTAAAGCAAACAAAAGCACCTTTTTTGCAACGATAATCACCTGCTTTGCAAGCTCCTATTAAATCACATAAATCTAAATCAATGTCTGCTGCATCAATTATTTTTGCATTATCTTCAAAAACTTCAATAAGCAAAGACTGATCCCGAAAAGCATGTGATTGAGATATTGGAGTTTTCTTAAACCATTCTTCTAAAAGTTCAGGTACAGGTGTTGATGTGCCTTCTGGTATATGATAGTACCTTGTAGTAGTAACAGCAACTATTTTTGCATCAGGATATGCTTTCTTATGACCTTGCAATAGTTTTTTGATTTTTTCAAGCACAAGACACCGCCTTTTTTGCTTTCTTTTTTATTTCTTCAACTTTTTTCTTATCATAATCAGGACTTAACAAGTCCGAAATTTCATAAAGTGTTAAACTACACATCAAATCATTGAGGATTGGATCGTTAAGTTGTGAAGCTCTTTCAGAAACTTTGCAAAGCAAAGTTCTAAAAACATTCAAGGGAATTTTTAAAACTGCTGCATTACAATTATCAGTAATCTCGTTCAAAAGATTTGCTGTATGAACTTTAAATGAAAGTGTTTTTTTCATTTTTGTTCTTGTTTATTGAGCTCAGGTTCGATTTCTCTTACTGAAGTGTTTTCGAAAGCTGTTTTTCCGAAAATTTCGTTCATACGCCTTTTGAAAGTATCAACAGCTTTTCCTGCTTCAAGTCGGTTTGCATGATAAGTAGCAGTCTGATCAGGTTCGATTTTTATAGTTACTGTAGAAACAATTTCAAACATATTCTCCTCATTTCATTTCAAATTTTTTGAGTTGAGATAATTTTAATAGTATCTTTACTACAAGTATACAAAACGGTCTCACTTACAAATCTGATACAGTGAAAAGATTCTGTTTCGTCAAAACAAGAAGCAGATGTTACATTATTTTTATTTACATGAACAACCATTTCTGTGTTAGAAGGACATCCATTGACAGCAACTGAACCTGTAGAAAATGTTATAGTCTTAAAATTTCTGGCACATAACAAAAGACTATTATACTCTTCTTCACATAAAGTGAATGACGTATTATTTAATACTGCAGAATAAACAGGATATGCACTTCTATTATACTCAGCAGGAAGATGCATGATAACTTTTATGTAGTCTATGTTTGACTCATTAATAAAACTTCCATTTTTAAGAATCATGATAAACTCCTGTTATCGATTAATATCGTGCATCTAAAACAAATTGCCATCAAAGATCCTTAAGAATATATTCCTCGAGTTCTGATCCATCTTCATCATTTGGAAAAAGAACCCATGAACCTTCTCGTTCTACATTTTTTCTGTCTGTTTCTAAATCGTCTTCATCATTTCGTGATCTCATTTTAATCTCCTAATAAGTTATATAAACAATAAATTCAAATGTGCTCGTCGGGGTCTAGCACCACTTTCTCCTGGCTCTCAGCAATTGATTTCAAATAATCCTCTTTAGATTTCAACTTTATGCTTCTTGGAAAATCTTTGACGTCTGTTTCAACACCACAACAAGGGCAAGTGAAAGTAACAAAAATATCTGTTTCATCTCTGACAGTACTAAATGTATTATATAAATCAGTCTGCTCAACAAGAAGAATAGCACCACATCCACCACCACGATTTCCATCACCTGTACAAGTAAGTTCTTTTGACCAACCTGTTTGTTTTCGTCCTTCTTTAATAATTTTCATATTTATCCTTTCCAATAACAATAAAGACAACCATGTGCACATTTTTGCTTCTTAGAAAGTAGTTCATGTTTTTGCGCTAAACATGAACATAAAGGTCTTTGAAATCCACCACCTTCAGAAGCATCAATACCAAGAGTAAAACAATCACGACCTGAAACACAACCTGAACAAAAAAAATCAGGTTCTGCACAAATCTCAACCATTGTTTGTGATTTTATTTGGATTTGCTTAAATGCTTCTTGTCTTAATTCAAGAGGTGCATGAAAACTTGTCCAAGGCAATGCAATATCTTCTTCAGCAAATCTTTTTATGACATGTGGATAATTATCTATAAAAGAAATTCTTACGCGAAAACTTCCAATTTCCTGAGCTTTATTTAATACATCAAGTGCAACTTGAATCCCTTTTTCTGTTGGAACAATTGGATCGATTCTCAAAACAATACGTTCTGCACCCAGTTTTTTAACAAGGTTTTTCAAACCTATTTCAATTGCTTCAGTATAGTTTATAACATTTGGTTCAAGTACAGTTTCACCGTACCCTGTAATTGTTGCATTAACTATGACATTTGGGTTTTCAAATTGATCAAGACGTTCACACAAAAGCACTGGGTTTTTTGAAATAAGAATTGCAGGTTTTTTGTCCTGTACCCATTTATACCAAGCAGTATCTAAAGCAGCATCACCTCGTTCTGTCACGCCAATCATCATTTAAACACCCATTTCATTTTGTTTTTAAAATCTATATAATCTTTATTTTTTTTAGTTGTTTCAGTAAAAAATTTGTCAAGTTTTCTATCATAAACAATAATCACTTGTATTTTATCTTCACAATTTATAAAAAACTTTTTTTCTCCTAAACTATCAGTAAAAAGTCTAAAATGTGCTCTATCGCCAAACCAATCTAACTTAATTCTTGCTTGATAATCATCTTGACATGGATCTTTTTGTAGAGCACTTATAAGATCTTCTGACGATCCTTTATATAAAAGAGTTACCATTGTCATTTTTTTAGTTTCGGAAAAAACCTATTTACTTTTAATGAATATTTTACATAATCGATTCCAAATGTTTTTAAAAGTACGTCTTCTTCAACATGTATGTAAAACGTAAAACTAAGCCATGAAACAAAAGCAACAATAAAATATGACCATTGACAAGTCAAAAATGCAAATGAAGGTATTATAAATAAAATTATACTTGCATATAAAGGATTTCGACTAATACTGAACAAACCAGTTGTTGCTAATTGTCTTTTTCTAAAATACTTCATTAATTGAAAAAAACCTACACACCACAAAGTAAGTCCTGTAAAAAGTACAACACATCCGATTATAAACGATATGTTTTTAGAAATTGGTAACGCAAATACTTTCGGAAAAAATAAGTTTTCAATTAAAGAAAAAATAATGACTGGCAAACAACTTAAAAAGATTTTGGGTCCTTGTCCTGTAAATTTCATTTTGTCAATCATAATAATAAACTACACCAATCTCTGGTTCAAACTCTATTTGCTCTGCTAAAAATATTGCTTTAATGTTTGTCCAATCTGGATGAAGAAAAGAAGAAGCAACTGTAGTATTAGTTATAGGATAAGCACCATCATTTTTAATTGAAATTCCGCATTGATATTTATTGGGCAGAACTACAGTATAATCGTCAAAATTCCAAAGATAAAAATCATTTTCAATTTTATGTTTTTCTAAAACATCCATGACGTCAAAACGACGTTTTACATTAAGCTCAAGTTTATCTTTAGGAGAAGCACATAAAGGACAAAATTTACTATCAGAAACATACTTCTTGTGATCTTCACACTCGCGATTTGTACAAGTATGTATCCATATAGGAACTGTTATATCTTTTGCTTTGATCTTTATATATGGTCCTAAATAACAACGATTTTGACTCATTATACTCCCATAGCTAAATGTTCCCAGACTTTATCTTCATCTACGCTAATTAAAACAAAATCATCTTTATCATGTAGTCTTGATCCCCACTCACCATTTTCACAATATGGTTTTGCTCTAACCCAACATCCAATTGTTGGATGCAAATGCAAAACTGCAGCAGTTGGATCATGATATTTTTTGCCATCACGATTTAATTTGAATCTCCACTCCATTCCTTCTCTGAACAATTCAGCAGCTCTATTCTCTGGTTTTATAGACATGATTTTTTTATGCACTTCAGTGTCATAAACCATATAATGACATACATTTTTTCCAACAAAAAATCTTGACTTTATGTCCATATTTAAAAAATTATGTGCTCCATTACGATCACCATTCAAATTAAATGTTGCACATCGCTCTTTACCCTCAAATTTAGGGAGTTTCTTTACGTTAATTTTATGAGTGTCATAACCAATAAATCCACCTTGCATGACAGCTTTATTTAAAGGTCGGGGGAGTTCAATATGTCCGAACGTCTTTAAAGGACCACATCCAAAAAACTCTATATTTTCATGTTGTGTTAGAATGTCAACAGCAAGTTGACGACTTAATACCGCGTTAGAAGAAAAATATGGGAATTTATAAACATCAAGAAGTGCTTTATGAATATTTGTTGGTTGTTCTTTTCTTCTTCCAAGTTCAGGAACACCAATCAATACGTCAGTTTTTCCAAGTGTTTTTAGCAAGAAATCTACAATAGCGATTTGAGATTCATCACCAGGTGAAATCAAAATAGCTTTAATATCTACACCTGCAGAAAACAAATAGCACAATGCAAAAAAGTCATCTGGGTCATGACCTATATCAGTTTCAACAATCATTTTTATTGGTTTATTATCATCAGGACTTGTTTGTGTAATTGTGTTATACCTATAACCACATGAATCACACAACTCCCAACCATTCCAAGTTTTTTCCATAGACTTAAAACAACGTCTACAATCCATTTACTTCCTGTCTAATTGTTGTAATGTTACAGCTCCAAATGTAGCTTTCATAAAACTATTTTCTAAAGTCGAACAAAAATTGCACCATTTTTTCTTTTGAGTTTGGGTCGAAGACCACTTTCAGTTCGTATGTCAAGAGCAGATGAGTGGTTTGCACAATCTTCTTTTTTTGAGCAATCAACTAAACAGCAAATCTGATCACCATCAACTATTGAATGATTAATTTCAACCATTTGACTTCCTTTCAGTTTACTATTGTCCCATCTTATCTACTAAGATCTTTAGTTCGTCACGTAATGCAAAAAGATTCTTTGCTTCATCTGTTTCTACACTGTGATTAGATGCATGCCAAACATTATTCCAGTAAGAATCGCTTTTTAGTGTATTATATACTTGTAAAACGCTATTCATACCTCCTAACCCAGGTTCACGACCATCAGCAAGATCGTGTTCGACAGCCCAGATCATTTGACTGACATAATATTGTCCAGTAGAATCAGCATAATTTGCTGCAATCTGTTTAAGCTTTGCGATATCTTCATCTTTGCAATTTTCGTTATCTGTTTGCATCATTAAGTGAATGAGTTCGTTATTCACACATTTTTGCGCAATCTCTTTAACTTTTGTATCCCAATACGTCGAGAAAGCATTCATTTTCTATTCCTTGGTAAGAGTTTCACTACACAATCAATAGTTTAAAACTAAAATCGATTGTTGATCTCTAATCTACCAAACCTTTTTCTTAAAAAGCGTAAAACTTTTACTACATTCATTGCATCCACTAATGCGCTATGTCTTCCCTTTTTTGTTCCAGGAAGTTTAAGATAATCAAGGATAGAATCTAGTCCCGCGCTTGGATTTTCTGTAACACCAATAGCTTGAAGACCACGCCAAAGAGGCACTAAATCAACAATTCTCTTTGAATATAGAAACTCTTTGCCTGATTTTTTATATATCTGTTCAATGAAATCTATATCAAATTTTGGATTTTGACCAATTATCAATGCTTCATTTTTCCCAAAATATTTCATAATAATTGAGTCAAACTTCTTCACTGCATCTTTACGTGAAATAGCTTTTTTATTATGCTCATCAATGTTGATATGATTCACTTTAAGAGCTTCTTCTGTACAATCCTTTTTTCTTGCTTTAATGAAGAACTCACCTTTTTCAATAACGACAAGACTTGGACAATTTACTACGACAAATCCAATTGATAAACAAGGATGTATAAGAGGATCAGTGCCGCCTGTTTCTGTATCGAGCGATATTCTTATCATTTACTTCCTATCTTTAAACTCAGAATAGTCATCATCCCATAAAGGCGTATCTCTATCCATTTTCCAGAAAATATCAGGATCGTGATAATAACCCTCTTCTGTCATGATTCTTCCACCCTCGAAAGTCATCCATTCATCATCACCAAATGAGACATGTCTTATTTTAATTCCAAGTCTCATTTTTTCTATTGCTTCAATTTTTGTCATTTACTTCCTATTCATGACTGATATACTTAGAAAATCTTGAAGTTTGTTCTGGTGCTTCAGGAAAGTCGTATACGTAAGTATCTACAGTCATTGTTGCTTCAATTATGGGTTCAATTTCGTTCCATGTGCCACCTGCAAGGCCACAGCCAATCCTTGGCATATGAACTGTAATATTTGTACCTTTCACAGCCATATAAACTTGTTTTAAACACTGCCTGAGCGCTTTCAGATGTAAGGGCTTGAAGTTGTTTTCTTTTGAACCAAAACCATTCTGGGCAATCATATTAACAACTGAAATATCATTGTTGACAGAAACAATTTGAATCTTACCTAAACGAAAATCTTCTTCTCTAGACCAACAACGGTAAGAGGATTCAGGGCCATTACCAAAAGCTGTTGTAACTGCAATAACAAAACCCGCTCCCCACCCGCCAGAATTATTACAAATGTGTACAATATAAGCAGGAGTTTTTACTGGCTTTGTTGCATCACCTTCAAGATAATTAATCATTTTCAGCCCTTTGTTTTGAGTCCATGTTTTGTTTACTCATACTATATCGCATGTTGCTCAAAACTTACCATGTTTGTTTTTATTAATAAGGTGATAAAATAACAAAATTTTTTCAGAAGATTCACCAAGAATTCGTGCATCGTCCTTTATTTTTTGTATATCAGTTTCCGTATCAGCTCTTTCATGTAATGTTTTGATGTACTCAGCAGCTCTTGCACCAATTAAAGAATCATAGTCGTATAGTTCATACAACAATTTGATTGGATCTGCACCATAAGTTTCTATTTTGGGTTTTAGTAACTCTTTGCCATTATAAATTCGAACTGTGTCTTTTTTAAAATCAGTTACAATAAAAGGCGATGTTGTAATTATAAGTTGATTGTTGAGTCCCCATTTTTGCAAGTTTGACATCATAGAAAGTTGTTCTTTAATAGTCATACTTCGTTCAGGGAATTTTATAAAAGATCTTTTAGGTATCCAAAAAGAAATTTCTTTGGGTACATCAAATAAAACAAGACATGCTTCTCCTTGTGGAAGCTGGGACTCAAATTGTTCGAAATGTGAAGTTGTCATATAAAACTCTAATAAGCTTCAGAAAATTTGTCTTTGAAAAGTTTCTCAATTGCATCAGCTGCTTCTTCTTCATCTTCTCCTTCAACAGTAAGTTTGATCTTACTTTCATAAACAGCAAAAAGCGTCAAAATAGACATCATACTTTTCGCATCAACAATGTTTGAATCTTTTTGAAGTGTAATTTTTGATTTGTATTTCATTGCTGTTTTGACAATAAGACAAGAAGGGCGTGCATGCACGCCCTGAGAATTTTCTACTTTAAGATCACGTCGAATCATTAAACTTCTTCTTCTTTTTTAGTTAGAACTTTTGCTTTTAAGTTTTTCAATGTATCAACAAGAGGAGTACCTGAAAGCATATTTAAAACACCTGAAACTCCACCACATCCAAGTAAGTAACCAAGTTCACCAGTTGCTGCAGGGAGATTAGAAGCAAGTTCAGCCAAAACCTGTTTATTGCCAATACCTTCAAGAGCTTCAACGAAACCAGGTTGAATTGCTTCAAGACGTTTCACATCAGCTTCAGAACCAGCAGCAATTAAAGCGAGTTCAAGTAAATTTAACTTTTCTCTTAGTTCAACAGTCCTTTTGATTGCTTCAGTTTCTGTTTCTCTCGTAAATGCTTCACGTTTTTGTAAAATTTCAAAATCAGCTTCAAAATCTTCTTTCTTACGAAGACGCTCTGCTGATGCTTTTACGACATCCAAAGCAGCTTTAATTTTTGAAATTTCTGTTTCGCCTTCGATTTCAGTTGCTTTTTGTTCAAATTGCTTTTCAAGTCTTACGATATCAACTTCGATTTCTTTCAAAATCTCTGTTTTACGATTTTCAGCCATCAGCAATGTTGCTTCATGTGCAATTGTAATTTGTTTCGTACTGACCGATTGTCTTCTAACAAGATCATCTTCCTGAAGTTTTGTTTTTTCATTAGCGATTTCATTTGCACGTCTTGCATTAACCAAATTAATTTCTTCAGCAGCACGTGTTAGTTCACTCACTACTATCTGACGTTTTGTAGAATCAAAACTTTCTGCAATACTTGCATCAGGTATTCTAATCAAAGAAACATCAACTTCAGTCACTTTCATATTGTTTTCTTTGAAAAGCATTCCAGGTCTATGACCACCTTCGGGCTTTTCACCAAGAACAATATCGCGAACAAAATCAGCCATACCAGAATACAAATCAGAAAGCTTTATTTTTTTAGCTGAAGCTCTCAATCTACTACGAAGATGTGAACAGAAAAACTTTACATAATCTTTATAATTAAACCATTGAATTTGTTCGTCTGCAGTATTACCGACAAATTCAACACCATATTGCACATCAACTACAACATCGACAAAATCTTCAGTTTCGAGCACGATTTGATCTGAAATACGATTCCCAGAAACTCTAAGGTAACATGTTTCTAAAGCATTATGATCGTTTTTAGGTCTTCCACGAGATAACTGAAGAACTTCAAGCCATTCTTCATACTCAAGAAGAATTGTTTTAGGTCCTACTTCAGCTCTTCTCCCGCTTTTACTTGTCACAAGTACTGCTTCATTATTGGGTATGACGACAGAAAGTGCCCATGGTGTCTCAACCATATTAACATCATTTACTGTTTTATGTGGCTCGCCTTTCCCAATAATTAGATTCCACATTTTTGTAGGAACTTTTCGACGAACATGACATTCTTTTCTTGGATCAAGAATAAGTTTCTTTTCTCCACGAACAAGTCGTACATTACCAGTCTCAACATCAGCAACATATACACCACTTTTTTGATCAACACCAACAGCTTGAACATAGATTGAACTATGATTATTTCCAATATGTGGTTGCCGTGTTTTGGGATCAATTACTTCAATTGATTGACTTGGAATCAAGTAAGCATCAAAACCGTAAATAAAGATTTCATCGCCTTTTGTGTATATATCTTTATCAAGTTTTGAACCTTGAGGCAGTTGTTTTGCAAGTTCATCTTTTGTTATTGAATCTACAACAATACGGAGGAGAATTCCACGATCAGGTCTAAGATGATAAGCATCATAAACATTGCTTCTCGAGTCTTTAGTACGAAAAACATGATATGGTCCTGGGAAAACTCTTCCAGGTCCTTTCTTGACTTGAGGTTGACCATCTTCATCAAGAAGCACACAAAATTCTGTAGGACCGAGAACAACAGCTTGTCGAACCATTTCGTTTGAACCAAGCATCTGTTCATATTCGTTTGAACGTCCCATTTGACGTGGAATTGATACTTCAGGAAGAATTTCGATACCGCTTGGTGGAACATAAGTAGGTGTAAGATTTCCTGGAATAATAATGCGTTGTCCAACTTTGAGTTCGCATTTTTCAACTTCAACAGGAAGTTTTTCTGATGATTCAGATTCTTCTTTTGCTTCTTTATTGACAACAGCTTTTTTGATACTTGCACATTTCAAAGTCAGTTCATAATAAGGAGCTTTAGCATCAATATTTTCTGATTCAACAACAGCCATAAGAAACTGATTTGAAGACAGGGTATGAATTTGACGAACTTCAACTTTCTGACCTGGCCATACGGGAAAATAACCTGAAGTAACAACTCTTTTTGTTCCTTGCTTGAGAGCTTTTACTTCGTTTCTTCCTTTTGAATAAGGACCATTGGGATGTTCATCAGTGAAATTCTCTGCAGGATTGTAAATAACTGCATAATCGCCAGGGTTCAAAAGAATAAAATCTTGTATTGCTGCAGCAGGAAAATCTACTGCTTCAACTTTCATGGGTTTTGTTCTTGAAGGAAGAACAAAAAGTTCATCATCAGTAGCATCCATTGGATCAGGTCCAAAAATAACAGAATAACTTCCACTTTTTTTACTGATTGCCCATGCAAACTGTCCTGATGTCAAAGGTCTCTTCATAACTGGATCTAAAGCCATCTTCAACTCCTTAATATATAAAATTAAATTTTGATATTATGAAATAACCAGATAATAATATCAATTGTTTTCCATATACCTAAAGGAACAAATATACAAAGTAAAATTAAAGAAAATTTAAAATAATCACTTATTGCTTTCGTTATACCCCTAACCATTTTTCGCTCCTGTAATCTCATTCCAACGTAACTGTAACATTTTAGCATAGTCATGATGATTCAAACCATAATTCCCAATTGAGTAAAAATCATTCACTTCTACTAAAACAGTGTCTCCATTTCCCAAAACACCAACATCCATAGCATAACAACAAGGTGATATTACCCAATAATCAATCATAAAGGATATTAAGGATGTGCTAGGGAACATAGTAGGCATACCTTTATAGAAACATATTGCCTGAATTTCGTTATGACGTACATATACTCGCCATTCAGATATGAAATGTACTTTTTCACAAACATAAGCTCTTTCATATTCATCAAGATTTAGAAAAGAAATAAAATCTTCTGATATACGAACTTCATCACCTGTTATTATATGATTAAATCTTTTGGGCTTGACAGGTTTTATAAAACTATTTTTGGGTTGTGTTTTGATAATGTCTTTTATGTACATTTCTTCTACATGTCTATATAAAAAATGACGCAAAGGTTCTGGATAACAAGAAAGATGCCAATCTTTTAAACCCATTTTCATAAAAGCAAAATGAGTAAGATCTACACCACCAACGCATATATCATATTCTCTAAAATCAGTTCCTGAAAATCTTATCCAATCATTAAATACTTTGATCTCATATTCAAGCTCTTCAAAACCATGAAATGCAATACTACAATCTACTGATTGAGGAATTATGTTGCCTTGAATTAAAGCTTTCATTTTCTATCCTTCATTCTAGAACCCATATATTCTACAATTCATATTTGAAGATAATACACCACAATTAGGACATACGTCTATTTCAACAGCACCAACGTATCCTATAGGTTCAGGAAGTCTTCCACATAAAAATTCATCACCATTAGAACTTTGGAATGAAATAGAACCAGCTTCTCCCTCATAATTACAAACTCTACATTTCATAACTACCATCCAAATTTCTTTTTTAATCTTTCGTATTGTTGTCTTTCAGATGCTTCTGTTTCTGCTTCTGTTTGTTTTCTTTTGTCACTTTCTATTTTTTCATAAATAGAATCTACGTCGACATTGACAGATTCACCCTTAATAATAGTTACACTAGATAAACGTCTATCTCCAGTATAATTCTCTTTTATTTTTTCTTTTAAATCTTCAATTGCTTGTGGTAAAGTCTCGCCTGAAAGTTGAATCAATAAATTCCCGCAGCCAATTGTATAATCACAACCGCCTTCTTGACATAAATAAGCTTGAAACATTATTGTTCCTTTTCAATTAATGTGCACGTCCTTTTGACTGTGAATGATTTTGTAATTTTCATTTCGAAAACTTGTGTTGTCTCTGACAAATCTATTTTTTGACTGTCAATAGTATTTTTTAAGTAAAATATTGGGTTGTCACCTTGTGGAAAAACTACAATTAATTCATGACCAATTCTAAAATCATTTGGATTTATCATACAAACTCCTTTGCTTGTTTTTTATATAATTATTTTTTTGTAATAAAACAAAAAGGAGAACCAGACTACCCTGCCTGGTTCTCCCATTTTATAAACATATTTTGGATTTCAGGTCCGACTTATGTCTGTTGTAATCAAAATTCGAACACCATTGCTTCTTATGACAACTCCCTTGCTCTACTATTGAGCTACAGACCCTCGGAATAGACACATATCTATTTTGAGGGTCCGAGCAGACTTGCACCGCCAACCAGGGTTCATTAAGCAATTTTTCTTGTTTTGACCACCTTTAAATTAAGACTGGGACTTTCGAAAAACTAACACTAATTTTGATAATGGTATTTAAACAACTAAACCCTTCTACTAAACTGCATTGCTTTAACCTGACTAAGCTACATTCACCATAAATGGGTGAATGGTCCGATTTGAACGAACGATCATGCAGACACATTGTAAAAGAGCTTTACTATCTCCCTTGTAAGTGGGAGTTTTAAATATAAAGATAAAATTTACTTAATTTCTACGCCTTCATTAATAAAATTCATAAAGACTGCACCAATCCGAGCATTTTGAATTTCAAGCCCATTTGCTTTAGCACGTGCAATTTTCACTGCAGCAAGAAGACGATCAATATGATCAAGCAACTGACTTTTTTGTTTTGGAGAAAGAGCACCACTGCTACTTGAATGCGTCCATTCACCAACAACAGCATCCATACTAACAATATCTGTTTGTGCTGGATGTTCTTTTGTTGCTTGATATTTTACGATAACTTCAGGTACTTTCTTTGTCCGCACACGTTTAACAGGATCAGCAACCCAAACGCCATCTTTTGTCTCATCTTTTTTCCAAGTTTTTGCAGGGTCCAAAGTTGGAATTTCGAGATAAACTTTACGAATACGATCAAGAATGTTTTCCATTTGAACAAGAAAAATCACAGGTGCTTGTTCTATTAGAGTTTTAGGCGTCCCATCAGGCATTTCAACAATAACATCAGCACAAGCTTTCTGATTTGAACGTTCTTTTTGAAGAACCACATCAATGAGCTTTACAAAATGCTCTTTAGCATAAGAAAGTTTGTCAGAAACTGTAGTCACCATCGGTACAAACTCTTCATCAGGAAGATCTTTATCACCATCATCTTTAGGATGATAAGTCTTCCTTGTTTCTTGAAAATGACTCGAACGTGAATTGAATGTTTTTGTAGTCTCTTCAATAATCTTGCTAAAGACATCTTTGATGTCGCTTTCTACAGCAAGTAATTCGTGCAATTGACCCATAGGATCCTCCTAAGTTTTTCTAAAAAATCTATCATGTTTGATTTCGAATGTTTTCATGAATTAATTATATTCAGAATATTTTCAAAATAAACTTTTATTTGCAAGCCCAATCAATTCTTCAGTCAAGAAAGAAATTTTAGTCTCTAACCACAAAATATATTCATCATTTGTCGGATCTTTATGTATTTGCTCTTTACATAAAGTCATTAAAGCCTCATGCGCACCAATTTGGGATGCTTTATTTAAAGATTCAAAAATATTCAACTTAATACCAACCAATCTTATAAAGAAACATTTTCCAAAAACCTAATTTACTTAAAAATTGAGCTTTCAATTCGTCATGTAAAATTTGTGCACCAGTTTCTTCATCTAAAACTGACTTTTCAGCTTCTTCTTTAGAAACAGTTGCCCATATTTGTTGTGGCATTTCTTCAATAACAGTAGAGTGACTGGGTAAAAGAAAATCATAACATTTTTCACCATATTCAGCAGTAACAGAATCTATATGTGTAGTACCTTCTTTGAAAACGCTTTTTTGTCTAGTTATTCTACATTTTTTTGTTGGATTTTTTGCATGTACAAAACCATCTTTAATTTCATAACTTTCTACATTATAAAATGCACAAGTTTTTCTATCAAATATAAGTGGCATATTATTTCCCTGTTATTGGAAACCACCACCACATCCCAAATGTTGGTGTTGGATTTGTTTTAATATTGTAGATAGGGCACGAGAGTGAAAACGTAGTTTTGCCTATAGGAAAACCTACACCTGCTGTTAGATCAAAGTCGAACCCCTTCTCCCTGATTGAACAATTTGCATAGTCACCATCATGCATATAATAACCAGGATTAAACTCTAAAAAGATGTCGATTCCTGTATCAAAAATTTTTACTAATGGACTTAAAACAGCATAAAATGCAGGTTCCTTGTAATAATCAAATGCTATTTGCGAGGCAATATTTGCTTGAAATCCGAAACGATCATTCTCGACAAGAAAATGATATTGAGGTGCAACATACCATTGGCTTGCTCTAAGAGCGAGTATATTGTTTTTTCCAAGATCATATCTTACCATTGCTGAAAAATCAACTGAAGTTCCTTCGCTATTTTTTACCATAGACACATGCGACCAAATGTCAATATTTGAATTTAAACCAGCAACAAGATAAATATCTTCACCAACAGAACCAGTTCCATCAAAATAAAGAAAAGGATTCAGAACAAAAGTTTTATCACCAGCCATAGTACCTATTGCTGTGTAACTATAAGGAAAGACTGAAACAACAAAACAGATAATTGCAAAAACAAACTTAATCATAATTTTACCTTTCATTTTTTATATCATGTATTTGACATTGTGGACTAACTGTTGGAATTCGACTTTTTTTCTTATTTCAGGATCCCAAGCAAGACCCATACTTTTAAGATCTATAGTTTTTGTAATAGTAGCACCTTCTTTGTTCTCTTCTTTTGCAAGGATCCATACTGTGTCTGCAATAGCCATAGAACTTTCAATATCATGACTTACTATAATCAATGTGCTATATTCATTTAAACAAGAAACTTTTACCAAAAGTTGAATTACTTTATCAACCATCAATGTATCAAGACCTGAAAATGGTTCGTCAAGCAATATAAATTTATTATCAGTTAAAACTTGTTGAAGGATACTTACACGTTGACGTTGGCCACCTGAAAGTTGATCAGGATATTTATTGAGATGTTCAACAAGCTCAAACTCTTCAGCATATTGTCGTATAGTTTGCTCTATTTCTGTTTGTGAGTAACTTTTATGACTATGTTTTAAACCTGCTTCAAGATTTTTCAAAATTGTTTTATGTTTAAAAAGAATGTAATTCTGTGGTATAATACCTACTTCTCCAGGCGTTACAGGATGTTGATCTGAGTCTATTAAAACAGTTCCTGTAGAAGGTTTTGATAAACCTGAAAGAATTTTGAATAATTGAGTTTTTCCAATTCCTGATCTACCATATTTGTCAGATTAGCAAGCATCGGTGAAAGTTGCTGTATATATTCCTTATAGCCTGTAATTGTGTCGGATATCAAACCAATTTCATCCATCATATTATTTTTCTTTGCAGCTTGACCTTTAGCTACAAGACGAGTTAATTCTCTGTTTTTCTCGTCTATTTTCATTTGGATTGTTTCTTTTTGTGTATCAACTTCAATAGCTTGTTCACGAGCTTTCTCTCTTTGAATTTCCATATCTTTGATATCCTGCTCAGCAATAACAAAAGGATCCCATTGAAATATAAGACCAAAAGTGTATTTCATAAGGATATCCCAGATAGCAAGAACAGCGAGACGTAATTGTTTGTTTGTCACTAAAAAAAAGAAAAGACCAAGTGCGCCGAGAGCAATCCCGAAATTCACTGTGTTCCATACTACTTTTGTGAGAAAAGGTGCGGCATAAGCACCAAAAGCAATGAGTGCACCAAGACCTACTAAAACTTTAATAGGACCTCCTGGACGATTCCAGTAGGATTTCAATTTCTGGTCAGTTGAACCTTCCATAGTAACTCCTTATAATGTTGCGGTAATTTTCTGTATATCAGATTGAATTGTTTGCATCATAGCTTGATGTGCAATGAAAAAGCCTTCTGAATTCTTTTTTATTGCAGTTTCAACTTCAGTAATTTGCCGTGATAATTCAGCTATTAATTCTTGTTGTTCTGTAAGTTCTTTTGTCAATTCCTGGATTTTTGCATTTGCTGTTTCGATTTTTGTTTGTGCATCAGCAATTTGAGTTTTTCTAGAACCAATTTCTGTTTCAGTTTTTTGTTTTAATGCAGATTCAAAACCTGCACGATCTTTCTCTATTACATCAATGTATTTTGATGCACTCGAAATCAAAATATCTTTCGAAAGTCCGTTTACGCTAAGACTAGCAAAAGCTGAAATAAAACGTGTTCTTTCATCAGGTATGAGATTTTCTAATTTTTCTTCAACCTTTAAAAACTCATAGTAATCAGGACCTGGAAGATTTGCTTGCTCCATTAAGTCTTCAAAGTGTTTTTTAAATTTCTCAAACTCTTCTGAACTGACTGTGGGTGCAACATTTTTAAAAACAGGTAAAGGTGCTGCGGGTATGGAAGTTTGGTTTGACTGTGCTGTAGTTTGTTGTGTCTTTGGTTTTTCATCAAACTCAACAAATGCCGAAAAAATTCGTTTAAGACTCATTTCTATTATCTCCTATTAATTCAACCTGCCTGAAATCTGTGGCATAAGACATATGTTTAAGAGTTTTTTAATTAAAGAGTAAACAAGTTGAAAAAAATAGTTATTCGCCCTTAATTTTTTTCACAAATAAGATTAAACCTTGTAAAGAATCTATATGGTAAGATGAAATTACGGGTTTATCATCAACAAAACTTACCCATTGCTCAGGTGAAGGGCAACCACAATGACTGACTACACGAACTGTTTGTTGACCCTCAGGATCATCATAAAGTTCCTTCGCGACCTTGAGTGGCACATTTCCTTTGACTGTCCAATAATACCATGCCCGTTTAAAAACAAATTGCTCGTCAAAGGCGTTTACTGTACCATAAATAGTATATGGAACTTCTGAATTACCTTGAGGTTGTTGGTTTATCGTTATTCCTGCTAAATTCAATTCTACTTTAATATAAAGATCACAAAACTCATTTCCTGCAAGATTCAAAAATCTATAATTATTTTCTTTACTATTTTTTAGAAATGTTGTTGCTCTTTCTTCTTCTCGTTTGAACATGCAATCATGATGAAAGATTTTTTTTACAGTGCATATTTCTTCATGTTCTATTAAATTATCTGCTTCTTTCTCATTAAAATTAAGAGAATACCATGCGTCAGTTTCTTGTTTTAAAAGCTTATTTACTTCTTTATAGGTTTTTCCTGTATATGCACTTAAATCTTTAGTAACTTGTTCGCATACTAAGTGTGATTCTAAAAAATTCTCAAGATCCCAAATTTGTCCACAATAAAAACATTTTCTAGAAGGGAGTCCCCACAAAATTGACGATACATCTTCTTCACAATCTGCAAATTCTTCTTTTGTTAAAACAGGTTGTAAGTGTTTTATTTGTTTTTCAAATTTCCAAACATTGCCGCAAGAATCTAAAAATAACACACCAAGAACAATAAATTCTTCTAATTTTTCTTTTCTTTCATAAAAAGCTTGGTGTCTTTCACTAACTAACTTATAAAATTTATCGTAAGAAACAAGAGAAGTTTGAATAGCCTTTTTTGAATTATACCCTTCTCTATATGCTTTCATTGATGCAATCATTGGTATAATATCATTAAGAATTTCTTCTACTTGTTTAATTTCATCTTGACTAAGTTGTTGACATTTTAAACTGACAACAAAACGATTCAATAAATCTAAAACTCTATTAAAATCTTTCATTAATAGCTCCTAAAAAGGTAAATCGTCTGAGGGTTCTTCTACATGGGATCTTTTACTTTTAAGCGGTTTTTTTTCAGGAACTTCTTGAGTATAGTCTTCAACAGGAATTTCGTTTGGTGACTTAAACAATTCATCACTACAATACGGTCTGTCATTATGATTCAAAAAAGTCTTAATTTCTATATGAGGCGAAGAAGCATGATGTTCATCAAATACGAAATTAATGTCAATTTTTGTGACATAAGCTTTTATTAAAACATTATTTTCTAGAACATAAGCAATATCTGATACTTTAAAATCAAGTTCTAAAGTATTTTCAGCTATTTGTTCTGAACCTAGTAAGTATTGAAATTTATTTTTCATAATCTGTTATCCTAAACATAATTTTATTCACTTGCACAAACAATATGTTAAATTTCTATCTTTTTAATAAATTTAAAGAATTATGATAGAAACTATTACTCATAGAGGAGTTTTTGAATGATTGCTTTTAAAGAAGATGTTACAGAAAGACTTAGGACAATGGCATATTTGCTTGATTGTATCTCGTCTTTATATAATGCAGGTATTATATCTGATGAAAGAGCTTTAGAAAAATCTAATTGCTTTCTTAACCATATTGACGATGTAATGAAAATAGCTGAAAGTGAATTTAACGAGCTTGGAGAAACAGAATGAAACGAGCAGCTGATCACGACAAATATCTTGGTATTATCCATAGTATTGCACAAGCAGAAGAACTTCAAGAAAAAGACAAACGAAAAGAAGAACATAAGCCTGAAGTTAAACAAACATGTTTTAATTGTGGGATGAAAAAATCTTGCAAAAAATTCTCTGGAAAACTTACATATGATGGTTCTTATTCTGTTGGTGGTGACACGCATACTGGAACTTGCGACAAATGGTGCCCCGTAAAAAACCAACCAAACGATCCTAAAAAAGTGAAATCACTTTTAAAACAATTTTCAAGATTAAAATGAAAAAAGAACAGTGGGAAAAGTTAGAGCAAGGAATGTTTGTTTTTTCCAAATCAGGAACAAAACGTGAAATCTTGAAAGTTTCAAAGATCAATGGGAAAACTAAATGTATTACTTTAAAAGCTGTAAGAAAAACTACTTATGGTGAACCAAACACAGTTCTTTGTCAAAACGATTGTCATGCTTATTTTTTGGAAGATAGATCAAAAGAATGGAAAGAACTAAACAAAAAACTTCAAAATCTTTAACAATGTCTTTTGCAAGACATTAAGCTTTTATATAACAATCTTGATTTCTTTTTGACTATTAGTAACTCTGTAGGTGAAATAGAAAAAGGCTTCATAAATTTGATAATGATATTTGAATTTTTTACAACAATGTAAAAACCCGCACCTTCTTTAACAAATTCTCTATCTTCTTCTTTTACAGAACTCTTATTCAACTCAAATGAGAATTTACTTGTCCGAGCATATATAGTATCATTATCTACTTCATCTACCCAACAAGTGAAAGTTCTAACTTTCATGGCTTATTTGTTATACCACTCAAAAGTTTTAGCAATAATAAAATCACCATTTGACAATTCGATTCTAACATTAACAACTGAATTACTACCATCATACGGTAAACAGAACTCAGTATAACCAGGTCCAAGAAATGCAGCAATGATAGAATCAGATCCTTCTAAAAGACTTTTGACATTTTTTTGTTGCCATTCAAGATCAAAAACCCAGTCGCTATCAGTCCTGTCAAAACCTTTAAGTCTGTAAGGTTGTGAGTTTTTTGTTTCGACACCTATTGGGACAATACCATAAAAATTATTAGCAGAAAAAGGACAAAAGTACTTTGTCTTGTTAAACATATCAGTTTGTATTCCAATACGTTTAATTGTGATAAAAGGATTCATCTGCCCAAAAAAAATAAGAGGAAATATTTTCAAATTTGAATCATAACGAACATAATCTTTGATAAGGTTATGTTCGTCAAAAATAAAATCCCCTATTTCAGGATTGAATTTCTGTTGTTGCTTCTTGACTGTTATCGTCTGTTGTATCTTGTTTATTTGTTCCATCTTCTCGTTCCTTTGCTTTTCTTGCTGCCCATGCTGCAAGACGCTCTTTCTCTTTTATCTCGCGTTGTTCTTTAATAGTTTGCATTGCTTCTTTTACTGAATTATTAATTGCTCTATTCTTTGCACCCTGTTTCTTCAGAGTTCTAACAACTTCAGCCATTTTTTACAATCTCCTATAAAGGTTCATATTCATATTGGATATGTTCTCTTTATATACTCAAGTGCTTCATCGCGTGAAAATATTTGTTCTTCAAGTTGTTGATCTTCAATATCAGTTAATATAGTTCTAAATAATTTACCTTTAGGATATCCCATAGCAATAAGATCATGACCCGTGACAATACGAGGAAGTTTATCAAGTTTTGTAGTCTCAGGAGTTGCTTCAAAAGTTTTCATTTTTTCTTTTACAAATTCATAATGTTCAAGACCCCCATGAGAAGACTCACAATCAACACGGTGTAATTCCATGTGTTCATCAAACTTAGGAAGATTTAAAAACCTTTTAAGTTTTGAAACTCTCATTCTATCTACAGCAGTAAATTTCATGTGGTTTTCAACAAGTGAAACTACTTGCTCAACAAACTCATTAGAGAATTTAAGTCTTTTTAAAATGTCTTCAGCCATGCACTTTCCTTTTGAATCATGTCCTGAAAATCTAATACGATCTTCAAAAGTTTGAGTTGGTGGTTTTCCAACATCATGTAAGAAAGTTCCCCAAAGAAGTGTATCAGAAGCATCTTTAGGAAGCATTGAAAGTGATAAAAGGACGTGCGTCCAAACGTCACCTTCAGGATGAAATTGCGGGGGTTGTTCACATCCCTTCATAGGAACAACTTCAGGAAGGAAAGCATGAAGAAGTTTAGTATCAAACAAAAGTTCAAGAGCTCTTTGTTTGTCTTCTACTCTTAAAATTTTCGTCATTTCATCTGCAATTCTTTCAGAGGAGACAGTAACAATTTCGTGAGCATAACGCTTTACTGCAAGGTAAGTCTCAGGCTCAATTTCAAAACTTAAACGAGCTGCAAAACGAACAACACGCATCAAACGAAGTTTGTCTTCTTCAATGCGATCATTTGGATCACCAATGAGCCTTATAGTTTTTTGCTCTAAATCAGTCTGACCACCCACGACATCAATAATTTGTTTAGCCAATGGGTCATAAAACATCCCATTAATCGTCAAATCTCGCCTTTTCGCGTCTTCTTCTAAAGACGAAAAAGAAACTGAGTCAGGACGACGGCCATCACTATATTCACCATCAGAACGAAAAGTTGCAACTTCAAATTCTTCATCATCAATAATGACAACAATAACACCAAAAGCTTTTCCAACTGCAACAGTTTTTGGGAAAAGCGCTTCAATCTCGTCTGGACGCGCATTCGTTGCTATATCGATATCGTGAGGTTTGAGACTCAAAAGCATATCACGAACACAACCACCAGCATATACAGCTTGGAATCCTTGTTCTGCTAAAGTTTGAACAATGTAAAATGCTTTATCATTAAACATGTATATTCCTTTTCATTGAAATTTCCCTGCGATTAATTTGTATCCTGTTTCAGGTCCACTATATTTAAAACCCATACAAGCATTACATCTATATGGATTATTTGTTGTTCCCATTTTTTTCCAAACTGTTCCTGTACCTGAGCAAAAAACACATGGCATAAAAATTCTAGCAACTTGGTTTTGTTTAGATTTTTCAAAATCAAGATGTGTTATATTTGTATGAAATACGTCAAGCTCTTTAACGCTTACTGCTTTTGAAGCAGGTGTTTTTTCAAGTTTTAAAAGTCTTGATAAACATGTCTTTGGAGCAGAAAGAACGAAGTTTTTAAACGAAGACTCTATCGTAAAATAATTCGTTGCAATTTCCGCAGTCTCAACATTAATCAATTTCAAAGAGAAAAAATATGATGTTTCATCTAGCTTCCCAAATGAACCTGTTAAAACATACTTAATATCGAGAATTTTTCCGATTTCTACCATAGAATTAGTTGCACCTGACAATTGCAAACTTTGTTCTTTAAAAATTTGTTCAATGTTTTGTCTTTCAACTAAAGTAAACATACCTAATTGTTGAATTTCAAAACTTAATTTGTCAGTAACAATTGAAACTAATTGCGATTCAAAATCGATAGGTTTTAGATTGATGACAGCTATATTGTCTTTTGCAACAGTAATAGAACAAAGCAAAGATAAAGTAATAAGTATGTTCTTCATATATTCCTCCTTATTTACTATATCGTTAGAAGAAGGAACAAATGCCTAAACTTTTCCTTTTAAAAAATCTTCAGATGACATCCATGTTTTTGTTTCCATGTCAAATACTTCTTTTGCATGCTTTATCATAACATAAGAATGTGTAGTGATTATTACTTGACAATTGTTTTTTGTCAAATTCTTAAAATCATCAAATATCTTTTTTTGATTTGATAAAGATAAACCAGCTTCAGGTTCGTCTACTATAAGAACAGAATCTTTTAAATTTTTAGGGTGTTGTAAAACTGAAAGCATTGCTTGACCATGTGAAACAAATCTACTATGAAGAGCAAAACCATAACTTGCACCAAGATGTTGTATATCCCTTACTCTTGGATTTTGTTTTTCAGTATCAAAAAAAATAAAATCACTGGGTTTATATTTTGCAACACAAACATCTTTGTTATCTTCTAAATTTGTAATAAGATGTAAAAAGGAACTTTTACCAGAACCATTTTCACCAACAATCACATTAAAGTCTGGTTTAAAAATAAAAGAGAAAGGTGATATCTTTCTAAATTCTTTTACAAGTTTAAATGATTCAAGCATTTTTATCTTCCGTTATTTCTCATAACAATAGAATTCCCACGAGGACTATTAAGAGATACTAAGTCTTGTGAGCCACATGATCGACACACTTCTTTTTTTGAAGATAATCGCCAAAGTGAATAGATTAATCCAGGAACAATGAAACATAACCACAATAGTACTTCAATCAAAAAACTTCCATTTGTTTTAGTTTTTGAAATATCAATATTATGACATCGCGTACAAACTAGTTCTTTTTTAAAAATATTTTTCGTTAAATTTAAAATGATCATAATTAACACACACACAAATAAAATTAAATACACAAATACCATAAAAAACCTTTCTGTTATCTTAAAGAAATATCGTTTTCAGCTTGTTTTCTTCCTTCATCGTAAGAAAATCTTCTTGCTGATCCTAGTGAGTATCTTTCAACATCTATTTCCAATGTTTCTTCTGCATAATCTTCGCCATAAAGATGTTGTAACATTCTCTCTTTATATCCTTCAAAGAGATGTATTTGATGTTGCAAACAACTATCCGTAAAACTATTGTTCATCATGCAAAACATTCCGAATAATTACCCATAGACAACAAAACAAATTTCATTTCTATTGGTTCGACTTTTCCAAAAATTAATGTTTTTAAATATTTGATTTGTTCAGTAATATTAATAGATGAGTTTTCAAGAAATGGATACAAATATTGGATTTCAAGAAGCGATCCAGTAGCTATTTCAAGAGCGTGACTCAAAGGAACACAACGTAGAATTTCAAAATCATTGCCACGTTTCACAAGAAAAGTCATTTCACCTTGAGTTTTGCTATGTATACCTTTTTCAAGGACTTGTTTGTTTATAATTCTGTCACCCATTGCTTTTTCCCAAAAATCTATATGGACTTTTGCAGCAGGATATTCATAAAAACAAAGCGTTAAATAAACAGTCATTTTTCATACTTTCTTTGTATTTCTTTAAATTTTAAAAAATCATCGACAATATCAACACATAAGTCATGAATTGCTTCTCGATCTGGTGATTTTTGTAATGTCGATGTTTTATATAGTTCAGCAAGAATACTATCCTGTTCTTTTGCATATTCTTCTATTTTTTCAAAAGACCACGAGCCATTACGTATCTCTTTTAGTTCTTCAGCATCAATGCGTGTACGATCAACAAAAATAGTTTTATGTTCAAGTGCTTCTTTGCCCATACGAAGAAGTCTTACTAAATGCATTGAATGTTTTGTGTCAAAACCGAACTTTTCTTCAAGATCAGCTCTTTTTTTGTTTCTTGATTTTTTCCAAGCTTCATACTGTTCCCATTGCAAATTTGCATTGTAATACAAAAGCTCTCTTCTTGCCTGATCAACATATTCGTCTTTTAAATATTGTGTACCAAGTGTCAAGAACGAATTGCATTGTGCTTTTATACCTTGTTGAAGCCATTCTATTGCTAGAATTCGTTCTCCAGGAATAAGATAACGAGAAAGTAATGGTATTACATAATCACCATAAATTCTATCAAGTTCTGCAATAAAAAAATGACGTTCTGATTCGATAATTATTTCAAGTGCTGCTTGACAAACAGCTTTAATTTGTGATGAAGGAAACATAGGATCAATGGGTAAACCAAAATCACTACGTTCAGGTTTCTTTTTAGGAGGATCTAAAAGAAATTTACGATGTGTTTTAATTCTGTTTAATTGAGAAATTGCATACTCAGAAAAAGTATACCTTGCACGTTTTGAAAGAAACAAATCTCTTTTTTCAAGAACTTTATCCCAAGCTTTTGAAGATTTTACAATACAACGTGGTGATGTGAAAAGAAGATCGAGCATGTTTGGATTGTTGTCAGCAATAAGAGTGAGAGCTTTTCTTATCTCAAAGACAGTTTCATCATGTTCAAACCCCTGAAATTGTTCGACCTTTTTAAAACCTAAAAAATATTCATATCCAGGAATCATTACGCCGGCATAGTCAATATCAGAAAACTCATTATTAGTACCATAGGCCTGTGATCCTACTATGCAACGAAATATTGTGTGATCTTCTACGTATTTAATTTCCATCGTCTTCTTCTGGTCCTTGATTCAATTCATAAATTGCTTGACTAAGTTGTTGATTTACAGTTCTTACATACTCTTCTGATGAATTCTCGTCGAGTAAATCTGATAAAAGTTTTACCTCGTTAAATTTATCAAGCTTTCCTTTCAAAAAAGCTTTTTCATCAGGATTTTCGCAAGTAGATATTTTTTCTATCATTGTTTTTAATACTTTTTCATAACTTTTATTTGATTGTTGCTTTAAAAAAGTAGACAATTCTTTGGGAGTTTTAGGGAAGTCATCAATTTGCAATTCGTTCAAAGCATAAAAAACTCTTTGTGTCATTGTGTTACATAAACCAGAATTCAAAACATCTAAAAGAACAAAAAGCTTATGTATTCGTTTTTCTGCATCAAGATTGTACATATACAGCTTTGAAATATGATTCATTTGTCTTAAATGAAGAAGACCACTTAACATTGAAATAAAACATAACAAGATCACTAAAAAAGCCATTATTATTTCTTTCTACTTTAATAAATTAAAAAATTCAAGTTCACTTAAAACGGGAATATTAAGTTGTTTAGCTCTATCAAGTTTTGAACCAGCATCTTCACCTACAACAAGATAAGTAAGACCCTTTTTAACTGCCTTCTCTATTTGACCACCATTCTTTATTACAATAGCATGCATATCTTCTCTTGTAAGACGTTCTCCATTTTTGTCTGTTGATTGAATTGTTCCTGTAAAACAAAATATTTTACCTTTTAAAGCTTCAGAATCAATCTTTACTTTATCAGGTTCTTTGATTGTTATTCCAACGTCAAAAAGATTTTTTATCACAATTGCTTTCTCTTGTAATCCTTTTTTAATTTGAGATGCAGTTTTTTCACCAATTCCATTAACTGCAACCAACTGCTCTTCTGTTGCATTGTAAATTTTCAAAATATCATTGTAACCAGCTTTTATTAAAGCTTGAGCAGTTTCAGTAGAGAAATTAGGCATATTGAGACCTGCAATAAATTCAGGAAGTGTGATACACATTTTTGCTTTCAAGTTTTCAACAACTTTTGTTGCTGAACGTTCGCCCATGCGTTCAAGTTCTGAAACCTGACTAACTGTAAGTCTATAAAAATCTGCAGGTTCTCTTACAAGATGCTTATCATAAAGCATTTGAATAATTTTTGGACCCACACTATCAATATTCAAAACATTTATCCAACGTTCAAGATTCCCTGTGCCAAGACCTGAACATGCATCATTAGTACAAGATAAAAATTTACTTGCTGTTAATTGTCCCTTCACAAGAGAAATTTGAATTTCAGCTTTCCCCCCGCATTCAGGACAAGTAGATGGAACTTCAAAGTTTTCAGTACCACCACCAATATTTTTAACCATATAAGGAATAACATCATTTGCACGTTCAATAAGAACAGAGCAACCTTTTTTGAGTTTGAACGATTTAAAGATATCAACATTATGAAGACTGCATCGACGAACAGTAACACCACCCATAGATACTGGTTGTAATATTGCAATTGGTGTTATTCTTCGACTATTTCCTATATGCCATATAACATCAAGAAGTATTGTTTCTTTTTGCATTGGTTTAAACTTCCAAGCAATTTGAGCTTTTGGATTTCCACCTAACATTCCATGTTGTTCTTGAAGAGCAAGAGAATTTGCACGTATTACAAGACCATCAATGTCATAAGGCAATGTTGCTCTTATCGTTGATTCATATTCATCAAAGATTTGAATTGCTTCTGTTTTTGAAACTTTTTTCCAAAAACAAGTTTTAAGGCCGAAGCTCTCGATCATTAGAAGTTTTTCTTCTTCAGTAGTACAATTTACACCTTTGATGTTATAAAAATAGATTGACAAAAATTCGACATTTTCACCGTCAAGAGTTTTCTGAAGACCTACTGCAGTATTTCGAGGATTTTTATAGTCGCGACCACTCTTAACAATGAGAGCTTCAAAATCTTCTCTCAAGATAAAAACTTCACCATAGAGATTACCAGTAAAACCTGGAATGAATGATTTAACATTTTTCATCTTTAAAACGTTTTGAAGCACATCTTCGCCTTCATTACCATCACCACGTGAAATTGCTTGTATGAGATTCCCATTCGAATAAACAAGATCAATAGAACCACCATCCATTTTGTCGAAAACAACGTATGAAGTATCGCCAATTTCTTCACACCATTTTTCAAACTCACTACGAAAATTGACTTTGTTTAAAGATGTCATGATAATTCGATGAGCAGCTTTTTTCCATTCAGAAGCAACAACAGGTGCACCAACTTGGTTAAGAAATTCTTCAACTTCTTTCACAAGTTTTGGGTCAATAGATTTTTTAGGAAGAAGAACTCTATTATAAAGAGTTATAAGGCGATCTTTTTTTGTATCATACTCAGCATCAGGAATAATGGATTCACTATCGTTGTAATAAGCATTAGAAGCTTTCACTAATACTTCAAGGATTTCCCTTGCTTCATCAAATAATCTCATAAATAACTCCTTTGTATCGTATCTATTATATCACATGCTTTCACATAAACAACCAAATAAATAAAACGTGCCCAAGCAAAAACGCTTAAGCACATTTCAAAAAAAGGGGGGTATTTTAATTATTCAAAAAAAGAACATGTATCTTTGAGGCAATCATAACAAGAATGGATTTTTTTGCAGTCTTTACAAACAGAATTATTCCAAGCTTTTTTAAAAGATTCAGCATGTGTTTCTACCCATTGGATAAAAAACTGTTCTGAAGGTTGACCATTTTGATCAAAACGAAGATTTTTTCGAGCTTTTTCGCTTTCTATATAGACTGATTTATCAATTGCATGCATTTGTGCAATAAGAAATTTAGCAAATTCAAGTTCATGAATACAAGCCATAAACACTCACTTGTTATCTTATAAAGACTCCTTACTGTTTAATCTATATTATTTTAATTTTCCCTTAAAGTAAAATTAATAAACACTTTGCAAAAAATAGTCTTAAATTTCAATAAAAGTTGATGAAACAACATATTGATTTATCTCAAACAAAACAAAATTTGTTTTTGGAACTGGCATATAGATATTAGGATATATTTGCCCGGGTTGCACAACTAAAGTCTTACCTAAATATTTTTTCCAAACACCAGTAATAGAATATGATTCATGAATATGACCATGCAAAGTAAGTAATGGTTGTTCTTTTTCAATCCAATTATAAATTGATTTTGACCCTACAGGATTTAAACAATCATATGTTCCATTTTGTAAAAGTCTACCACAAACATCAAGTTCAAGATTTGCTGGTGGCATGTGTATTGCATATACTGTGCAAGGATGTGTAACAATTTCTTTTTGCAAATCTTCTTCTATTGTAGTTTTTTCGCTAAAATAAAGATCTAAATCGTTAATATCAACAAAACCCTTTTCAGACACGTCAACACCTTTTTTGCAAAAAGGTCGATTCCAACCTCTATAGTCAAGTTTACATGCAGATTTTAATCCAAAGGGATAATCACAAACATAAGGATATGCTTTGAACAAAATACCTTCGATTTCTACAGGATTCTCATTAAGTAGATTCCCAAATTTTCTAAAGTATTTCTTTCTAGAATAAATATCATCATTCCCAAAGAAGACTAAAATCTTTATTCCATTTTGGGAGGCTTTTTCAAAGTAATTTTTGAGAAACTTATTTATGAATTTTTTTTGTATTTCAGTAATATTGTAGCCTTTAGGTAAAAAATCTGAACCTAAATGAATAAGTTTTATCTTGTTGTCAAGAGCATAATTTAAAATATCATTATATTTTTTTTCAATACCATGAAGATCAGTAGCATAAATAAATAACATCACAACTCCGAGGTTTTTATGCAAGAGAAAAAAGAAAAAACAAGAATCGAGATCCTTGTCGAAAATGGTTACAAACGGTTAGATAATTATTATAAAATGAAGATTAAAAAGTCTAAATATAGTAGAGAATCTGAGTACCAAAATGTGTGTATTATTAGTAAGAATTTTAAAAATTAACTGTATAATGGAGCTGGGAGTAGGGGTTTCACCTACAAGGTTGATTATGCTGAATCAACAGCACCTTACCTTTGACGGGGTCCCCAGCATAAATTTTAAAACTTATAACTTCCTGAGGGCTTTCTTACTTTAAGTTGCCACCATACTTCAGGACAATCTTTTAGATTCCACTGAATTTTTCCTTTCTTTGACTTTACTACAAGTCCTTCATTTTCGGGTTCTTTAATTACCTCGTCATAAAGTCCTTTAAAATTACCAGGGAAAGTATCAGCAAGTTTAAAATGTTTATTTTTTCTGTTTTCACCAAAGATATCTTCAATCATACGGCGACGAACTTCTAAAGTCTCAAAAACTTGTTCACCTTTATACCAATAAATATCATAGACGTAAACTTGATGTTTAATGTGTTTTGTCTTTTGATGCAAAAGTTCAGCATCAATATGAGTACCATGAGGAATTTTGAAAGAATCTAATTCATCTAAAAGACTTGGTGAAGGTTCATATGACAAAACATCTTTATGTCTATTCCAAAAAACAAATCCGTTGAAACTTTTCATTTGAGAAGATTCTACAGGATCATTCCTCAATGCAAGACGAGAACCATTTTTCTTTATTTCTGCCCACCAATCAGGATCTTCTGATTTCTCAGCAAAAGTCTGACTTTCAATAGTAATAAGAATAGGTTTATTAGGGTAAAAATAAATCATAAGTAGAATCTCCTTTTGAAACTCTACTTATATCGTGAGTAATAATTAAATTGCCATATTGAATATTAGAAGTCAGATCTTGATACATAATATGAGTAAGCTTTGTCATATTTTTCTTTGTATCTTTTTTTTGCTTTATTTTTACATGAGTCAAAGATAGAGTCTAATTGAACAGTAGTGTAAGTAGCATAATTTGTTGTATCATTTAAATCTAACAATGGTACGCTCGATGTGATGAAAAAACTTATACCATATAGTTGATTAAAATTCTCATTTATAAGTCTTATACTTTGTAAGACTTCGCTCTTTTCAGCAAATCTTAGTTGGTTTAGTTCAATGCTTGTAAATTTTCTTTTGTTTTTTATATTATAGTTTTCCATAGAATATAGCACATAAGAAAACATAAATATTGAACAAATAAACATAACTAAATTTAAACTAGTTAAAAAATTGCTTTTAAAAACTGACATTGTTTACACCCCTTCAGGTTGTTTTCTGGTTTAATAGGTGTTAAAATTCAAATCCTTTCTATGTTTCAATTGGTTTACCATCCATAGAGAATAGATTTCGACATTTAGGAAAGTTACTACATCCGCCGAATTCTTTTCCAGTTTTAGTCGACACTCTGATAGCAATTTTAGCACCACATTTATTGCAGACTACACCATCAAGGTACCGTGCTTCTTTCTTAATGTTAGAAACTGGCTCTCCGTTTTCACCTATCTTAAAAAATGCGTCACACTTGTTCTTCCCACGAACTGTAAAACCTGCACATCCATAAAACTCACCAAACTTACCCGACCGTTTTACAAGTTTGTGTTTTTTACAAGTAGGACACGTTATATCTGTTGTCTCGCTTTTTTTTAAACTTTCTGCACCCTGAGCTGTAACAATACGTTTTCTTATTTCTTTAAAAAACACATCTACAGATTTATACCAGACTAATTCGCCATTTGCAATATCATCTAATTGTTCTTCAATTCTTGCTGTGTATTTTGTATCCATTAACTCAGGGAAATTTGCAACTAAAAAATCACAAATTTGACAACCTAATTCTGTCGGTTTAAACGATTTTCCATCTTTTTCAACATAAGTTCTTTTGATTAGTGTATCAACGATTCCTGCATAAGTAGAAGGACGACCAATTCCTTCTTCTTCAAGAGTTTTAACTAGTGATGCTGTGTTATAAGCTGCAGCAGGTTTTGTGAAATGTTGTTCTGTTTTTACTTCTTTTAAAACAAGTTTATCGTTTTCTGAAATCTGAGGAAGATCTTCATCTTTTGTATTACTATATTTTCCCCAAACTTTTAAATATCCTTCAAATTTAATTATTTGACCATTAGCAACAAATTTATGTTTTGTCGACTTTGATTTTATAATTACTTTCGAAGAATTTAATTCTGCATCAGACATTTGACATGCTAAAAATCTTGCATGAATTGCTTCATACAACTTGAATTCTGCATCAGAAACACAAGATTTTATTTCTTCTAACGTCTTTTCTAAATGTGTTGGTCTAATACCCTCATGTGCTTCTTGTGCAACTTTATTTTTTGTCTTAAACATTCGAGGTTTTGAAGGACAATATTTATTTCCAAAATCTGAAATAATAAGTTTTCTTACATTTGTAACTGCTTCATCACTAATATTTAAAGAATCTGTCCTGTGATATGTTATGTGTCCACCTTCATATAATTTCTGGGCAAGTGACATTGTGTGTTTACCGTCCCAGTTAAATGTAGAAGAACAAAACTGTTGTAATGATGAAGTATTGAAAATTGGATAAGGTGTTTTTGCTTTAGTAGTCTTAGATATTGATTCAACAAACCAATCAGCGAGAGCCTCAACGTCACATTTGATTCCTGTAGCAATAGTTTCATTTGGTATTTCTCCATCAGATTGATAGAGAGCCTTTAGTGTTTCTTTTTTTGAGGTTTGAAATGTACCTGGGATTGACCAATATTCTCTCGGAACAAATGCATCAATTTCACGTTGACGCTCGACAATAAGTCTTAAACCTATTGATTGTACTCTACCTGCTGATGTACCTGATTTTACTTTGCTCCAAAGAACAGGTGAAATTTTAAAACCAACAAGCATATCCAAAACAGATCGGGCTTGTTGTGCATTGAACATATCTTTATTTAATTTTGTAGGATTTTCTAATGCTTTTAGTATTGCTGTTCTTGTGATTTCGTGAAAAACAATGCGTTTGACTTTTTTATCGTCTTTAACAGCACGTTCAGCTATATGTGTTCCAATTGCTTCGCCTTCTCTGTCAGCATCAGTAGCAATGAAAACTTCTTCAGCTTCTTTTGACAATTTACTTATTTCATCGACAACTTTTTGTTTTCCATCAATAACAACGTATTTGCATTTGTAATTGTTATCTACATCAATACTATTATTTGAGCGCTCTATTTGATAACAGTGGCCAACTGAAGCTTTAACAAGAAAATCTCTCGGAAGAAACGACTGAATCGTCTTAATCTTTCCAGGACTTTCAACAATAAATAAACGCATTTGACTCCTAAAATTCGAGGTATTCTTATTATAAATAAAAACACCCTTTAAAATGCAAAAAGAGATAGGATTCTATCGCTATCTCTTGGTTTGTTATGCTAGATGCTATAGCGCATGTTGATAAAAATTCTAGAAAAGGAGCAGAAGAAAAGAGCAGCATTTGTTATTTTAGAAGTGTCAGCCCTTCTCAAAAACGCTCTTAAGTTCTCCTGCTCAATTAGCATATCGAAATTGTTTAAAATAAATGCCAATTAAATTTAGATTCCTGAAGTGCTACCATATTCAAAATAACCTTGGAATCCTGTTACGCCTGTTACAGGAAATGAGTTAGGTTGAATTGTCATCATCTTTAGTGTTTCAGCATCGAAACGTTCTTGCTCTTCATTTTTTACTTCAGGTAATTTTAAAGATTTTCCTGTAGTTAAAAACATGAATTTATTATTTAATTTTGAATCTTCTATAGTTAACTTTTCTTGTATTATTTCGATGTTTTTTTCTAAAATTTCTGACATGAACACAATAAATTGCTTGTCTTCATCTGATTGTTTCAAAATTTCAAGTTTTTCAGTAAAAAAACTAAGTTCATTTAATAGTGCACTAGACATTCTCTTTGTCATCATGTATCCACCTTAATTTCCAATTTATTTTCTCATTCTCTAAATTCTTTTTAATATTGTTATAACATTGTGTCATCCACTCAAACTCTTTTATAAGCCTTTTTTCTGGAGGGAGCATTGACAAAACTCTCTTCCAAAACGCATATTCACTTTCAATTTGTATCTTAAATTCAGATTTGTTTTTGACAATATTCCAGCGCTGTTCTTGAACAAATTTATCAAACACTTCGCTCATATGAAAAAATTTTTTATATAGATCTAATTCCTGCATAAAAACCTTATAAATGTGACTACTTATGTAAAAAAATTGATTTATGAATCTAGTATGAACGCGATTTTTCGTTTTTCACGACGGGTTTGTCTAAATTTAAGTTCTTGACGTATTTTATCTATACATTTCTCAAATAAAACTTTCAATGTTTCAATCTTTATCTCTTTATATTTTTCAACAAGACTTTCAATACCTACAAACTCTTTATTTAAAGAAATCAAAAGTTTTTGCAATGAATCGTCATCATCAGTAATTTTCACGTGTTTGCGTGATTCCCAACAACCTGTCTCAAAAAATACTTCTAGACGTTTTGTAAACCTTTCAATACGTATAATTAATGTTTTTCTGTTTTTTCTCTCTTCAGCTTCAAAAGTTTTTGAACTTTTCTTTGTTTGTTCTACAGGATCTGTATTATAGACAAAACGTTCAAACAAATCGCTGTTCCATTGAAATGAATCGCTATAAGTTCTAATTAACGAAATAGTCTTCAAAATCGAATCAAATTTAGAATCTTGCTTAGCCATTTATTACCTTTAAACAAGTAGCAATTCTTTCTTCTAATATACTCTCTTTTATAACAACAACATTTTTTTGACCAAACATTTTAAATAAACCTAATAAAGTAGAATTTGATTTTCTTCTCCATTCTTGATCAAAATGTAATTCAGGTCGAACACCATCAATCTTAGGATCAAGTACGGGTTCTAAATGAAAAACAATATCATATCTATTATTAATTCCAGTTAGTCTTTTGAACAATGAATTATAAGCTATTATATCTTTTTGATTTTCAAATATAACTAAATCCATTGCAAACAAAAATCCAAGATAAATAGGACTATCAGTAATCATTAAATCTACTTGACCTATAATACTGTCTTCCCACTCAATTTGTTTGTTTGTGACAATAATCTGTTCCCATATTGTATCAATAGATTTATGTTTTGATATATACCGTCTTGCATATTCACTTACAAGTTCAACATTTTTTCCTGTACAAGTACTTGCAAGTGCTCTTGCTAATGTAGTCTTTCCTGATCCTGGGATCCCAGAGATTCCTATTTTTTTCATTTTTACCCTAAATAATAGAATTTTATAGTTTTTAGATCATCAAAAGAAGCTTCAATTTTATAATCTTGCTTGGGTGGTACTAATTTAAAGAACTTAAAACAACCTTTAGGATGTATATACATATTTTTTTGATTTAAACCAAGAACAGAAAGATGCGCGTTATTTTTTGTAATAACGTTATCTTTTTCAAAGACAACACAAAATTGTTTTGTTTCGTTATTGTATAAAATCTTTGCTACTGTGTTTTTTAAATCTTGAAGAGCATAAAAAATTGCTCTATTGAAGAAGATTTTTTCTTGAGGTGTGATTCTAACTGTAAAACAGTTAATATTTCTATGTCCTAAATTTTGAAATAACTCCCAACTCATTTTTCCTCATTATATTTTACAACATCTTCTGAGACAAATACTAATTCTATCTTTGCTCTCTCAAATGCTTCTTCAGATTTTTTTCCTTGATGATATTTGCTTTTACAGACTACACGAGCAATACCAACTTGAACAATACTCATAGCACAATTCATACACGGTGTCATAGTACAATACAATGTTGCTCCTTCAAGAGAAGTACCAATACGTGCAGCTTGAAGTATTGCATTCATTTCAGCATGAATTGTCCTATGACAATGTTGTGATGATGAACCATCTTCATGTGTTACAGTTTTGATAAGATGTCCTACTTCATCACAATCCGGGAATCCTGAAGGTGCTCCTACGTAACCTGTAACAAGAATCCTATTATTCTTTACAATAACACAACCCGATTTTCCACGATCACATGTTGCACGTAATGAAGCTGTTTCGACAAACTTTAAAAAATACTCATCCCATGTTGGCTTACTCATATTGACCTCTGTTTTCTAGAAATTAACTTTGGTTTTGGACTTTCAACAACTATTTCGTTGTTTTGTTCAGTTTCAGCCACACGTTTTTTTCTAGAAATCATCTTAGGTGCTTCTATTATTTGCTGTGGTGCAGATTCAGTATCAGTTACACGTTTTTTTCTTGAGATAAATGCAGTTTTTGGTTTTGTTGTTTCTTCTATAGATTCAATAACAGTTTCTACAATAGCTTCAACAGGTGCACTTTGTATTTTTGTACTGAGATTTAGTTTTCCCAATGCATCATATTTTTCTGTTGTCTTTATTTTTTTGATATCAGACAGATAAAAAGCATGATCAGTGTATTTTTTGTTTTTTGCTTCTTCAAAATAAAGTTTTCCAGAAAGAAGATCTCCTTCTTCAATATTTAAAGCTTCAGCATCATTCAAAATACAATCATCAATCCTTGTTGTACCATCATAAATAGTAGCAAAATACATAACATACGGTTTACCAGTTTTTTTACTGTTCCCTGCAAGTCTCCTAAACTTACTTACAAAAACGACAATTGGTATTGCATTTTTCTTATTTAAAACTTTCCCTTGTGCTGCAGCATTTTCAACACCTTTTAAAGAATATTCTTTGTCAGTAGCTTCTTTTAAATCTTTTGAAGCAACAAGTCCTGTATATTCAAATTGACGTTGGAGAAAATTTGTTGTATCAATTTTCTCACCAATTTCTTTTTCATATAAAATTGCTGTATCGTCAAACTTTATTGCTTCAGAATACACAAGAGCTCTAATAACTCTTTTGTTAACAATTCTTCTTGTCACTTTTTCTAAGAAGTTCTTAAATGAAGTGTAAGGTTGATTTTCAACAATATTTATTGCAGCTTTCATTCCAACATCTTTGATATGACCAAGTGCATAAGACAAACATCCGTCTTTTATTCTAAAAACATCAGCTCCAGAATTGTTAATGTCAGGTTTATTGATTTTAATATTGAAACTTTTTTGAATCTCAGTGACATAATTCTGAAACAAATTAACTTTTTTACCATCTTGTGCTGATTCAGTATTTTCAGTATTTGAAAGTAATGACGAGAAATATTCAAGAGGATGATATGTTCTAAGATACATCATTATATATGCAACCATTGCATAAGAACAAGAATGTGATTTGTTAAAACAGTATTTTGAAAACTGTTTCATCAATTCCATTATATCATCGATTTTTTTATCATCATACTTTGTTCTTTCATGACAACCTTTTCTAAATTTATCCATCATGTGATTGAATTCAGTAAAATCTGTCTTACCTTTGAACAATAATTTGAAGATATGACGAGTTTCATCTGCTTCAGCAAGAGTAAAACCACCAAGTTCCATGAATACTCGCATTGTCTGTTCTTGATAAACAATTACAGAATACGTTTCTTTCAAAATTTTCAACAAAGGATCTTTATCAGCTTCAGTTTCATCAAATGATTCTTTGTTTTTAACATACATTTCAAGTCCACCTGCTTGTATAACAGCAGGTCTATACAAAGCATTGATTGCAACTAAATCTGCAAAACATTTTGGCTTCGCTCTTTTAGCAAATTTAGTAATATTTCTTCCTTCAAATTGAAAGATACTAAACATATTAGCAGCAGTAAACTGTTCAAGAACTTTAGGATTACTATCATTTGAAACAATCTCGTCTATAGTCACAGCACCATTAAGGTTTTTCAAAGTATCATTTATTATAGTACAAGCATTCAAACCAAGTATGTCAAATTTCATTAGTCCTGCATCAGTCATTAAACGAACATCACCACCCTCTGGATACCCTGTAGCAATATCGTCTTTGACTCTCATTATAGGTATGTATCTTTCTAAATGATCAGGAGCTATAACAATTCCACTTGCATGCATTGAGTAATGTCTATTTTTCCCAACTAAAATTCTAGCAATATCATACTGTTTTTTATGAGATTCAATAAAATTCTTAGCCCAACTTCCCTCTAATGCAATCATCTTTTCAAGTGCAGCATCAAAATCATCATCATCATTTTCAAGACATTTTGAAAGTCTATCAACACTGTCTTTTTCGTCAGTATCATAATACACTCTAAATGTATCTCTTATTGCATTTTTAATACCAAATGTTCCAAATGAAATAACATGTGAAACAGAATTCAAACCAAATCTATTTTTTAAATATTCTTCGATTTTATATTTGACTTTTGAATCAAAGTCAAGATCAATATCAGGTGGATCGAGTCGTTTTATGTTTAGAAATCTTTCAAAATAGAGACCATATTTTATGGGATCAATTTTTGTAATACCTAATAAATGAACTACAAGACTTCCAGCAGCGCTTCCACGACCTACGCCAACAAGTACACCATTTGTTTCAGAGTAATGAACAATGTCAGCAACAATCAAAAAGTAATCTTCCATTTTTTTAAATTTAATTACTTCAAGTTCTGTCTTTACACGATCTACATATTCGGGTTTTGTATCCCAACCTTTAGCTTTTAAAGCATCAAATGTTCTTTGCTCCAAAACTTGATATGCATTATCACCAAACCGAGGCATAATAACTTCAGGTGCTCTTGTAAGTTTTACTTTTTCAATCTTTGCATCAATTTCTAAAGTATTGTCGAGAAATTCATTTACAATTGCAGGATCATATCCCAAACTTGTAGCTTCTTCAATAATATCTTCACGTTTTTTCAACCAAAGATTTCTAGAACTATAAACTCTTTTTTTGTATTCAGGATCATTAAACGACCCTTTTGAGTTTATAAGTTTCATAACATCATGTGCTTCAGCATGTTCTGGTTTAAGATAGTGAGTATCAGTTGTCCAGATTACTTTTACACCAAGACGTTTGTAATTGTTTATGACCCATTGATTGAAAGCTGTTTGATCTGGCATTTGGACTTCCATAACTTCAAGATAGAAGTCGTCTCCAAATGCTGCTTTCATATAATTGATGAACTCTATTGCTTCATCTTCTTTATTATCTAAAATAAGTTTGGGTATTCTTCCACCCATACATGCTGATGAGACTATTAAGTTTTTTGTAAATTTTACAAGTTCTTCATAAAGAATAATGGGTTTGTAATAGAACGAATTTCTCATTGACTGTCCAAGAATCCAACAAAGATCTAGATAGCCTTGATAATTTTTCGCTAAAATAACACAATGATCTCTTTCTCTTTTTTCATCTTTATCAGTACTTTCAAATTCTTTTTTGAAAGCACAATAAGCTTCAAGACCGATTATCGACTTTACACCAGCTTTGATTGCCATTTGATTAAAGTAAAGTGATGAACATAGATTACCATGTTCAGTGACTGCAATAGATGGATAGTTATTTTCTTTTGCCCAATTGACATAATCATTTACACCAAGAAGAGCATCACCAATTGAGAAATCAGTGTGTATATGAATAGGTACATAATGACTCATTTATTTTCTCCTATATCTTCACTTTATGTTCGCATAAAACTATGCCTAATATACAAAATCCAGAATCAATCCCGAAATTTCCACCTAAAAGTATATATGTAACTTCAACACAAACTTCTCTACCTGTATAAACTTTCTTTTCTTGATCATACTCTTGTAAAAGAAGTTTATCACCTGTTTGAAAATTTCGATCATTCTTTCTAACTTCAAAAGTTTTTTTACCTGTTTTTATTTCATCAAAGTATGGTATCCAGGTTTTAAGGTCGTGAACTGTCATATTTTACGTGCCTTTTTCGTCTCTAAATATTTGTCTAAATTTTGCAATATCTTCATGTTTTATTGATTGTTGTATTATTTCTGGCTTTTGTACAGTAGAAATCCTTTGAGCGTTTATATAATGATCGCACTCTAATAAATTCAAGTCTGATACAATTTGACTATAAATTTTTATAGCCGTTAGCAATTTTTTAAGATTTTGATCTGGTCTTGACAAAACAGTACTTAAACAATTTTTATGATAATAAAGAAATTTACCTGAAAAATTAACTCTAAACAAGTCTCTTCCATCATAAGATGTACCACAATAAAAACAACTTCTACAAATCCTAAAAATATCAAACATCTTTGCTCCCAAATATTTTTCGTAATTTGTTTTTAGGATCAACTTTAGGCTGGACAACAGTTTGATCTGGTGTTTTATTTAGATCTATCTCATATACTGTATGATTTCTGTTTTGAACAGTTCTTACAATATGATCTGAAAAAATCGGTTCGATCCCACTAGTTTGAGCAGATTCTATACGTGCTCCATTTGCGTTAACATATCTCCAAGACTGGTTTGAAGGTGAACGATCTATTTCTTCTAGCGCTTGTGCAACTTGTTCACGTATTCTTTCTTGTCTTTGACGTTGTTCTTCGAGTTCTTCTTGTCTTTCAGCTATTGCTCTTCTTGTTAATTCAGCATCTTCACGTGTTCTAAACAGATTAGTAAAACTTCTTCTTATATTCATTTTTTTCTAAACCAAAAATATGCAATAAAAATTCCAAATATTAAAACATAAGCAAAAGCATAAGACCAAAGACTATAAGCAAATATTAGATCAATCGTTTTATAAGTATTAAACAAACTTAAAATCAAACGAATAACACCTACAACACTAACACAAAAAAAGACAATAATAAGAAGAGTGTATGTATATTTAAGTTGTTTGTTCTGCTTTTTCAATAACATTCAAACACTCCTTGAAGTTATAATCTTTGATGTCTTCATTATGAAGTATTTCTTTTTCTCTACAAACAAGTGCACCAATGTCACCGTCATTATAAGTCTCAATAATTAGTTCAGACTTTCCTTTTCTAAAAACAATATACACTCCAGCTTCTACAGTAGTAGCTAAACATACAAGACGTAATTTTGTGTATAAACAATTACAACAATAACGAGCATTTGTTTTTGCTAAAGCATTAGGAGGTTCAACACCTTCATACATCCAATACTCTGGCACTTTCAAATGTTCAATTGTGTACTCTATGTTATTTAAAGTAATATTGTCTTCAACCATAGTGCTTAACTATAAACATGTAATGAGAACACAAATACTCTTATGTAACCTTCTTCGACTTTATCGCCAAATTTTTGTTTTAGTTTTGTGAAAGCTTCTTTATATGCAAGATTAAAAGTTTGATTGTCGAAAATAAAATTTCTCTTGTAATCCATACTTCGAACATAAACATTCATGCATATTTTGTTATCACGAATGTAATAATGAAAATAAGAAATACAATGATTATCTTCACCATCATAATCGTTTACGAAAGCAGCTTGTCTAGAATTAATATCAGCTAACAAAAGTTCAGATCTTTCTTTTGTAGCATTAATGACATATTGTCTTTCAATTATTTCTTCTGGTACAGGTGCACCAACTTGTATCTTAATAACTTCAGGAATCAAACAATACTCAAAATTTGTTATTTCATGAGTCTTTCTTTCCCCAATTTGTATGCACTTATAAAGACCTGCTTCAAATTGTCTGTCTATTCTTTTTCGCCAATCTTCAATAGTCATCTTCAACATATTCATTCCTTTTGTTTTAATGTCACTACGACACAGTCTAGCACATTAAAAATCTTTTTTAATAGTTATTTATTGTTTTTAAGATAATAGGCTGCTACAGCCGTTTCTGATTCTCGTACAAAACCTGCACAAATCATTTTTGCAAACTTAGGTGGCCAATTTTCATAAACATTTCTTAATTGAATTGATTTCTCAAATGTAAGTAATGGAACAAAATCTACGATTTGAAAATAATCTTGTATCATATTTTCAAACTGAAATTTATCCCACACATAATTATGATCCCAATGATACAAATCTCTATATTCATGCTCTAAACAAAGAGACACATACAAATAACCATTGGGTTTCAAAACTCTTTTCAATTCAGAAATTAATTGTTCTGCATAGAAAAACTTATCAGTACAATGATCAAATGCTTCCTGAAAATATACAAGGTCGAACGAATTGTCTTTAAAATTCAAAGGTTTGTTAAAATCACCTGAACAAAAATTACTAACAAACAAATTATCTTTTTCAGTAAAAGCATCAAGACCATCTACAATAAAAGAAAAATCAAAATCGACTCCCCAATATTCTTTGAACTTAAAACCATTTCTTTGAAACAGTCTTGACACATGTCCATTATTACACCCGAGTTCAAGTATTACTTTATCTTCTTTATCGGGAATCAATCCATCAATAACTCTCATTGCTGAAAAGTTATAAAGGTAAAAAGGTAAAGCATGTGAATCGTAAATATTACCATAAGCAATACGTTCTGCTGCTTCGTTTGTAGAACAATTTCCTTTTTTTGTCATCACTTGTTCAAAATTCTTAAGTTCTAAAGAATTAAGATACAATTTGTATGAATCTTGTTCAAACATCTCCATTTTATCGTTTTGCAAAAACGGAGTGTTTTCACCAACTGCTGAAAAACTTTCAATGTTAATCATATACTATTCACTTTTTTCATGAGTTTTTTTGCTGTTTTTTCTAGAGAAGTAGAATTATCTATTTCTATAAATTTGCCTTCAAAATCCTTGAACTTATTTTTACATTCATCAATTATTTGTTTATAGACTTTCATATGTGATTTGAACGTCTCTAAATCATTGACGTGTTTTTCGTTTCTTGCTAATGCACGTTCAACTAAAACCTCAGGTTTTGCTTTTACATAAACAAAACAAGCTCCAAGTTTTAAAAACTTATCAATAAGTTTTAAATTGTTCTCCTTTCGAACTTTGTCTGTACGACCATAAATTGTGTCATAAACAATGTTGCAAATAGGCGATCGAGGAATCATATAAGGTTCATAGTTGTAGAGTTTTGCAAGTTCATGCATCAAAGAATTTTTACCTGAGCAATCTGTTCCCAAAAAACAAATTATTTTCATAACCAGTATGGCTCCATTTCTATATTTTCAATTACGCTATTGATAGTTTTTTCTATACCAATATCAAGAGGTATATAATTGTCGAACTTGTTAAAACTTAAACCTGCATCTTCTATTTTTGAATCATCAATGTTATGATAATGTAAATAGTCTTTTTCTCTATCAAAAATTATCCATTCATTGACTTGTTTGTTAAAATCAGTTTGGTTACAAATCCCCTTTTGTGCAAAATAATGACTTATAATAGCAAACATCTGATACCAATTTTTTGCTATTTTATAAGACTCACCAATGTTATAAACAGGACACCAATCTTTTAAATAATTACAATTACCTTCGACAAAACTCAAAATACATGTTGCAATGTTCTCTACTCTAGTATACGACTTAGGTATAGTTGGATCAAGCAAGATTGTTAATTTGTGATCAGTGTGTTGTGTAAAATTTTTGTACATTACATAGATAAGCTTTGTTAAAGCACTATGAAGATCATCTGGATAGTTTCCAAAACCAAAAACAGGTCTAACAACAATGCGATCTGTTTTACAAACATTTTTTACTAAAAGTTCACCTGCATATTTAGTTATACCATAAAGCGTTTGAGGATTTATTGGTGTACCTTCTGACATTGGTTTGTTCATGTCATAACATGATGGATCAAGAATTGCTGTTGTAGAAAGATAAACTAAAGGTATGTCATATTTATTACAATATTGTACTATATTATGCGTACCTTCAACATTAGTTCTAATTGCAGCATTAGGATCAGAAGAACAGAAATCAGTACCAACAAATGCACCAGAGTGAATAACAGCACCAAGAGTATTCCAAGGTATTGTTTCTAAAGCTTTTGGATCAAGAAAATCTAACTCTGGTTTCCTTACTTTAAAACTTTGATGTTTTTTGTGTTTAGTTAAAGAATTTTCTATTAATTGAGAATTGACTACTTCCAAACCATACAAATGAGCATTATGTTGCATTTGCATTGGAATAGTACCTGATTCACCTGTTATCAAAATCTTCTTCATAAAGTTCCTTTTACTATAAATTTCATTTTTGTTGTTTTAACTTCAATTTTATTTTCCAAAATCCAATCACTATCACATTGCCACCAACCATTCGAATTACAAACAAGCCAACCTTCAACTAATTGTTTGCAAACTTCTCCTATTGATCCATCAGGTAGTTTGCAATGCGTCTTAAAAACTTCAATCATTTTAAAATTTCCAAAATCATTTCTTTGTATTTATCTTTTGTAGCTCTTTGGTAACTAAACACATAACTTGGATGCCAAATATTCTGTAAAGGTATTTTTATATTATTATCTCTAAAAAGGATAGTTAAAAATTCAAAAACTTGTTTTCCCATGCTTACGACAAGTTCGGGTTTCAAAACATCGATCTCATCAACTATATTCACAAAACAAGCTTGTGCCCAATGCAATTTTATTTCGTTAGTTTGTGATGAGCAATTATGCATAACAAGATTATCTGCTATATAACTTTCATCTTCTTCAACACTTAAATTGTATCTAAACCCTCTGCTTTTTTCCATTCTTTCAATACTTAAAATTTTCGTAGGTTTGAAAACATATTGATGTGTATGATTCTTTAATATTCTTATAATTTCTTTTACGCATCTATCAGCATCTTTTAAAATCTCTTTTTCATCAAAAATCAAAACAGTATATCCTTTAGATTCTAAGTATTTTGTCCTTTTTGAAGAAAGTTCTACTTTTTTTGTTTTATGCCAGTACCAACCATTACATTCAATAATTATTGGTTTTTCATCAAGAACAATATCAGGAAAATATCTACCAATTCTTAAATTGTCTTTAAACTTTATATTTTCTTTTTCTAATCCTTTTTTTATTAAAACTTCTATTTTTGTGTTTTTTATGGGAATAAATTTTTGTCCAGCAGAATATTTATGCGTACTATAGTACTTAGCAAGCGCTTCTGTCCCTAATGAAGGAAAGTCTACTCCTCTTTCTTTCATAATTTTTATATTTCTTTTACCTTGTAGTTTTTGTCTTCTCTTTACTTTTTTTGTTTCAGATTCTGAAAGTTTATATAACCAGTGATTACCATTTTTATGAATATCACCTGAATGCCATTTTTTTTGTTTTACAAGATCTCTTACTTTATCATTCGCTTTTTTAGTCAATCTAAATCTTAATGTAGGATCTTTTTTTAAAAGCTTAGGTATTCTATATTTATTTGAACATTTTCTTGAACAATAAACATGTTTTTTTACATCATATTTATTTTTTATTATTACTTTATTACAATATGCGCATTTAGAAGCAAGCGATATCAACTCGTCATCTGTAGTTAAATCACTTGCTTTTTTCCAACCAGTTGTTGTCAAAAAGGGATGTTCGTCTGTCACAATGATTTTATTTTTACTAGTTTTTTCAAATTCATTATTAATAAAAGTAATTTTTATTCTTGTGACACTGTTATCCATTTTTTCTTTAAAAACTTTTGTAATTTTTCTAAATCTTCCAAGATGTGTCAAAACTCTATCACCAACTTTTAAAAATTTAATTTGGATCCAGCCTTTAGAAGTATAAATTTTTGTTTTAGGACTTGTAAGACAATGTATGAGATTATCGCAAAATATCTCTTCAAACATTCCTGTTTCTTTTAAAAGCTCATTGAATTTTCTTCCAGACCCTGGACTACCTTCAACTCCACCAAATGCATATTCATGTCCAGGAAATCTGTTATAAGAAGGATTCATCCCTATAAACAAAAAACGGCATTTTTTTGTGCCGCCTTTCCAACCATAAAGTTTTCCATAACCTTTTGCAATATCTTTTTTGTTATAATCTAGATCACATAATTCACACCTTGTACAAGCTTGAATATCTTTGTTGATCTTATCTAATTGTGCTTCTAATTTTTGACAAATCATGACTTAAAAGTTCCATTGGATTGTTTATTCTTATTAAGTGTTTGTTTTTATAAAATTGATCTTGATTGTATGTTTTCTCTAACAAAAAAACAATAAGACCTTGATGATTGAAATTTTTTGTGTTTTCAAGATTGTCTTCTACAATAAATTTAATTTTGAATCTTAATTTATAGACGTCCTCTTTTCTTTGAAAATCAGACCAATAAATAGCTTCAAAAGGGATGTTGTTTTGATGTAACCAATACAGAGTGTCTGTGTAAATTACTTTGTATTTCGATACAGGTCTATTTGTGAAAAGGATAATTGTTTCGCCATTATCCTTAAGTTGATTCATTAATTTAAGTGTATCTTTATTTACAGGTTGAAATCGTTTTTCTCCTGACAATCTATACTCTGTTTTTAGATCTTGATATCCTTTTAAATCAAGTTGGTCTTTCATCTGTTCAGTAGAATTAAAGTTTGTCCCTTTGTTTTTATTAACCCAATCAATGAAACAATCTGGAAAATTGTTAATCACACCATCAATGTCAAAGACAACAACTTCTTTACTTGACAAAATCTGAAATTTTTTATTTTGTTCATATTTTTGTTTTACAACTTCAGTTTTGTCATTGTAACCTTTTATGACATCTTCAAATGAAATACCAAGAAGTTGACCAAGGCCCATAAAATATTTAAAGACGTCTACATATTCTTCGACAAGATTACTTGTTACTATTGCATCAGTTTCACGTTCATCATTTTGATAGTGCATTTTCCAGTGAGGCAAACAATTAATAAGGTCAGACAACTCTTGATTCACGTGAAAACAAAATTCTTTTGCCCAACGAATTTTATCTTCTATAGACAAATTTTTTAGATCAAGATTATGATCTTTAAAAAAGCGCTCATTAAATTCAAATTGATTATCCCAAATTTGTTTATTCATAAGAATATTTTCCTTTTTTCAACTCTATCATAATCATTGCAAGTAAAAAAATGAGAATTGAAATTTTCAATAAGATTTAAATGACACTCGCAACTTATAAAAATATAACCAAAAAAAATATTTTCTTTAAATTTTGAAGCAATGGTTAAACCAAACATCATTAAAAAAGGATTCAAGAAAACTTTCAAAATACTTCTATGATTTACTACTTCATTTTTATAATAAAGAATACCTAAAGGTTTAAATTTTTTCATACTATAAATCTCATCTTCACATTAACTTTTTCAGTTTCAACAAGTGGTGGTGCAGGATCTTGAACCCAAGACGTTTCAAAAAAATTTGGCTTCTGCGAAGGTATTGACATTAACCGTTCAGCTCTTCGAATCTCTTCAAGCGATATTTGTTGACGTCTTTGTGCTTCTTCATTTCTTTCAGCTCTTCTCAACCCATCAAAAGTTAGTTGTTCATATCTGGTTAAACGTTGACGTTCATTGCTTGTACGCTCAAGTTGTCTTCGTCTATAATCATAAGACACTGAAAAAAATCCAACTACAAAAACAACTCTTGCAGGATTAAAATGTTCGACAATTTGCTCAGCGTTTCGTACTTCATCAGCGTAAATGTGATATAAATTTGATGGATTAAGTGTTCGCGATAATTCACTTTGCGCAACTTGTAAAGGTATATATGGATTCACAACAAAAACTTCTGCAATATCTCTATATTGATCTAAAGCATGTCTTGTGTGAACTAGAACTATATTATTTCTTTGGTTGTTTCTTTGAATTAATTGTCTAATACAATTAGTCTTTCCAATTGCTCTTAACATCCCACAATCAATATTACGTGGACACCCACGTTCTATTTGACTGACCATAAACATTAATTCTTCAACAGACATCTGCAATAGCTTCCTCTATTACTGTTTCTGTTTTCCAACGACGTTGCCATGCACCATAACGTCCAATAAATTTAACTTGTGGCTTATCTAAAATTTCGAAATCTTTATCTAAAGAGATTATTTGATTTCCTTTGACATATCTAATTTGTTCTTCTTTGGGAACAATATAATATTTCTCCAAAATTTGTTTCATATACTCTTTTACTTTAGAGCCAAAAACATCACAAACAATCCCCTGTTTACATTTTGTCAGTCTGTGAAACACAGTATCTTGCCGGGCATCATATACATAATCAAAATCTTTTAAATCAAAAGTAACTTCACTTGGTAACAAGCAATAAGCCATATCAAAAGACTGTAATTTGACGTCCAAGCCAGCAACACGAGCGAAAATGCTTAGTGGTATTGTAGATACTAGTTTGCTGTACTTGAACGTCATATTAGTGTCTGTTTCGACAATTTGGTTTTCTAAATCTATAGAAAAAGCTCTTCCCATATAGATTCTATCACCAATTTTTTCAAAAAGCTTATTGATTAAGTCTTTAAAGTCAACATCACAAACTTGAAATTCTTTTACGTTTGTATTTAAAACTGTAGGATCAAATCCTTCAAGGTTTTCTTGACCTCTTGACTTCATGAAATATTTTTGTCTAAATTCAGGTCCTGGATTTTCTACCCATCCTGAATCATCTAAATAACCTATTCTAATAGTAGAAAACTTTATTGGAACGTCTAATTCTTCTAAAAACTTTCTTACAGGCCCTGGTTTATCATGTAAATACCTTGGTCCAAGATCAAAATATGACATCATTTGGCCACCTACTTGATCAGTCAAGATAAAATGATCTTTATGATAGTATGCCCAAATAAGACCTGCTATTCCTGCGCCCAGAATAATTTTCATATTAATTTCCTTTTGTTTTCCCAATATTTTTTTCTAGCAATCGACATTTTGTTTTTTGTTGAATCTGATTTCTTTTGTCCAGTAAGTTTTAAACTCATTTTCGCTTTGCAACTTTCTGACAAGTGTTTTCCTCTTATATTAGGATTTGACTTTCTTGAATCACTTATTTTTTTCTTTGATAGATCTGAATGGTTACCCCAAGAAACACCAGAACGTTTAATACTTATTTTACGTTTTGTCTCTTCTGTATGTTTTTTACCAAAAAATGGATTATCTTCTCCTTTTACTTTATTTTTTAAAAAATCTTTATACTTTTGACTTCTTTTCTTGCCTTTATTTGCTTGACTTACTTTTTGCTTTGTACTAGCTGAATGTTTTTTCCCGAAAAAACCATTTTTTTCACCAGTAATACTTTGTGAAATTTTCTTTTTAATTTCTTCATTAAATTCAAAAGAGTCACCACCATCAGTTAGATTATAACCAGATGATACTTTGTTTGAACAATAAAAAGCTATCCAAAATTTTTCTTGCGTGTTTAATTGTACTCTTGTTTGACAAACTTCTAACACTTCCCATTTAAAATTTATTTTGCCATACTTTTTTATTGCTCTTTGAAAATAAGCACTATTATAGTCTGGCGAAGACTCATGGGTTTTTCTTCTTTGCTCTAATGTTTTTATAGTTTGACCAATATAAACTTTATTATTGATTATATTGGTTGCTTTATAAACGATCATTTATTCGCTTTCAAAATAAGATCTGTCACTCTGTTCGAGTTTGTCATAATCATTTTCTGTGAAATCAATCCAGTCAGTTGGTAACTTGATTTTCATATCAAGTTGCTGTTCAAGTTTGTCTTTGTCAGTACATGATTGATTGAATTCAGCATACTCATTTGATGTTCCTGGATTTCGATTACATGGGGCAAATAGACATCCAAACATATTTGACATATTGTAAGCATTGTTGTATGTGCATTTTTTCCCAAAATCACAACCAGGACGACAATAATTTGCCAAGAAAGGAAATACTTTTTCAAGTTCTTTGTGTACAAGCCACGCAAAAGCAACAGTTGCATCAGCTTCACAAAATTGCATTCTCCTTGCAAGTAAACTCTGAAGAGCAGCAAAATTAGCTGAGAAACTAAAAGCATGTGTATTTGAAATAGGGAATATTGAACGAGCACTTTGCCATGAACCTTTGCCTTTATGAATAACTAAATCATAAACATCTTTACAGTGAAGTGCAGCACTTTTGAATGCTTCAAACAATTCAGGATCTTCAGCAATTTCATCATGAACAAAAAAACCTGCATCATTATGGTTATTGTCTCTTGTTCCCTGACTTGAGAAAACAATCCCAAGTCTTGCTCGAGCTATCTGATCAAAAGACCAACGAGGAAGACGTTCGACTGCAAATGTAAAACAAGGTGCTTCATAAGCTAAAGGCAATGCTTGTCGTTTCAAAACAGCTAAAACAACCATGAATCTTCCTTGGGGTGTTGTATCATTCCATTTGTCGATTTTCTTTCCCCAGCAAGATGTTGCCATAGTGTACATAGATTTGTAAGGATTTCGCGAACAATCGATAAGCTTTACGCTGTCTTTCATACCAGTTACACCAATATGAAAATCAGTTTTTTTCTGAGGTTCTTGGTCAGGGAGAGTTCCCATAACTCTTCGAATTGCATTTACATGTTCATTTAAGTTTTCCATTTTTTCTCCTAAGATTTAAAGTTTTTGTACATTGTCGTATTTGTAAGGAAACTTGATTTCCAGTTCCATTCATCAAGAAAATAATGTTCAAAATCAGCTTCTGATATTTCTATCTCTTCTCTTGTCTCAAATTCAATCATTTTGATTGCTTTTTCGTACTCTTTGACATAAGAGAAAGGTTTGGGAAGATTTGTAATATCAACTTTAGTATTAATTGCATTAGGAAGGTCAAGTTTTTCAAGAATCTTTTTTAACTCGACTTTAGCTTTTTCAATCCAACCAATGACAGCTTCGTCATAATCTTTTTGGTGTTGAGCAAGATTTTTTTTGAGAACATCAAGAACAGTTTCTTTTTTTACTTTAATATGTTCCATTTTATTCCTTCTTTTCTGCAGGTGGTTCGTCACAAACTTCAGCATCAACATCAGCTAAAAGTTTGACAAAAGTATTCTTTCCAATAAAAACTTTCGAGCCTTTTTTAATTTTGATTTTAGATGTATTATCAGTTTCTTTTTCTGTGATCAAATCGTCAAAAAAACTTTCAACACCTTTGCCAACATTCGTAAGACAATCTGTCAAGTTTTCAAATGCTTTTTCAAAATCTGTTTTCATATTACTCCTTTGTTAGCTTGTAATCTTGAAATTATATATTCCAAAAACAAGAAAAAATAATAAAAAACTTAAGATGTCATGTTTTTCTCACTTAAAGGAGCGTAAAATGAATGCTGAAAAGATTCACGAATTAAGTGGTCTAATAGCAAGACTTGAAAGATTTCAATGTTCTGTTTATAACAAAGATAGCAATCCTACAATGTATGTTGAATCAGAAAAAATTCAAAAATCAGAGTTTGAAAATGTAGAACAATTTGCTGAAGACTTAAGAGTAGCTATTGAAACTGTTGTAAATAAACACGTCAATTTATTGAAGAAGGAAATTGAAAAAGAAGTATTGGGTATTGTAGAAAAACAAAAAACAAATAGAAAAACAAAAAAGACTTAGTTTTCACTAAGTCTTTTTTAAAATGATACCTTAAGGATACCTTAAGAAAAAAATGAGTTTGTTGTGCCACCAATTGTGGTCTGACTTGTCCGGATAACTGATTTACTAACTAAATCAACAGTCCTACGTATTTCACTTTCTGTTGCAGCTGCAGTTAGAACGTTTGGAAATCCAACCTTTTTAGCGACAGCTTTCAGAATTGTATCAGCACTTGGATCGTTAGGATCTGTATAACCGACGTACACAGGATAGAACATTTCTTTTTTAAGAAGCGACTCTGTTGTAATTTTAACTTCGCTTGAAGATGATTTCTGTGAATCATTATCATCACCATCAGAAAAAACTACCACAATAGTTTTTGTTCTTACACCATTTTGATTCAGGTCTGTTGCATAAGCTTTCGCACCTGTGATAGATTCCATAAGAGCATCATATACTGCAGTAGAACCGCCTGTCGCTCTGTAATCATTACCAATTGGAGCAATTTCATCAGATTTTTTAAACCCATGCAAAATTTTCGTCCTTGTCGAAAAAACAACTGTACTTACGAGAATTGAGCCACCTTGCTTTGAGTTTTTGAAAGACTGAATCATTTTGTCATACGAATCACGTACAACTTGTTCATGTTTCTTCATTGAAATCGAAGCATCAAGTAAAATTTTAACGACTGTTACGTCATCTGTTTCAATATCATCCAATGAAGTACCAAGGCAACCAGCAAGATTTGAACCATCTAAACTGTTGACCATAAGTGCACCTACTGTAGGATCTACAGTAGGCAAACTAAATAGATTTTTTACGTCATCAATATCAGCCATGTTAATCAATTCCTTTCTAATTTTTATTTAAAAACATCAGTGCTGTTGACAATATTAAGACCTGCTTTTTCGAATTTTGCAAATTCAGCATTTGCAATTGCTTCAAAATCGATTGTTGGGTGCTTTACTGAACTCATGCAATCTTTCAGAATCCATATTTTCTTGAGTACTTCAGGTTGATCTTTAAAAAACAAATACAATTGAAGGAGAGACTCAAGAACACAATGTGATTTTGCTTGTCCTGCAACGAGCAAACGATCATAACGACCCATAAGGTTAAGAAATGCTGTATTGATACCACCTCTTGGATTTTTAGGTACCAAAACTTCAGGACGGAAAATACCGAACATTTCAGTTTCAGGAACGTCACCTTTAAGTTGAAAACTGATTTGTGACCGTCGAACAGCTGCATGGTAATAACAAATTTCATAGAGAGAAGGTACCAATGCATGTCCAGGTGTACCAAGCATAGTATGTTCTGGCCAAATCATCAATGGCTTATTTGCTTGTTTTTCAAGAGTTTTCACGTAATCTAAAGACCAAATCGGATCAATAACTGGCTTAAATTTACCCGCTTCAATATCAGCACTCGTAATAACAGTATAGGGTGCCGGATTTTTTCCATTTTCATCAACCCACCAATATCCATAGAAGATTTGAAATACCATGTGAGTATCGAGCGTAGGATAAATTGTTGTAATTTTGCTCATGTTATTGATGATAAGATCAATAATTCTAAACATATCAATTTCAGAATTATCAACATAAAGTTGACCAATAGGTGGGGGCAAACAGAAATCAATCTGACAGTCAATTAGAAGCAAGGCAACCCTTTGGCCAGGTTTATCCATTGCCGATGGCATTATAGGGTTACGAGCGGCCTCAGCTTTCACAGCTTGGATGTTTGGGACAAATAGTTGTCCGATTTTTTTCTCATCGAAAAAACTTGGTCTTGGTGCCATACACAACTCCTTCTAAAGTTATTTTTTTATAAGTCTTAAAAAACTGACCTTGTGTTCTGATACAACTAAAATACCATCTTTATATAAATACGTAGTGTCACTAGAATCAACATATTTTTCAGTTTGTTTTTTCAAAGATAATTGCTTGTGTTTTTCAATCACAATACCCACATCAGTCGGGTGTATAATAGAAGAACCTGCTAATGTTTTCCCAGTGATGTTTCTCATAGTTTCTGAATTTATAGATGTTGTTGTCATTGTATCAATAACTTTTCCAGTATCATCAATTAAGAAATAATGTGAATAAGTTCTTCCATCAGGATGTAAAGATTTTACAAGAAACAAAACTGTAGAAATTGATATTTCAGCATCAACTTCAATTATTTTTCCTTCAATTTTGGGAAGAGAAAATTCATATCTGCCTTTTGGAGAAAAAACAAAATAATGATATTGATTAAAGACTCTAAAAAAACAAAAACCCAGTCCTGTCCTTCCAACTTTAAACCAAGTTTGATTTTGTAAAGTTTGCGTAATTACTGTATCAGCAATGTTTTTTCCAAAAATTTCAGAAGATAAAAGTGTTTGTTCTGCGAGTCTATAAAGTTTTGTTGAACTACAACTAAAGATTAAATAACCATCATATTTCAAAGTAGTTGTCTTTAGAACAGGCTGCAAACTAAGTGTTACTTCAAATATTTGAAGTTCATCATTGACACCTAATACAAGATAATTTTTAAAAAAATCATATTGTACATCTTTTGTATGACCTGACCATAACTTAAAATCTTTTTTATCTTTATCTGAAATTATATGCAAGTTAGTTTGCATCCCATTAAATTCGATAACTATTATTCTATTATCGTCAAGAACTTTTGAAAAAAGAATAGTTCCTTCAGTTTGAAAAAGAATATCACAAATACAAAAATCATCGTGAATATCTTGTGTTACGACAATTTGTTGAATATTAACTGTAGGTTGCACAATTGGTACAAAACAAACAGAGCATTTTCCTCTACCTTTATAGTAATAGTTGTTACAAACATTACATTTTACAAAAGAATTTTTATGACTATCTAAAAGAGACATTGGCAATTCTATTCTTTGATCAAGTTTAAAAATTTTGTCAAAATAATCAAGCAATTCTATACTTAAAGTTTCAGGTTTAATTGCTATTCTCGGATAAACTACACTTGAATCAAATACAGAAATTTTATTTTTTGCTCTATCTACTATTGTTTGTAAGGTATTATGAACACCACCAAAAGGATGTGTTAAAAGCAAACATTTAAAAAGCATAACAGCATAACTATACCAATCAGTCTCTTTTGAAAAGTATTGTTTTAAAGAAAGATCAACGCCATAAAGTCTTGGATCAAGAAACTGTTCTGTTCCTACTGCACAAGGATATTTTCCAAACTGAAATGAATCAACATCAATAAAAACTGACAAGAATGAATTATTGTAAAGTACATTCATATCATTGTAATCACCAACAACAATGTTATTTGTATGCAAAACTTGCAATGTCTCTAACATATGTTTAAAGAATGTTATGATTTCATTGGGAGTTATTTGTTCTTGATTTCTATTTTTTTTGTTTGAAAGATAGACTGCTTCTTTACATTTTTTTGCAACATGCATAGAGAAACCAACAATGTTTGATTTTTCATCATACACAAGATCTAAGGGACATGCAATATTATCGGGTAATGTCAATTTCAAATCTATGAAATCTTTAAGTTTTTTTGCTCGTTGAGGAGAGGGATTATGATAAATTTTTAAAGCGTGTTTTTTATAAAGAACGACTGTCGCTTCACCACCTGTACCAAGTGAGTCTTTATCGTCAACTTGGATTTTTTCTTTATTAAATATTAATGTCTTTGTTGTCATTTTATTTTGCTTTTACTATAACCCTTCATATTCGTTAGATTAGGCAATACAATATCTTTCCATGTCCATAAATGACGTGTATTAGAACCATTACATAAATCATCGTTTTTGGGAAAGATTTCAACTGCTGAAACATCTACACCAAGCAAATCATCTTTAATCTCTTGTAAGATCATGTAATCTTTTATTGGGTTACAATCTATTCTCTGAATTAAAAGATGAGTATAGGTAATACCATTATCTGATTGTACATCTTCACAAAGAATATCATAGATACCATCTTCAGTTTGCCAGCATTTTTTTATGTTCTTTAAATGTGGTAACTTTTCTAATGTAGATGGACAATACCTTAAATATTTCATAATCTATTCTTTTGTATGTTTCTCAATTACTATACATGTTGCATCATCTCCAAATAAACCATCATTTTGCCATAGATTAAATTTTCTTTGAAGTTCACGTTTTTTTGTGCCATATAAGTCTGAATCAAGATTTTTATCGATTAAAGATTGTATGCCATCTGTACCAATAATGACGCTATCGATTTTTTCACAATCAAAAACATTGATAGTAAAGAAATTTAATTCTGTGGGTTTTTGTTGAAGAAATTCTTTGGGCACTGATTTATATGCTATATACTCAGGTTTACCTTCTTGATGAATTTCATGTATTTCATTATTAATGATAACAATGCCATCACCACAATTTGCTACAACAACTTTATCTTTCGTCACCACACAAAATAAACAAGTACTTAATAAAAACTCGTTTATAAACGAAATACGTTCAGGTTGTGATGCAACTTCAAAAAACAAAATCCCCTCGAGGCGCTTTATAAACAAATCAATTTCGTATTCAAGTTGTTTTTTTAAAATTTCAGCATCAAAAAAAGCATCTGGTTTAAACGCATTTCTTAAAAGATTTACCATGAAAGTACTCAGTAATGCGGAACCAACTTCAGAATATTTACTTTGACCACATCCATCGCATACAACACCTATTAATAAATCGGGTGAAACATGAGTATGAAAAAAGTCTTGTTTGTTCTTTTTAGAAAACTCATGTTCACGGCCTATTATAGATGCTTTATTTAAAACCCAGCTCATTATAGACCCTTTGAGTTTTTGTGAGTAAGAAGAATTTGCATACCTTTTGTTTTTGTCACGTCACCAGATAACGGATCAAGAAGTGACTTTAATGCTGTCTTATCTTGAACTGTTCGCCATCTCAAGTTAATGTGTTTGTTTGCAGCTTGAATTGCAATAAAATCACCTGCACGACGACCATAACATCTTCTTATGAAGCCTACATCATCTTGTTTTGTTGCAAATTCAGAGAGGATATAACCCTGTTTTGTAGGGTGAACACCAATACCTTGCAGACGCAATTTTCGAATAATTGTATAGATTGAACTTACTGTCAAACCACAAAGTTCTGCAAGTTGATTTGCTGTTAGATATGAATTTTCAATTAATGCAGTATGCACTTTTTTGAACATATCATTAGTCTTGGGTTTCATAGGTCTCCTTATAATTGAAATGATGTGCGAAGAATTTGTACAGCTTCATTTGCTTCTATAAGTGCTTCAGCACTTTTTCTATAAAAATGAGATTTTTTTAACATGTCAAGAGCATCAGAACGATCAGGTTCATCCATTGTTTTTAATTTTTTCACAAATTCATTAGTAACAGACATTCCTATCGGGAGATGTTTAGAATTATGAGAATTCTGTTCGACTGTAGCAGGGAGATTTGAGTTAGAAGATTTTTTAAATACCAACTTATATTTATGGTTCGCGTTAATAATTTTACAACCATTATTCTTTTTATTAACATCATGAACACCACTATATAATGCCTGTTTTGATATCTCAAGTGTTTTCATTATTTCTTCAGACGAAAAACCATCAGGTGCATCAGTCAACAATTGAACTATACGATCTTTTGTAGTAACTTTTTTACTCATGTTTTTTATCTCCTTTTATTGTTGATCTGTATAATAATCCTTGATTTATTAACCATCTTACCTGATGTTGTAAGTTTCTGCCGTCTTCTTTAGCAGACGACATTACCTTTTCATGCATCTCTTCTGTGACTCTAAGATTTGATATCCCTAAAGTTTTCACTAAATTTTGTTCTGTTTTATCTGTTGTTGTTTTCATATGATCTATAATCTATATCATATGTTTTAACCAGGGTTAACAAATTTACACAATTTTTAACAAAATTTAACATTTTTTAGATAAGACAGTTTTGTTTATTTTTGTGGTATTTTAAAAGTAGGAGAACAAAGTGCTCATTATAGCATCAATGACGCACTTTGTAAAAATTGTTACGGTTAATAGCCAGTCTCTTGTCGTTTGAAATTGACATCTTGTTTTCTTTTTACTTCTTCTAACAATTCTTTTGCTGTCATATTATGAGTTAAAGCTGTATTTAAGACAAAAATAAACATATCAGCAATCTCATCTCTTACTTCTTTTTCGCCTTTACTGTCGTCTTGAGTCTTATGTGACTTATAATTTCCTACAGCACTAATAAACTCGCCAACTTCTTGGTATAAGAGTAATGCAAGTTCTTTGCTAAATCTTGATTTTTCTTTTTTGTCAAATTCAGCAAGCGGTTTGTTAGGAAATTGATCGCTTTTTGAAATAAGCAAGTTTTCAAAAACTTCTTGTCTTTCATAAATTTCAGCAAAAATAACATTAGTGTCCATATTTTCTCCTTTTACTTGTTTATATATTCTTATTTTAAAAGTTACAAAAAACTTTTTTAAATATAATAATATATTCAAGTAAGAAACAAAACATCTAAGGAGAAAAAATGCAAGCTCTAAACGTAGGATGTCATGACATCCATATTTCTGGAATGTTGAATATTGATATTGATCCTGCAATGAAACCAGATCTTTTGTTAGATTGTACTAAGTTAGCTGAACACTTTGACCAAGAATCAATTGATTTTGTTTATATGGGACACTTTCTTGAACATTTAACAATTCAAGAAGGAAAGAAAGTAGTTGCTGACATTTTTCGTATTTTAAAACAATATGGTAGTGTTGTCATTACTATTCCCGACTACACAAAATGTGATGGTCTAACTATTACGGAGGTTGAAAGCGTAGTAATAGCAGGAGGTCAACATAAAACTCTTATGAATATTGAACGAGTCAAAGAATATATGCATGAAGCTGGATTTTGTACTATTGCTGAGATTCAACCCAAAGAAACACCTCATTGTCCTTTCCCTGAAGTAACATGGCAAACAAGTGCAATTGGTATCAAACACCCTGTGGTAAGATTTCATGGAATCAACTAACACAACAGGATATTTTCACGTTGCTTTAATGCAAAATCTTGGTGGGTTTTCTGTTGCATCAGAAATGCATGGTCGTTTTTTACAATCAGGTTTGTATGATGCAACAGATGAAATCAATATAGTGATTCTTGGTGACAAAACGCAAGCTAACTTCTTTATTGATTATATTGTAAACACTCATAAAAAATATAAACTCAGATTTTTTGACCCAAATATTTCATTATATGAATGGCCAACTTTATCTTGCATTTATGAAGATTGCAAAACATCAAACAATGATGTCTGGTATGTACATACAAAAGGTGCAAGTAATTGTAGACCTGACGTACCTGCAAGAATCCAAAGAAATATAAGATCGTGGCGAGGTGTAATGTCTTACAATATTATTGGAAAACACAAACTTTGCAAAGAAATATTGAGTGAAGGAATTGATGCTACTGGTGCTTTTTATCAAAAAGAAGTTAATTGTTTTTCTGGTAATTTTTGGTGGTCAAAAGCAAGTCACATACGTTCATTAAAAGAACCTATGGGAACTAGAAATGAAGCTGAACTTTGGGTGTGTACTAACCAGCAAGCAAAATATGAAAGTTTATATGATTTTGCAAGACTTGACATTTATGATTTTGAAAATTTTTATGGTGAAAAAGGTTCTTTATGTTACAGTCCAGGTAGTATTTAAAGAATTTTCAAAAACAACTTTTTTACAACCCTTTGTTATAACACCAATTTTGTAAGCATCATAAGATTTAGACAAATAATCTATAACTTTATTTGCTTTTTCAGGACTTACAACAACAGTTACACCAACACCCATATTAAATGTACGAAGCATATCTTGATCAGAGACTTTTCCGATGTCTTTTATTCTTTTAAAAACATCTAAAACTCTAACTTTATTAAGATCAATAACAGCATTTACATTTTCTGGTAAGATTCTATCTAAATTCTCACCTATGCCTCCACCAGTAATGTGTGCCATACCATTCACTTCACTGAACACTCCACATAAAGCTTTGTAATATGGCGTGTGAGGCTTCATAATATTTTGCATAAAATTTTGATCAGACATTAATTCTGGATGTTCTATAAGTATAGCCCTTATAAGAGTATATCCATTTGTATGTGGACCATTAGAACTTATAGCTATGACAATATCGTTTTCTTTAATTGCACTTCCATCAACGATTTTCGATCTATCTACAATACCAACAATTGAAGATGACAAAATATAAGTTCCTATTGGTATGACACCAGGTTGCTCAGAAGTTTCTCCTCCAACAAGAGTACAACCATTTAATTGACAAGCGTCAGCCATTGCCTTCACCATTCGTTTTACTTTATCGCTTTCCAATTTCCCGCAAACTATGCAATCTTGAACAACAAATGGATGAGCACCTACCATGATACAATCATTCACTAAATGATTGATCATATCATAACAAATAGACTCATACATGTCAAATCCAAATGCGAGAAGTTGCTTTGATCCTGGCTCTTCTGTTTTTGTAACTATAACAGGATCAGAAAAATTAAGCTTCGAAAAATCTGATATAGATGCAAATGCACCTACTTTGTTTAAAACAGAGGGGTTATCGAACAAAATTTCTTTAAAACCAGATTTAAGTGTATTTGCTTTATCAATATCAACACCAGATGTTTTATAATCCATTTGTTTCCTTCAAATTTTCATCAGTAGTTATTTTTCTTTCAGACAGTTGTTTTAACTCTCTATAAATTTTATTAAGTTGTATTTTCTTTGCTTTCGTAGGTTTTTCAGTTTCTTTCAAGAATTCTATCTCATTCTCTAAAGAAATAGCTAACCTGCATAAATCATCTTTTTTCATAATTTAAAACTCCAATCTTGTGCTATTGGAATTCTTCTTCCAAAACCAAAATCCTTTTTATGCATCTTAATACCTATAGGTGCTTGACGTCGTTTAAACTCAGCTTTCTTTATTAAAGAGCAAACTTTTGCTGCAGCAGCTTGATTTGCATGAACTACTTCAATGCATTCTTGCTTTTCTACATGATTTAACAAATCGCCTTCAATAAAATATTTGAGGATTGCATCAAGAATCGGATATGGTGGCAAACTATCAGTATCTTTCTGTCCAGGCGCCAATTCAGCAGATGGTTCTTTATCTATAATAATTTGAGGTATCATTTCTTTCCCATGTTTTTCATTGAAATACTTTGAAGCACCAAAAACTTCCATCTTATACATACCAGAAATTGGAGATAGACCACCACACATATCTCCATACATTGTACAATAACCAACAGAAAGTTCGCTTTTATTTCCTGTTGAAAGAACTAAATAACCATATCTGTTTGAATAGGCCATTAATATAATTCCACGAATACGAGCTTGTAAATTCTCTTCCATTATTCCCATTTTTTCAACAGACCCAAACACGTCATTAAATCCTTTTATAATACTTTCATAATATGCTCGTATCGGTACAGTGTGAAATGCAATTCCAAGATTCTTACACAAAGTCTCAGAATCTTTCCAGCTTCCTTCTGATGACCATTCTGATGGCATTGTAATACCAAGAACTCTATCTGGTCCAAGAGCATCTCTTGCCAAAGCTGATACTAAAGCACTATCAATACCACCTGACTCTCCAATACAAACTCCTTTAAACCCGCATTTTTCAACATAAGACTTTATTCCATAAATTGCTTGTTCTGTAAAAAACTGAAATTTTGACTTCCAAGGTTTGTGTAAAAGACCTTCAGCATTAACACCTTGTACATGATAAGGAAGAATGTTATCATCAATAGTGTCTATTCGTTCTTTAAAAGCAGGCATTGTATGAACAATAACGCCTCTTTTGTTTGTCACAAAAGAATTACCATCAAAAACAATGTCGTCATTGCCACCAACCTGATTAACATAAATAATAGGCATTGCATATTGCCGACTAATTTTCTTTACCATTTCAATTTTTTCTTCATGTTTCCCTACAACAGAAGGCGAACCATTTATTGAAATAACAAATTCAGCATTTGCATTGAAAAGATCCTGCATTGGATTTACAGAATAAAGGGACTTATCGTTTTCCCACCAAAGATCTTCACAAATTACAATACCGATTCTGACACCTTTGAATTGAAACAAACCCATTTCTTTACCAGGTTCGAAATATCGAGCTTCATCAAAAACATCATAGGTAGGTAATAACCTTTTCCTATAATTAAATATGATCTCGCCTTTGTAGCAAACTGCAGCGGAATTAAAAAGATCTTTTCCTTGCCCCTTATTTCTTTCAACATAACCAACAATAATCAATGAATCGGCATTTTTTGTTTGTTCAAGCAAAGACTGTAAAGCCAAATATTGTTTGTCAATAAATTGACTTAGATCTGCTAAGTCAAGTAAAGGATAACCACAAATTGTCAATTCAGGAAATATGAAAATTTGTTTTGAAACTGTTTTAGCAGGTTCTGTTAATGCACATTTCTTCTGTAATGCATCTATAATTTTTGCAACATTACCATCAAAATCACCTACTTTAGTGTCAATTTGACAAAGATTTATCTGCATTTTTACTCCTGTTAAATTACTTAACTATTTGAATTCTATTTGTTGTCGAAAATTCTTTACCAATTTTAAATTGATAGAGATAAGTTCCTGTTGTTGCATGCACTGTTGTATTATAGCATCCAGGATTCATGTTTCTATCATTTTTATATAAAATCTTTCCATTAAGTGAATAAATAACTAACTGTACATTATTTTGTTTTGCAACAGAATATTTTACTATTCCTTTTGAATCCATATTGAAAGAATTACAAAGAGTTTTATTTGAAGAAATAACTGATGTTGTTGGTATATTTGAAATCACCTTCACAGTAAAAGATACTTTACTTTTTCCATCTGAAATTGTGAATGTTAACGTGTCATTTATAACCTTTTTAAGTGTTATTGAATAGATTGAATCTTTAATGGTTACGACAAGGTTAGTCACACTGAACTTAGTTGTATCATAGGTATATATTAACTTATCTCCATCAGGGTCTATGGCCTTCGCGTTAATTGTAACAGGTTGATTCAAACTTTTAATTGTTATTGTAGTGTCAGAAGGTATTATAGGAAGTCTATTTTTATCAAGGATTGTTATTACAGCTTGTTTTTCGACTGATACTTCACCATCAGAAACAACAACCTTTAAAGTTTGAATTCCTGCTGAAGTATAATTTGTAGTTATTTTGCAAGTACTATTTTCTGAAACCAATGTTGAACCAAGATACCATTTTGTAGAAAGAAGTGTTCCATCAAAATCAGACGTTGAAACTGTAAAATAAAGACTATCAGTCTCAGTAATTGTAGTATCTTTTAAAATTGTTGTTATTACTGGAGCAACATTTACGTTCGAAATTACCAAAGTATAGTTTTGTTGTGATGTCGTATTGTAAGAATCTTTAGCAATAATTGTAATTGAATAACTTCCTGAATTTTGTAAAGAAGGTGTCCATGTAACAAGACCTGTAGAAAAAATTGTCATGTTTGTAGGAGCATTTAAAAGTGAATATGAAATTGTTTGTTCGTCAGTTGCTTGAACTTGATAAGTGTATAATTGATTTTCAATTCCTGTTGTAATTGGTGTTGATGTAAATATCGGTGCATTGTTTTGTGAAATCACAAGCATAAAGTTTTGTTCGCGTTTTGCATTCTCACTATCTTTTGCAACTACTGACACACCATAAGTTCCTACAACAGGAATCCAAGAAACAAGTCCTGTAGAAGAAATAGTCATATTTGCAGGTGCAGTTTTTAATGAATAAGTTATTGGTTGTTCGTCTGTTGCATTTGCTTGATATGTATATAATTGATTTTCAATTCCTGTTGTAATAGGAGTCGATGTAAATGTTGGTGGTACATTGATTTTTGTGATTGTTAAAGAGTAAATCAATGTATCATAACTTGGCGAAAGATTTCGTTTTTGAAAAGCATCATAATAATTTGAATTATCAGTTAAAATTAAAGTAATTGTAGTATCTAAATTTGAATGTGTAGGTGTTCCTGAAATTGTGAATTGATTTTTTGAAGTTCTTGATATTGACAACCATGAAGGAAGTTTAGAATAAGAAATAAAAGAAGAATCATTGTCAATATCAGTAGTCGAAATAACTTGTGAATATTGTGTTCCTTCAGTTGCTGATGTCGTTACAGATTCGTTTATTGAAATCTTTCTTGAAAAAACTTTCAAGTTCCAAACTATTGAATCAGTTTTTGAATATGAATCTTCAGTCCTAAATTTAATTTCATAACTACCTGGTTGAATTATTGAGTTTAAAGAAATTATTGAATCGACGATTGTTAAACCAAGAGGATTCTGAGGTATTGTAAAAGTTAAAGGATTATTAAGATATTCAAATGCATGTAATGTGTCAGTATAATAAATCCTTTTTGTTGATTCATCAGTGTACCCAAGTGAGTCGACAAAGGTTGTATTAAGAAAAAAAGGCGTGTTATTAAATTTGTAAATAGAAATGTAATCAGATATTTGATATGTTATTTCTTGTGAATTTTGTTTGTAAAGAAAATCATATAAAGGTCTTGGAAAATTGCAACTCCTTGTATACTTAGATTTTGTGTAGAAGATCCTATTTGAATTTGAAATATTGTTGTTACTATCAAGAAAAACGTTGTATGATGCAACATCTTCAGAACAAGAAACATCTCCATAATACGAATTGTTTATTTTATAATAAGAGAAGAAAGTAGTATCAACTGGATTTACAGCAAATTTTTTAACTGCAAATGAAGAATTTGTTTTTACTACAACATTATTATATAATAGTTGTCCTGAAGAATTTGTTGTCCATATACCTTGAAGATCTAGAAAGTAACCAAATATTCCTGTTGCAATTTGTGAATATGTTGATCCACTAGAAATTTTGTAAAGTATTCCATTAGAAGAAAAATATGCACAATTATTTTGGAATTTAAAATCAAGTAATGTTGTTGTTCCTGAAGTTGTTATTGTAGTTTTCAAATTCCAATCATCCATATAATTTTTATAGATTTTTACTTTGTTAGAATTAGGAATTGCTACAATTACATACATTGAATCAAGTTTATATGTCCTTATGTAAGAATCTAAAGTATCTCTACGTGGATCAGCAAGACCAATTTGGAAAGGTCCCGGAATTGTTGTGTGTTCAAACCTTTTTTTATTGTAAAACTTCCTTATAGAATCAAGATCATTTTTTAACGAACCTGAAGCAAAAAGACGGAAACGTGTTTCATAATCAAAACGATAATAACAACCTATATCCAATGTATCTAAAGTATCTTTAGAATCAGAAGTTAATTTCTTTGTTGCATATATACCCCAGTATGGGTCATCTGTAGTAATTTGAAAAGCAGGTGAAATGTTTGATGCAGCTTTACATTGTTGTGTCAGATACCAACTTTTACTTAAGCCTGTATAGAAAGTAGAAGTTGTTGTGAATGAAGAAGAACTATGAAGAATTGAGACATCAGCCATGATTTTCAATGTAAGAATCATAGCTATTGTAATTGTTTTGTTGAACATAAGTCCTCCCTATTTTTAGGTGTTAAGGTGTAATTAAGATATCGCACAATATCGTATTAACAGCCAACACTATATAGAAACGGACTATTTTGACTTTTAGCTATTTTTAGTTTTTTGACTTTTTAAAAAACTCTTAATGTACAAATGGTATTTTTTTAATTCTTTGTTTGTCTTTTTTCTTATCGAAAATTTACCAACATTTATATTATAAACATCATTTAATCTTTTTAGAAGAAACCGTATTTTTATAGCTAAACAAATTCTTTCAGCATGTTCTTTTTGATAGTCTTTTGCATACTTTGCCCATCTTTGAGGGTCTAAACTAACATATGTTCTTTTTGAAAGTTTATATTGTTCGATTTTCGCTTTTCTATTTTCGTTTGTTCTTTCTTTAAAACAAAATTTGCATTCACTAAAGTAATATTTTTTATTATGAGCTTTATAAAATGCATTAATTGGTTTTAATTGCTTACATTGCGTACAAACTTTAGTTTTCATAACACTACTTTTTTCTCATGTCCTACACGTATTTGAGGATCGACGAAAATTTCAAACCCTTTTTCTCTTATTAAACGACAAAAAGAGACGTCTTCTGAAGCAAAATCTTTTGTATTACCTATAGTGAAAAACACTGGTTTAAACCAAGGATAAGTTAAAGTCTCGAACACTCCTTTTTTTATTAACATAAAACCCATACCTGTATATGCTACATTTACAAGTCCTGTTTTTTGCTCGATATCTCCAGTTCTAAGAAAATCAAAATGACCATTTTTTTTGAAACTGTCTTCATTCCAAGTTTGAACTGTAGCAAAGTGTACGCCATCAGACATCATATAGACGCCAGAAACTATGTCTTTATCATAATCAAGAAGTTTTTGAAACTGTTGTGGTGTGAATATTATATCATTATCAATCCACATTAAATGCGAATATTCAATTTTTCCGTCATAAGGTTTTTGATTTTCACCACGTAAAACATCACCACCCAAACACATATTTCTAACGTAGTATACTACAGAAGATTCTTGTCTAGAAATAGCAAATTGTATGTTTGATTTATAACAATAATGCAACAACTCAGTAAAACAATCAAAAAAACGTCCAGAAAAAGAAGTACCAGTTAAACAAAAAATAATTTTATGCATTTTCTATTTCATCCCTATAAAATTCGCATTTTGTATAAACGTTTGGATCTTCTTTTTGACATTTTTTGCATGTAGCTACTTTTTCATCGAGCTTGCCAAAATCCTCACACGACCTTGATGCTTCGACAAGTTGTTTAACTTCACTTCTTAACCAGATACCATTGCTAAGTCTTGTTATTTTGTCTGATTTTTTTACAGCGTCAAATATATTCTCTTTATAATGCTTTATCTCTTCTTTTAGTTCATCAATAACCATTACATCAAATTTTTCTTTTTCGACAGCATCATCTTTTACAATTTTAGAAAGATTTACTTTCGAACTATCTTTGACAATCCCAGTTTCTTCAAGTTTTATTTTTCTATATTTTAAAATACATAATTTTCGTGTTTTTTCTTTAAGAAGTTCTGGGTATTCTTCTACAGCTTGAAGGCCTTCTAAAAGACTCCAAATTTTTTGTTTTGAAAGTTTTTGATTTTCAAGAAATCCCGGGTCAATTTCATATCCGAGCTGTTGTAGTTTTCTAAGTGCTTTAAGTTCTTCTTGCCACGTCAAATGTTTACGACCAAGATTTTCATTAAACATAAGTTGTGTTTTTTGTAATTCAGTAAGATTATCATAAATTATAACTAATGCTTTTTCAAACCCTGATGCTTTTAAAGCACGAAGACGTCGTTCTCCAGAAATAAGTTCGTATCTGTCATTCTTTTTGCAAACTATTATGGGTTGAATATTCCCATTCGTAGCTTTCAAACTTTCTTCAAGATCTTTAGTCTCTTCATCTCCAAAGTCTTCTCTAACATTGAAAGCAGGAACAATATCAATTAATAAAACAGAAACTTCATCAAGTTTTATATTATTCATTTTTCATCCATGTAATAGTAAATAAGATAAACATTATCACACAATGTACATTTTAAACTTTTTTCTGGTAATTCATCACCCGTCTTGAAAGCTACATAATTACCACATACGCAAGTAAGACTTAAATATGAAGGTCCTAAAACTTCATTTTGTTCTTTAAAGCCAATAAGTTCGTTTTTATTGATCTCTAAACGTTCAAAACCAAATTGGTTTTTTGCATGAATAAGACCATCAACAAATCCAACTAAATAATCTTTATTCTTCGCTCTTAAAACTGCTTCTGTCATTTTTATCTTCTTCAAGTTCAAAACTTTCTTCATGAATAAAAACTTTTTTAGGAGTCAAAATTTGAATCTTATCAGCTCTAATTTCGACTATAGAAATCTCACTATCTTTAATTTGTCTGTTTTGCAGAGAACCCTCAATATAGACTTTATCGCCCTTCACTAAGTTCTGCTCACACAATATTGCAAGATTTAACCAAGCAGTAACACTTACATAACAATATTCTTCTTTCAACTCTTCTTTTGTTCTAAACTTTCTCCCACATGCAATTCTAAAGTTTGCTACTTTTACTTTATTACCTTTTGTAAGATTAATTTGCGGTGCACAAACAACAGTACCGACAATCATAACTTTATTAACCATTGGAGCGCTGTAATTTGACATTGTCGTCCTTTTTAATTAATGTAAAACATAGTATCTGCTAACTGCGTGTTTTAGCAGATACTTTTTACAACTTATTTCTTTTCTTTTTTGTCTGTCTTTGGAACAGCTGCAAGAATGTCTTGAATATCTTTTCTGATTGAACGTGTAAGTTTTGCCATTGAAAGAAGAGCTTTTCTTGCTCTATGACCCGATACTTTCTTCTGTTTTTCTGTAAGAAGACTGTACTCAAGTTTGAATTCATCATACAGTTTTTGAAAATCAGAAACTCTTTCTGTTGTTGTTTCTGGTACATTGTAAGTCGCCATGATTCCTCCTAAAAGATAAAAGTGTTTTTAAGCCAATTTCTAAATTGACCAACGGTTCCCATTTATAGAACTTGAAATTTTCACAATTGAAACAAATTTCAAGTTTTTTTCTTCTCCATTTTATATCGTATTCTTCAGTTTTTCGCATTCGTTTTATTAGTTCTACTAATTTTCTTAACTCTATCGAATTACCACTTGCAATATCAAAAACGCCAGAAACTTCTTTTCTTAATGCAACTTCTATAGCACTTACTACATCACCATCATAAATAAAGTCTCTCACAGAATTATCAAATTCTCCAGAAGTTGTAAACAAAAATTTCTCAATAAGACTTTCTGGCATTGACGTACCATATATTTCTGAAACTCTAAAAATAACATACTGTTTTTTAGATTCAATTATTTTTTGCTCTATTGCAAGATAACGTTCACAAATTTCGTTTTTAGGTATAATTTTTGAATAAACACTAAAAGGCAAAGGGTTTTTACTATTCAAATAAAGATCAAGAGCATTCTCTATAAGTATTACTTTTTTTATTTTTCTTTTTAAAACATCATCAATTTGTTTTTCTATTTTTTCCGAAACAGAAAAAAGATTTATAATGACAATATCAGGTTCAAAATTTGGTAAAACAACACCTCTTGAAGAATCTAACGAATCTTCAATCAAACATAAATCAATATGCTTTGAAAAACTATTATTATCAGAAAGTAAAAAAACTTTAAAATCATTTGCCATTTTTTGTACGATCCTCGAAATACTCTAAGACAGTCTTGCAAACATTTATAATTTTTTCTTTATCATATCCTAAAATATAATCTACAAGTTTCGAGCCATTATGAGTAGCTAAAATCTCTAAAAAAACGTAATCGGTTTTTTCATCATATCTAAAATTAATTGCATTTCTAGTATGCAAATCGTTTGATTCAAAAGTTGTCAATAAGGATATAATCAAATCAAATTTCTTTGGGTCGATTTCTGGGATTTCTCCCTTTGAAGATTTGAATATCATTCTTTCATCCTTACTTCTTTTAAATCTTTCATTTTTGCTTCAAAAGATTTATTAATATCTTCTTCAATACCTACAAGCTCTTTTTGAAATTCTTTGTAAAACTGAGCTTTTTCATGTTGATCAATAGACAAAGAAATATCTACAGAAGATTTTATTCTTTTTATTAAACTTTCAATAACAGTACGAAGATATAATCGCTCAGCTTCTTTATACACAGCAGGATTTATTGTGTCAGCTTGTACGCCAAGAAAATCTGCTGTTTTGGGATCTAAAAACTGAAGTTGTCTATCCAAAAATTCAGCTTGTTTGCTTTGAAGCATTGCCTTAGACCACATTTTTAACTTTGAAATAACATTAGCTTGAAGATTATTCATGATAGTTTCTTGTTTCATGATTAGATTTTCAAGATTGAATGTTCTTCCCTCTTTTATACGTTCGTTTTTTATTTCATCAAGTTCTTGTAATCTTTTAATTTGTTGCATCATTGATAGTTCTAATAATTCTAAATCATTCACTTTTCGTTGCGTTAAAACAGAAAAAATATCTTTCATATCTCTCTGTTCTACAGCAGGTAAATTACTAAAACCCATCTTTCTATTAAACTCAGCAATTGCTGCACCTGTACATTCAAAATGTTTAGAGAAATGTTCAGATACAACAGAAAGTTCAAGATTTTTTCCTGTAGACAACAATACTTCTTCAGTAAATTCTTCAACAATTTGCTTGTATGTTGATCCTGCAAGATAAGCTTTATTTATTTTTATTGCTGTCGAAGGAAGATTACAACAAGGACATTCAGGATGTGGTTGAATATATTTAGAGATAAAAAAATCTTTATCTTCTTCTATCAAAGTATCTATTGGTCGTACTTCTAATTTATCTTGTGACATTTTTAACCTTTGAACCAAGTTCTATCAAAAGAAGTTGTATCTTTTTCAGACCAACCATTTTCATTATATTTCAACAAACTCAAGTGATTCATTGTCGCGCTTATTTCGTCAGCTCTATGAACTATGTATGATTCTTTTGTCTTACAAACTACTGGACTTCCCTTTTCAAGTTCACCATGATGACTTAAAATTGCATGATATAAAAGCATTATTTTCTTTTGATCGATATCGCTTGGAGCAATTTTTGAAACAAAAAGTGATGATATTGAAAGATGTCCAAGCAACATTTCCCAATCTGTTTTTAAAACTTTTAAATCTTCATCCATGTCATAAGCTTTAAGTTTTCCAATATCATGCAAAAGACCTGCACAAATCAACAAGTCTCTATTATACTCTCCAAAATAATTTGCAACAGACAAACTAATATCTACAACTTCAATACTATGTTGCAAAAGTCCATGCACATAGTTATGATGATTACCTTTAGCAGCTGGATAAGTAAAATATAGTTCTTTTACATCATCATTAAAACAGTTTTCAATAATTTTTTTGTAGTCAGAATCAACAATACTTGCTACTAACTCGTCAAATCTATCTATGTACTTTTGCACATTAAATTTTTGTACTTCTGTTTGGGGATCTAACATATTTTGTGTTATGTAAATTAAATCAAGACAAAAATTTTTCCTTTTTTTCCTTACTCTACCTTTACATACTATTTTGTCACCAACTTTGTATGTTTTTGAAAAAAGATCAATATTATCTTTTAAAATTCCTTGAATTTTAGTAGTTCCATTATTAAGTTCAATTTCAACAAAATGTTCGTTAAACTCTATTTTATCAATAGTGAAAGAACCAGTAAATACTTGTCCTGCTTGAAATTCCATAATATTATACCCTTTAACTTGTGCTTTGTAAACTAGTTTTTAAGTTGTTTTAATGCTTCAAGACGTGCTAACGATTTATCAATTACTTTCTCATTAACTAACCATCTTTTTCTCATTCTATCTAACGCTGCTTGACTTGCTAAATTTGCAGCAGGAATGTTTTTCTTTTCGATCATTTTCAAAACTTTCTCTAGTCTTGAACAACCATCTTTTCTCAAAGCTTCACGTTTTCTTTGCATAGACTCAAGAATTGTCAATAAAATAGTCTTATAAGAAGAAATTGATTCGACAGTAAGTTCTTCAACAGTTTTCTTTGACAAAGAACAAACGTGGTCATAAAACAATTTCATTAACTTACCAATTTCTTCGTTTTCAACTTGTTCACCTTTTTGTTGATCAATAATATGTTGTTGTTGTCTCAAAGCTGAATCTAAATCTGGAACATGTGAAACTGTATCACCAAAAAAACAAACATCTAAAGATCCATCAGCATTTACTTGTATTCCTCGACGCTTTAGTGCTTCAATTACCCATTCATTATAAGCCATTTAAACCTCATGTAATCTAGAACGTGTATAACATGTTTGACATAACCCTTTTGCAAAAACTGTTTTTCCACAACCTAAATTTTTGCAATAATTTGATAAAACAAGATGCTCGACAGTTTTTATTTCGCCCTTAAATTTCATTTGTTGATAATGCTTTGAGCAATATCCTTTGCAAAAAGCATCTTCACCACAATTAACAACAGAACAAGTTTTACCTTTGTTTCTCATATTTCTTCTAAATAAATTGTAGTTTTATCTAGATAAGCATTGCTTTTGATTAGAAGCAAGTCATGTTCTGTCGCTCTAATTCTGTAAGTTTTCTTATGTGCGACGTCATGAAATACAATATTAATCTTTTCACCATTATTAAAATTAATGACATCTTCACTAATTAACTCTACTGCTAAACCATCACCATCAATTTGAAATATGTATCTCATTTTTTTCTCAACACATTAGGTTTTGAAAGAATCTCGTTAAACAAAGCATCAATATCGTCCTCACGCTCACTTGCGTAATTCGCTTTGATACCATCTTTTTTGTCATCATCCCAACCAACCCATTGAACAAGATAATCAAGATCTTCCTGCATTGTCTTTTGCACTGATATTTTTGATTCCAAAACTTTAAGAATGTGATCTTGTTTCAAAATTGGTTGACTTCCAGTCAACTTGCTTTCATGCCACATTTTTACTAACGAAGCATTAACAACTTGATTTATCTCTCTTCCTGTTAGTAATGGGCTGTGAAGTCCTAAGGAATTAGTGTCAATACCAAGCTCTTTGGGATCTCTACCAGTCTTTCTCAAATGAATATCGAAAATAGTTGCTCTGTCTTTTGCTGATGGCAAAGGAATAAAAAACTTATCATCAAAACGTGAAATTAACTCTGGTGGTAAATATTGAATACTATTGCATGTTGCAATAATAAAAATTGGAGCCGTGCAGTCTTGATACCAAGTTAAAAACGAACCAATAACTCTTGCTGTAGTACCTGCATCACTAAACGTAGACGATTGACTTCCAGCAAACTGTTTTTCAATTTCATCAATCAATACTGCACAGGGTGCAACACTTTCAATCGTCTTAAGAGCTTTCATTAAACGTGTTTCGCTCTCACCAACTCTTGATGAAAATATTTTACTTGGCGTAAATGCCAACAAAGGTATTCCCCAATAATTTCCAATAGCTTTTGCAAGTAGCGACTTTCCACAACCTGTTACGCCAAGAAGAAGAGCACCTTTTGCAGGAGGAATTTTCAATTTAACTGCTTCTTCAGACCATGTTCCTTTACGTTCTTCAAACCAGTTTTTTACTTTACCTAACCCGCCAATTTCGTCAAATGTAATATTAGTCTCCATTACATCTAATAAATCAGTCTTACGAAGAATCGACTTTTTGTAAAGATTTATCTCGTTGATATCAAGCTTCTTCATTTTTTTCAATGATGCCATAGTAATTTGCTCGACTTCAAAAAGAGTCAATCCCCTAAGACCTTGCTTTATAGTCTCTTCTATTTTTGTCGAAACTTGTTGGTCTTTTTTCGATACAGAATTGTATTCGCCAAGTAAATAATCAATTTTCTTTTGAATCTCTTTATCATCTGGCAAGTCGTAAAAAACAACTTCTGAATATCTTTGAAGTTTCGTAGGAATCAATAAGGTAGGTGAAACAATGATTATTGATTTAAGATGCACATAGTCATGATAAATATTCAAAACAATATCTTTTATTTTTCGAATTGTCTGAAAATTTGCAGGTTGTGATTCAATAAGATGATTATCAATATCAAGCAAAATGTAAATTAAACGTTTATCTGTTGATTGATTTGATTGTATATCGCTGAGAGCTTGATGAATAGGCATTGTTTTTACATTAACAATACCTTCTTTTTTATCGCTCTCTTTTTGATAATCAGAATACGAAACAATACCTGTTGTCGTTCGATAAATAAAAATCTGCGAATCATCTTTTGTCTGATTATAAATATCTTCAATAAGACAGTCTTCTTCTTCAGTAACTACATGTATAAGAGGACGCAAAATATCAAGATTAGATTTTAAATCCATAGTCTTCAACCTGTCTAAATTTTCAAGAATTAATGAACCATTATTACAATCTCATTTGAAGTTTCGGTCACTTCAAATGTCTCGCCACGTAAAGCTCTTTCACGAAGTTGATAATCGCGCTGATATTCAGCTTTGATTTTCTCGACTTCAGAAGTATTCATCGAATCACACGTAATTTCATTTGCTTTTATGTCAATATTGTAATAAGCACGTGCAATTGACAATCCTTCTTTTGTTTTCGAACACTGATGTCCAAGTCTTTTAAGTGTGTCTTCCATAAGCAACATATTTGCAACATTGAAAGCTGTTATAACTTTTCCTGACATAATTCTCTCCTTTATTCTATAATGTGCACTGAATCATGCACTGGCACATCATCGCCATGGTTAATAGGTGTTGAACTTATAACTCTACATTGTTGTGTAATTTCCTGCAACACATTGCAACTTGTAGAATCTAAAGTCTCTACTGTTACTTCACCTGCATGTTTGCCATGCTTCGGAATTGTGATTTTGTAAGACATTGTTCCTCCTAAAGGTGTGACCTTATTGCTTTTTCTATAAAATCTTTTTTAAAACCTTCGACTTTATCGATACATCCCATATCATTAAACAATAAAAACGTCGGTAAAATCTTGATATTATAGATATCTATAACTTGTGCTTCTTCAAATACATTTAATTTTGCTATAGCACATCTTCCTTTATATGCTTCTTCAAGAGTCAAAAGAAAAGGCTCAGCTAAAACACATGCATGACAAGACGTACTCCAAAACTCTACAAGAGTTAAACTTGTAAGCGTACCAATTTCATTAAAACTTAAATTTTTCATGAGAAATAAATTTGAAGTATTTTTGCAAGTTCGCTGTCATTAGTGTATTTCACAATACACTTAATTTTGCCCATGTGACGTTTTTTGATTTCTTCAGGCGTAAATGTTTTCACAGACAAACCATCATATTGCTTTGAAGCATCTTCAAGATGAACACAACGTTTCATAACAAGAGCTTTCTTCAAACTCTTATCATAAACTTGAATATAATGTTTTGTCTCACGTATTTCGCCAAATTTCGAAAGTTCAGTCTTATCCACAGATGTCCTCCTTTGTTATAGTAACTATTCTATATAAAACACAAAGTAGGATGCACTAATAAATAAAATTTTCATCTTTTGTGCCTGATCTTTGCTTCCATATCAAAGCGTCATATACTGCAACAGAAACGTTTAAACTAGCTGCTCGAAATCTTATTTCATCCTCTATATTAAAATAATCAAATTTCTTGTCTTTGACACACAAATGTTGCAAAATATGTGTATCAACGATAGCTAAATCGTCAAGCCCTAGATTTCTTAGAAAATGACTAGAGGCCTTTAAGCCCATTCCTTTGATTCTACCTATTACAAATTTCCGTTTTGCTCGTGAATCACTATCTGTTTGTAAAAGCACTTCATTTAATTTGCTATAAAACAAATCATACTCATTCTTCATCTTAAGCAAATAATCAACTTTTCTATTTTTAAAACGAATTGAAGAAATCAGCTCAAGAAGTTTTTCTCTAGATATTTGTGAAGAATAAAAACCATTATCTTTCAATTTTTGTATGACTGTAGAAACTGTACTAAATCTTGTTTGAGGTACTAAAATACAAAAGCAAAGATTATAAAAAATATCAATTTTTTCTTTTGGTTTTTTAAATCTCTCAACTATTTTTTCAGCATTTACAATTTCTTCTTCAGTAAAAAAATCTAACATTTCATAAACTTTCACATTAAGATGTTTCATAAACCACTCTGCTACTAAATGTCGATGACAAAACTGTCCAGGCAGTTCCCAACAAAGTAGAACAGAATTTTCGCTCAACTCTTCATAAACAGTTTTAGGATCTAAAACATCAAGAACTTCTTTTTGATATTGCAGTTTATAGAACTCTTCATCACCGTCTTCTTTATACTTTTTGTAAAACCAAAGTTTTGGAGCGAGTTTTTTATATTGTCTACCTGAAAACCATTCAGGTGCTCTACCTGTAATAGATACAGCATTTGAACTTTTTCCCAATTTCGCAAAATATGATGTTTTCATGAAAACACTCAATTCTCATAAGCTACTATTTTACGTTATTATATTTAAGGGAAGATTGAAAGTGAAGTATAAAAAACTGAGGTAGGAGGGATCGAACCTCCAACTTAATTGATTTTACAAAATGTTATAAAGAAGTCAAATCAATTTCTTATAACATTTTGTTTTATAAAAATTATACATATAAGTTTTCATCCATTTATTAACTTTTTGAGTCTTTATTTTTAACAGTTTTGAAACTTCATTCACCCAACCAATTTTTGAAAAATCTATTGAACTATTTTCAACTATCTTTATTTTCTCAAGTTGTTTAAGCAATCTTAACAAAAGTCTTATTTTTGATTTTCGTTGTAATTCAAGTCTTTTAGAGTTATCTCTATTTATTCTTAAAGTTTTATTTTTAAAAATATGATTCTCAAGAACCTTTGGAACATATCTATATTCACTTAAATTATTTAACAGAGTTAAAAACGAATTAATTCTTTCTTGATTTATTTCATTATATGCAATTCTTACTACTTTCCACCCTTTAGATAATAAATGTCTATCTTTTTTTAAGTCATGTTCAAATCTAACATTACCATGCGAAAAATGTGCTGGTCCATCAAGTTCAACAGCAAGTTTTATATTAACAAAAGCAAAATCAATAAAATATGGAAATTCAGCATATTCACTTACAATATCATACTTCTCATTCAAATTAAATTTTAAAACGATTTTATCTATGAACCACTGTTCTAAAGAACTTGGTATTTGTTTATTTCTTTTTTCCCAAGCTGTTTTACCTGTTCGTTTTTTTAAATATTCAAATCTTGTTTCTCTTATTTTATCTTTTGTAGCTGTAGAATGTTTAAAAACTTCTGGGTTTTGTTTATGAACTAGTTTAATCGCTTCTGATAAAGAACGATGTTTGTCTTTTAAAGCAACTGTTATGAGAGATTTATGATAACCAGCTCTAATAAGTTCATAAGTTGACATACCAGAAGAATACATTTTTATAATTTCATTAATTTGTTGTTCAGAAAAACATTTATGTTTTTTGAAATTTCCAGAATTGAAAAATCTTTTACATTGAGTACATTGTTGTTTTTTAAAACAACTTGATATTACTTTTTGTCGAGTACCTATAAGATAAGATTTTTTAAGACACTCACTAGCGTTATGTTTTCTCTTGATGTCTTTAATATAGAATTTTACTAATTTTTCGGAATATCCTCTTCTGACTATCTCAGTAAATAGCATTCCAGAAATATACAAATTTCTAATTTTATTGATTTCAGTTTTTGATAGAACGCAATTTCTTTTGTGTTGTATAAATCCAGTCAAATTCTTTAAAATCCTGCCACAATTATCACATTGTAATGGATTAAAAACTGGAGCGAGAAGACTTGAACTTCTAACTCTCGGACTCAAATTCCGATGTTCTGCCATTGAACTACGCTCCCAAATTGGTCGAGATGAGAGGATTTGAACCTCCAGTTATACCTGACCCCAGATCAGGTGCCATACCAGATTAGGCGACATCTCGATGTAAAAGATCTAAAACAAAAACGGCTCCTCTTTTTGGAGAGGAGCCGTTTGAAAATTTATCGATATTCAGTTATTCCAACAGCGTCACTCTCCAAGTATTTTTCTTGGTTGGGGTTGTTGTGGCTGCTGTGGAAACCTTAAAAACATTATCAATTCCTTTGTTAGTTCTAATATAATAAAACTTTTTGCAAGTGTAAAATGTTTTTTAAAAAATCCTTGTTGTTTTAAAACTAAGACCATAAATATCTACAACAGCACGAGCACAAAAATTGTAGAGATTATCAACACCAATATCAGTGTTTATAATAGTTTTTTTGTCTAACAAGATTCTTTTTGTTCTTGCTTTTCTTACTTTATTGCTAACATCGAAAAGTTTTGGATAAGTTTGTTTGATTTTTTCAAATTTATTTACATCACTTTTTAACAAATAATTTAGAACAATTTCAGCAAAATCTGGCCAAGACATAGAATCGCTTCTTGCTATAGATACATTATCAATAAATATTTCTTTTACATGAGAACGTCCTATTTCTTCATAAAGTTTTGATTGTGTTTTTATCGAAAATAATTCTTCATCAGTTTTTACTTTTCTATTGCCTGAGTGCTTAATTTGAGAAACAGCATTTAAAAACGTCTTAGATCTTGACTCGATTACACTGAAAATTTCTTTTTGAATTTTAAGTAATTCTTCATTTGACAATGCATTAAAATTAAGTATTGATTGTGATTGTGACATAAAGTCTCCTTCATTGAATGTTTAAAATATTATTTCAAGTTGCAACTTGTTAATACATTATATATCATGCTATTGGTCGCAATCAAAAAAATAATCGCGACCAAAAAATAAAAAAGGCTCTCTTAAAAGAGAGCCTTTGATGTAAAAACACAAGTATTAATTTTTTATTTTGGATTATTGGGATAATAATAAACTGATTTATTTGTACCTACACCAGCTGACTGAAAATCTATCCAATATTCTAATAAAGAATCGCCTATAGAAAAATAAGGTACTTCAGAAGCTTTAAAGAAAAATTCTCTACCTGTATCTGTACGTGTCCAGAAAACATATTTACTTTCTTCACCCTTCGAAACATATTTTATATCTTTGACTATGCCTACATATCTATACTGAAAACTTTGAAAAGAATGCAAAGAAGCAGAAATCAAAATAACAAAGAAAAATGCTTTCATACAAAACCTTTCATACAATTTAAACACATCATTCATCCCAGTCCCATTGCATGTCTTTTGCAACTTTACCACCAGCTTTATATGTTTCAGTAATTAGTGTCGCATACTCACAGGGTTTGCATCGTGTACCGAATATGACATTGTTATCGAAAACAATAGGTTTAGAATGTGCTTTTGCAGAATAAACAATATCACGAAAATTACATATTAAATTTCGAGGGAAGACAACTACAGGGAAATATCTTTCACCAAACAAATCAGCATTAGGCTTGTCAGCAATAAACTTAATTGCTTCTTCAGCATCATTATAAAACCCTTGTTTAAATTTGAATCTCGAGTTTTTTTGATGCATTTCAGAGTACCATTCTTCAGGAGCATGATACTCATATAAATGATTTTCTATTTTGAACTCTTTGAAAACAAGAACTAAAGAGATTTCATCAGGATTACCACCACCTCTACAAATGCGACCTAAAATGCCAGTTTTCCAAAACTTCTGGACAATTTCTTTTTTCCAATCAGAAAAATATTCTTTATAAGAATAATATTGTTTATAATCAGAACGGCCACCATTTTGTGCTTCCATTATGTAAGCATCTTGTACTTTGCGTTTGATTATTGTATCTTTTTTTCCTTGAACTGGTACCCAACCGTAACCACCAAACTCGCCTGTGACAACTACCCATTGCTGTTTTTCATCTTTAGAAATTTCGCAAAGTTTAATTTCAAGGAATTTTCCAATGAAATCTTTTGTGTTGAAATCTCTAATTTCTTTTTTCGGTAAAAATTCAAACATAATTTCCTCCTGCACGAGAATATCGATTGTTTCTTATTAAGAGCCAAAAACTATGACACTTAAGAAAACAATTATTCACTTTCCGAAGGCTTTATCGGAGCTCTTAACTCTTTACCATCAGCTGATATAGTAGGACTTTCAAAAGAAGAACCCATAGGTAACCCTACAAACTCAAACTCTTTTTTACATTCCTTACATCTAATACGAATATCAGCTGAGTAAACATAGGGTATTGCATTGGGATGACTAACTTTAGTAATCCTGTTAACTGCTACAGACGATTCAAACACATAGTGTTGACACTCGCTCATACTTCACATCCCATATGTCAAACTTTCTTGTCTATTTTTTCAACCTTTAAAAAATTATATCTATTTTTTTTATACTTTTTTAAACAATATGAAAGCTGTAATAGTAGGTTGTGGATTAGCAGGTAGTATTGCTGCTAGAATTCTTTATGACAAAGGATGGGATGTACAAATTTTTGAGACTAGAAATCATATTGCAGGAAACTGTTTTGATTCGATTTTAAATAACGTTACAGTTCACAATTATGGCCCTCACATTTTTCACACAAATTCTAATCAAGTCTGGGAATTTATTAACAAATTTACAAAATTTAACAATTTTACTTTCAAAGTAATAGCAAACACATCAAAAGGTTTTGTCCCAATACCTTACAATAAGAAAACAGAAGAAATCACAGGAAAACTCACTGATCAACAAATACAAGAATTGTTGTTTGTTGACTATTCAGAAAAACAATGGGGAATTAACTGGAACGAAATTCCAAAAGAAATTATTAATAGAGTTCATATTAGAAGAGACAACTATGACGACAGATATTTTTGTGATACATATCAAGGAATACCAGAGTTTGGCTACACGAAAATGTTTGAAAACCTTTTAAAAAACATTAAAATAAATTTGAATTGTAAAAAAAATGACTGGAAAAAAGAAAAAAGTGATTTAGTTATTTACACTGGCAAACTTGATGAATATTTTGATTTTTGTTACGGACAGTTACCATATAGATCATTAAACTTTGAACATATTTTATCAAAACCAAGAGAACACTGTTTTATAAATGAATGTAATAAAATAAACAAATATACACGTTCATATGATCATAGTCACTGGTTATTTCAACAAGTACAACAAACAATAATCACATATGAATACCCATGTGAGCACACATCAGAAAACAATGCTTTTTACCCAATTTGTACTAATGAAAATTTAAAAATAAAAACTTTATATGAAAATTTAGCTTGTAAAGAAAAAAATGTATATTTCTTAGGTAGGTTAGCAAACTACAAATATCTCAACATGGATAATATTATAGAACTTGTGTTACATTTTTTCTCTAAACGATTGTGACAAAACATGAAAATTGCATATGTTTATTCTTCTTCTCATGAAATTTTAAAAGACTATTTCTTTTTGGGCACTATGTGTGAACAATGGGAATTGATAGAAAAAAAATCAGATGAACATTCTACAGGCGATTATTTGTCTTCTGGTTGGTCAAAAATAGTAAAAGAAAAAATAAAAACATATATAGAAGTTATTAAAAATAATACTGACGAAATTGTTGTTTTTTCTGATGTTGATATTACTTGGTTTAAACCTGTACAAGAAATTATAAAACAATGTCTAACACAGAAAGATATTGTTTTTCAAAAAGAAAACTTACACAATGAAGAAGTCAATACTGGTTTTATTGCTATCAGGTGTAATAAAGATGTAGAAAACTTTTTTCAAGATGTTCTTGACAACATAGAAGACAATGACCAAACAACAGTAAATCTTCTATTAAGTAACAACAAAATAAAATGTAATTATGGGTTTTTACCAGTAAGTTTTTCTAACGACAACTTATCACCCTGTCAAGACATTTTATTATATCATTCTATTTGTACTAAACCTAAAAACGGAAAAACTTCATTGCAAATTAAATATGAAAAATTATTAAAAATGAGAAGTTTTGTTTTAAATTCACAAAACATTTTGAGGTGAAAATGAAATTGTCTATTTGTACTCAATTACTTGATTGGAATTTTGGATTAAAAGAAGCTCTTCCTACTTGGTTAAAACTCCCTTGCAATGAAATAGTAATTTTCGACTGGGGAAATGGGAAAGAATCTGCAAAAGAAATAACAGACCAATATTCAGACTCAAGAATAAAATTGATTATTGGTCAAGAAAAAATACCTTATAGTCATACAGTGTCACGGAACACATCAATAAGACATACGACAAGTGACTTAATCTTTTTTATTGATTCAGATATAAAGATTTTGTCATCAACAATACCCGAAATACAACAAGACAATTTTATGCAAGGAAGTGAAGAGATTTGTGCGTTTGGGACATGTATTTTTTGGAAAAAACATTTTGAACAAGTTAATGGATTTGACGAGCGTATGTCAGGCTGTTGGCATTTTGATAGAGATTTTTATGAACGTTTGACTAAAATAAATGTTAATAGAGTAGAGTTTCCACAAAATATGTTTCAACATGTAAACCACGATAATGCAGAACGAGTCAAAAATTTTGAAATTAAAGACCCAGGTGTTTATCGCCAGTATAATCGTGATATCTCTAAAGATTCAAAATGGGATTGCAATTACAAACAAAAAATTTTAAATGTCAAGTTCGTTTAACGTATTCTTTTTACTTGTATTTTCTTTTGAACAAATGTAGAATCCCATTTTTTTTGCTTTGTTATATCAAGGTTTATGTCATTTGACACCCAAATATTCTTTATTTCGAAATTTTTCACTCGATCTTTGTCATCATGATCAACATGTTCTAAATCGTTTTCTAAAAAATGAAAATGTTTAATACCTAAAGCATGAAATCTTTTGTAAAAATCATAATCAACACAACCCCAACCTTCTAACCTTTCATCAAATCCATTCAGCTCTTGAAAATGTTTTTTCAAGAAAATAGAAGTGCCAGAGATTGACGATAAAAAAAGTTGTTTTTCATCACCAAATATAGAGTAACAATATTCCCACTTTTTACCTTTAACAGGTTCTGTTGGTACACCTCGAAAAGGCACACCTTGCATAAGACAATTTGACTTTATTTTTGTCAAATCTATTTTCGGGTTTTTTATTTTAACATCAGCATCTAAATAAAAAATCATATCGCTTGTTGCATAATTGATAGCAACATTACGACCTATTGAAGGATTATAACTCAGAGATTCTTCTAATACAATCAATTTGATTCTTGAATCAGGGTACATATCGACTATATCTTTTGCAGATTCTTTTCCGCAATTAAAATCAAATATTATAATCTCATCACAAGGGAAATTTAACCAAGTGGGAAGAGCTTCTCGCAAACCAAAATTCCAATCTAAAACATTTGTACAAATCGATATCATTTTCTCGCTTCTATCTCTCTATATTGAATCTCATACACACCCTCTTTATGATCAAAAACTCTATATTCGAAATTTTTAGACTTTAATTCGTCAAGAGTTTTTGTCAATTCTTGTTCGCTACCAACATACTTTATAGGATAGTTAGACCAAGAATAAGTTTGTTGTGCACACTGAAACAATAAAACTAAAATTAAAAATAACAACTTCATTTTCTATTATACTTCCAAGGTTGTAAAGACCATCTACTCATAGTTTTTTCAGACTCATACCATCTAAAATCGCAAATACTCCAAGTATCAAAAACTTTCTTGAAAGCTTTTCCATCTGCAACATCTTCTGTTCTTCTAATTTTCTTGTTAGAACATCTCTTAAAGAACTGACGACGTTTTGAACCTTTGTAACCATCTGTGACCCAAGGTTTACGATTTGAACGTGATATGTTGAACTCCTTAGTTTAAGTAATTACAACATATCACCTCCTTTGAAAATGTTCAAGAAACTCTATTTACTACTATCTATTATAAAATAATTTCAAAACTTGTCAATTTATTTTTTTATTGTTCTTTCATAATCTTCAAAACGAATTTTTGCAATTTTTGAACGATCAGCTGTTCTCGCAACAACACCCTCAGGTTTACCTTCTAACCCTTTATCTAAAGATGCAAAAGTCGATCCGGGTAAAATATACTTTAACCATCCATAAGTCTTTTCAACGCTTTTAGGCGGATTATAAGCTGGAATACTTGGTACAAGGTCGCAATAGATTCTTTTTGCTATTTTTTCGATTTCATCTTTAGTAACAAATTTTTGACCACCATTGTCTCTCCATGAAGCAATTTTATCTAAAGGTAAATCAAGCAATTCTTCAAACTCTTTTGCGCCCATTATCATAACATCAAATAATCTAAAACCAAGATTACCTGTTTTAGTGTATTGTTTTGCGCTCTTTGTTGCTTTACCACCGTATGTCTCACCAAATAAAACATAAACGCGTTGTTCAAGTTCATCGTGCAACATACGTCTTGCATTATCAGCAATAGTTCGTACTGTTTCAACAATATCATGTACTGGATTGAAAATAATATCGCCATAAGCATGTAGTAACTCTTCTCTTGATCCAATGACATACATATCTTTGGGAAAAAGAATTATACGACTATTTACCCCATCAATTTTTTCAGAAACAAAAATTTCTTCAACAGATTCAAAAGAAACCAATACTTCGTCTTTTAAAGATCCTCTATCGCCAAGCGCATGATATGTAAGAATACTAGGGTATTTAGTTGCAGAATTCACTTTTTTAAGATCAAATGAACGTATATTAGTACAATATTTACCGTAATCAGGATTGCTCTTCATTAAATCGTCAATAGTTGCTGGTCTAATATTCCATGAGATTTGTTCGCAATTCCCGCAAACACAATCCATAGAAAGCGAAATAGCATCGTATGGCATTAAAACTTCGTTTTTGCAATTTTTACAAACTATCACGCCAAAAGAGCTTGGTGGACAAAACTTTCCTTCATGAGTGCTACCACAAAAAATACAATGTCCCATATTTTTCCTTAATCTTCATAAACGCGTTTTTCAAAACGTAAACGAAATGCTTTAACAACATCACCATGATCAAAAGCTAAAGGCGGTAAATTATTAAGATCAAAATATGCAATTGCTCTTGCATCATCTTTTGCTTTCATCTCACCATAATGTGCCAAAACAACATAGACATGATCAATTACATGACCTCTTGGATCTCTAACAGGACTAGAATTAACGCTGAAAAGTTGAATCTTATCTATATGTGTAACTAAATTTGTTTCTTCATAGAATTCTCGAATTGCAGCTTGTTCAAGTGTTTCTTGATCACAATTAAGAAAACCACCTGGAAGTGCCCACATTCCAGCAAAAGGTTCGTGATCTCTCTGAATTAAAAGCAACTTATTGTCATTAACAAAAATCAAGCTTGCTGTTGATGCTGCATTTTTGAAATCATGGATTTTTTCTGGCATTATGTGGCCCCTTCAAAAAAATAAAATTATCTTCTAATATTTGAAATGCTGTTGGATGCTGTATTGCAATACAATTACCACAATGACATCTGTAACCAAAACGTTTATCTTTGATATTAGTGTTGAAACTGTCACAACAAAGACATTCTTCAGTAAGTTGAAAATCTTTAGGCAACATATTTGTAATTGCTTCAAAATTTTTCTTTACTTCTTGTAATAACATGTAATGTTTTACTGTATCCACAATAATTCCTATTGTTCATAAAATTGCACTACATACTATTGTATATTTTTTAATAAAAAAGAGTAAAAAATGAAGCATTTTAAATTAAGTTACTATTAAAAACTGAATAGTAACTTAATCGTGTTGTAGTTGTATATTCCAATAGATAAAATCAACCCAAGTTTCATGAGGAATTTCTATAGCTAATCTACGAACAACCTGGGAAGGTGCTGCTCTATTGAACTTTGGTACATAAGGTGCACGAATCAATTTTCTTTTATAGTTCTTAACATCTTTACAACCTTTTTGACTATTACATCTTGTACAACTAACAACAATATTATCCCACCAAGTTTTTCCACCACTATCTCTTGGTACAACATGATCAAATGTAAAATTCGAAAGAGATACTGTCTTTCCACAATACATACATCGACCACCATCTCTGATAAACACATTCTTTCTGTTAAAAGGAAGAATATTTGTAAAGTGTTTTGGAATGTAATCTGACTTAATACATTTGATTACAGATGGAACTGGCATTGAAAATCCAACACATTGAAAAGTCTCAGCATAGTCAGCGACAGAAATAGCTTTCTCTGTTGTTATAAGAGAAATTGCTCTACGTGTCGAAACAATTGAAACTGGGATCATACCAGTATTTAAAACTAAAGTCTCCACCTATTACCTCAAACATTCTTCTTAAGAACTTGTCACTTGTCTTTTTAACGCTTTCAGTTTTCGTTTATAATATTTAATAGAATTTTGTAATAATTTCTTTGAATGTAAATCTGTCACATATAAAATCGCAATGTTATTAATTGCAATTTGATCTTCACAGTGTTTGAACTTTTCTTCAAGCGTCTGTTTCAAACGAATTAACTCCAACTCCAACCTTTTTGTTCAAGAACTGCAATTGCTTCTTGAAATTCTTTTGCATCAGAAATAGCTTGATCTTTTGACCCTTGCGCTACAACACCTGTAGTATCATTCGCTATAGTGTTGCGAGCTCTAATTTCTCTTTGCAAATGCGAAATAGTTCTTTCAAACATAGTATCCTCCTTAAAAATATCCAAGGCCGGGTTCGAACCGGCATGAGTTTCCTCGACGAGTCTTAAGCCCGTTGTGTCTCCCAATTTCACCACTTGGACTTGATTACTAATTCTAAAATGTTTTTTACATACTTCACAAAAATAACTACAATAACCTTCAGGATTCAAAGTTCCAGCAATCATTGTTGTATTTTTCGCTTCACATTCAGGACAATGAACATCTGTTTTTGTTGTGAGCCATTTTAAGCGAAAAACCATGATTCACCTTTTATTCAAATCGCTCTACAATATTTTTCCAATTTCTCTTGTCAGTTCTTACTTTTTTTCGACCCCATTTTATTTGATCTATTTTGGGTGTAGAAACTTCATGTCTTTCTTCTTTTTTTATTGCTTCTTTCATTTCTTCACACAAAAAACACTATAATTTCCAAAAGTTGGTTTTCCAAAATGAATCGTCATATCAGGTTCAAGTCCTGTCTTTCTTACATAGATGGAAAATCTACTATCTAACATATCGTACAAATCGTTCTCAGTATAATGTTTGATGTGATATTTCACAACTCTATGATCAGGGTATCTTACTCCATTTGGAGTAGTAAAACACCAAATGCCTTTTTCTTTCAAAACTCTGTAAACTTCACTAATCATCTGTTCAGCATCAGTCACATGTTCAAATGTCTCAACAGAAATTACAGTATCAAAAGTTGCATTCTCTTCAGGTATCTTGCAAATATCACCAACTTCATATTTTATTTTTTCATCTGCATAATACTTTTGAGCAAATTCAATTGTTTCTGGATCAATGTCATATCCCTTTACAGATTGTGCTCTATTTGAAAGCATCTTCGATCCCATACCACATCCACAAGCAATATCTAGAACAACTTTATTTTCAGCTGCTACCAAAAATTCTCGATACATCAGATCATGAATATCAATATTACCCTGACCTTGCTTATCATCATGTTGCGGAACTATTCTTTCACCTGTGTAAATCATTAATCTTTCCTTATATAAACGTGTTGATCAATAAATTCTCTCTTCTTAGAAAACACTGGGATACTCAAATCAACATCGTTATTTACAATGCAAAAACCTCGTTTCCGAACAATCGGATATTTATCGAAATTGATTCCTTTTTGAAAGAGCATCTCTTGTATTACGTTGCAACTTACTTTTTTTAACTCTTCATGAGAGAAATGCTCTCTTCCTGCCATTTGAATTGCATTTCTTGTTGCATCAATCTGTCTCCAGATAAAATAATTTGTCACATCATCTTGCGGAACAGAAAAGACTCTACTATCAAAACAAACATTCTTTCCATGCAACCTTGAAAAAACTGCACTTGCTAGTGATGCTGAAATAGAAATCATTTTTCGTGCATCATACCCAAACCATGGATCAGTCCCAATTGTTTTGTAATCAGTCAAAAGAAAACTAATCTCATCAGATTGACAATAACAAAATGTACAACCTTGCATATCTTTTTTGACTGTTTTTGCAGTTTCAATCATCTGCTCAACAAACTCCATTGACCATGCTTTGCCAAATCTCTTACGTGTAATAGTATGAAATGCGCGACCATCAATTCTCAGAATAACTGGTACTCTTCGTACCATAGTCCAAGCAGACACAGATTCGTAGGTTTTAAACCGATTTCCAATCTCAAGCCCATCACTACTCATACATTTACCTTTCAACTAGCATTTTAACGGAAGCACCAGGAATCGAACCCGGGGAGCATTGCTGCTTTGCTTGATTTCGAATCAAGGTCCTCGACCAACCGGACTGCTTCCTTATATAGTTTTATTAACATTATCACTCAATATTGCTAGACTGTGTCGTAGCTTAATTAAAAACAAAACCAACCTGTGCATTTAGTGCACTTTACTCCACCACCTGGTGCATCAACAATTTCATGTTCACAATCAGGATCTGCATCGAAAAGTTCATTTTCAAACACAGTATCTTCTTTCAAAGTTTGATTGGTTTTTTCTTGTGTTGTCATATTTTGTTTACAACTAAGCCCGTGACAAACAAAATAATTACCAAGTCTGTCGTCTCCTTGCAAACCAGTTAAATGTCTGAACAGAAAAAGTGTAAGTTCTTCCTCTAAAAAACCAGAAGCATTTCTTACAACTTCCTTTTTACAATAATCGCATTTCAAAATTAAACCTAAAATAAAAGATCGCGAGAGGACTTGAACCTCCAATGGACTCTTTTGCAGAGAGTTACCTTACCATTTGGCGACGCGATCATTACGATAAATTATGTAATTCTTCAGCACACTCATAATAAATAGCTCGTTCTTCATTCGTGATACTTCTTGATTGTGCTTTCTCTGTCCATTTTTTTACTAAATCATGAGCAGAATTTTTCAAAATTTGTAATTTGTCTTTATCTGTTATAAGTGCATCCATTAGAATCCACCTAAACTAATTATTTTATCGTGAATTTTTGCAATGTAAAAACCGAAACAATCACAACTATATTTGCTCCAATCTTTCATGCAATTTTCATATTCAACTATCAATTGCTGTTTTGTTGCATTTTCAATGTTGTTCATGTTATTCACTTTTATAAACGGTGAGAGTAGGATTCGAACCCACGGTACTCTTTCGAGATACTCTCGATTTCAAGTCGAGCGCAATAGACCAGACTCTGCCATCTCACCCTAATTATTATGTTTCGCTAAATTTTCATATCTTTCACTTTTTTCAGCATAAGACATATTTAAAACTGTTTGATCTAGACTAAATAATTCCCAATTTTTACTCACACAAGGACCACATTCTTTTGTTTTAAGTCTCATACAATCAAGACAAGTGAACTTTCCATTTCTTCTCTGCTTAAGAATTTCAGTCATAAGAATCTCCTGGTTATGTGTTACTGTTAGCCAGTAGATTCTTATATAATTTTTAGAAAAGAAATTAGCAGTGACTGGGATCGAACCAGCGACATTCGGATTATGATTCCGGTGTTCCACCACTGAACTACACTGCTATAAAAGTTTAAAAATGGTTGCATCTGAGTTATCAATGCGTAGTTTTGCTTTTGACAGTTTAAACGACTGTTGCCTGTACCATTCGGCTACTTCCCCACTAAATCGACATAATCAACTTAGTGGGGAAGCTTGGACTCGAACCAAGAAAAAAATGTAAGCATTAAACGTTAAAAGATGCAACCAAATATTTTCAAAGAACTAAATTAAAATGATTGTGTCTGAGTTATCAATGCGTTGTTTTGCTTTTGACAGTTCCTAATACTGTTGCCTATACCAATTCGGCTACTCCGCCACGCAATTGACATAATCAACTGAGTGGCGGAGCTTGGACTTGAACCAAGAAAAAATGTAAGCATTAACGGTTAAAAGACACAATCAATATTTTCAAAGAACTAAATTGCTCCAAACGGAATATCTTGACAAGTGCAACGAGTTTTTGGATTTTCAAAATTACCTGAACCTGTGATTTCTTTACCACATGTTGCACAATCTTTTCCCAAACCACTACCTTTGCATTCTTGACATTGTTTTTGTCTATTTTTAGAGTCCTTCCCTGAACCACTACAAATTTGACAAGGTTTTCTATTCCACTTAGGCATACTCATAAAAACTCACCAAGTACCCAGAGAGGGACTTCAACCCTCACGCCTTTCGGCAATTGCTTTTGAGACAACCGTGTCTTGCAATTCCACCACCTGGGCATAAATATCTTCAGTCATTTTTTCATTAAACTTATTTGTTTCTATACAAATTCTCATTTTAAATTCAATTAAAAATACCCAGAGAGAGACTCGAACTCTCAATTACCTTTCGGTGCCAGATCCTAAGTCTGGTGTGTCTCCCAATTCCACCACCTGGGCATAAATAACGGAGAGACGGGGATTCGAACCCCGAAATCCTTGCGGACGCAAGTTTAGCAAACTTGTTACTTAACCATTAGTATATCTCTCCAAAAAATCATAGATGGAGGGACTTGAACCCCCAACCGTTGGTTTTGGAGACCAGTGCTCTACCAATTGAGCTACATCTATATAATTCATAGGTCCAGAGAGATTTGAACTCCCGACTTTCGGTTTGTAAGACCGACGCTCTATACCAACTGAGCTATGGACCCGTTAAATCATGCTTTCCAAAATTTCAAAGAGCAACTTTTCTTGGTGACTGATTTTTAAAAACTTCTTGAAGTTTCACATCAGCGTCATCAGAAATATTTTTGTTTTGAATGATTACTTTTGCCTGCTCTCTAGCTTCAATATCATCTAAAGCTTTGAGAGGGATTTTTATAATTAACATATAATCATTCATATTCGTTTCCTAAAGTATTGTAATTCAGGGAAAAAGTCTTTCAACTTTCTCTTTGTATGTGTATGGCTTAAATTCATTTTTTTACTTAATAAAGTAAGCCAACCAAACTTTGTAATATCTATGTTTCTTAATTCATTTTCAAATTTTTGCTTTTGCGAAATTAATTTGTCAAATCTTTCCTGCTTTATTTTTTTGCTATATTTTTCTCTTTCTATTATTTTCTTTTGTCTTTCTAAATAGCGATTAATTTGTAAATTTTTAAAATTTTCATCAATTAAAACTTGATCAACTTTATTTTCGTTTAAAGCATTTTGTAAAAAACAAATACAAGATTCAATATCGTTTCGTATATGTTTTGCTTTAAATCTTAAAACCTTCCATCCTTGTGATTTTGACCACTCATCTCTTCTTTGATCTATTTTTTTTACATGTTCAAGTTCATGTGTATAACCATCAATCTCAACATCTATTTTTAATAATGGGAAAGCAAAATCATATTCATAAATCCCACAATAATATTTTTGAATCCACCCAGTGATATTGTTTTTTTCTAAAGTTTCTCTAAAATATTTTTCTATCCAACTTTCTTTTGACGAATGATTTAACTTATAAGGAACTTTTTCAGGATGTTTGTTCAAATATTTAATTCTTGACTTTCTTATTTTATCTTTAGTTTTTTCAGATAATTTTACAGGATGCAATTTTGCATATAATTTTATTGAATCAGAGCGTGTTCTTTTTACATCTCTCATTATGAAACAAGCAGTTGTTTGTGCACATCCTAAAAGCTTTGATATTTTTGATAAAGAAAGTATTCCTTCAAGATATGCTTCTTTTAATTGACTTATTTTTTCTTCAGTTAAACTACAACTTTCCTCATGTTTATTTAAGTTTTTTTCAAGTTTAAAAACTCTACCACATTTCGAACAATGACTTTTTGTCATTTCGAACTCCTTTATAAAACTTTATTCATAAGAATGATGTTTTATAAAGGCTATAAAAAAATGAGACTGGAGAGTCTCGAACTCTCGACTCCGATCTTAAAAGGATCGTACTCTTCCAACTGAGTTACAGTCCCGTAAAAATGGCTGCTGTCAGAATTGAACTGACCTCTACAGATTTTCAGTCTGTTGCTAATCCGTCTCAGCTAAACAGCCAAAATTTCTAAGTACCCCAAGAAGGATTTGAACCTTCAACCTTTTGCTTAAGAGGCAAATACTCTGCCATTGAGTTATTGAGGCATAAAGTAAATGGGCCGTGATGGACTCGAACCACCGAAAACGGAATTAACCGTGTCTGATCTACAGTCAGGTGCAATTGCCACTCTGCCAACGACCCAAAATTTCAAATAACGCTAAAACAAAAAAGCTCCACCTTTTTGAGGTGGAGCTTTTTAAGTTTTTTTATTTTATAAATTACTTAGTTTCGCTCCACCTCGTGTCTCTTTTTAAAATAGAGAGACATTGGTAAACATGACAGATAACTATATACTGAGCATAGTATATTTTTTTGCCATGTTTTAAGTGAAGTTAGACGAATCATAAATATTCCTTAGTTGTTCTGTTCACTCAATTGAGTGTAACATTCTTAATATAAAACATTATTTTTCAAGTGTACAGGTTTTTTTATTTTAATTGTCAATTTTCAGTCGGGTGGTGTCCTTTTATGAGGTTTAACAGGTACAGTCTTAGGTCCTGGTTTTGATGTTGTTCTTTGACTTGGCGTTGAACTTGGTGTCGATCTTCTATGCGGTTTAACTGTAACTGTTTTTGCTCCCATTTTTACTCTCCTACTTCAGTTTTTGTTTATTTCATATCTTATTTATATATAATTTTGTCAGACAACTCATTTTTTGTTTTTCTTGAGACATATAAATTATATATTTCATTATATATTTCATTATATATTTCTTAAAAACCTTTAATGTAAAGAAAATCTTCATGAATACAAGAAACAAAATTTTTTGTGCAGCTGTAGCATCTAGCGTGATAATACCAATAATTGGGTTTAGTCAAACTGACTATAAAGTTGATGACGACATCAATGAAATAAAGTATTTTCCTTTGCAAAATACAAATGCAACAATGCTTACATCTGGTTGTACAGGTATGATTGCAGATTCAAGTATATTTAGAGAATATTTTTCATTACAAGAATTGAAAGACATGTGAAAAATTGAATATATCTATTATTGTTTTTCTAAAAGTTTCATCAATTTTTCGACAATGTCATTTGACAAAACATGTTCTACAGCTAAATCTCCTGCCATATCGAGAATACCAGTAACATCACCTGATAGGTCCTGAGTTTTCCCATCAGTTGTGGGAACTGTAACAACAAAATATCCAGGTTTTCTAGACTTTTGTATTAGAATTTCATTAGATGATGCTTCTACAATCGAATCAAGAAATGACGACTCATTTGATCTTGCTATTTTTTGCATTTTTATTCCTTTCAGTACACTTCTATTTTAAAATCGAAAGATTTTTAGAATTTACCATATATAAAATATAAAAGGATTTCAAATTATGAAACAAATAATGCAAACTGCTTTTTCTGATGAAGATAAGAAAATTAGAGGCAATTGCTTTTGGGCAGCAATATCTTCTGTTACAGAAATACCCCTTGAGTTATTTAAAGACTTTCAGTACATGTCTGATGGTACTTGGTTTCCACCTTTATGGGATATATTGACAAAAAATGGCTTTACATATCACGGTATGATTAGAGATAAAGAAAAAATACTAAATTATACTATAGGAGTAGATGGTTATTATGTTGTGACAGGTGGATCCCCAAGAGGTTTTAAAAGTAGTCATGCAGTAGTTTTTAAAGATGGAAAAATGGTGCATGACCCTCATCCAGAAGGCACTGGAATTACTTCTATTGATCATGCATACATGATAGAAAGAATAGAAAAATAGCGGGGGCTGGATTTGAACCAGCGATCGGAAGTTTATGAGACTTCCCAGTTAACCTGACTACTAGTACCCCGCAATTTCAAATTTTCAATCAAAACTTTTATACATTCATTAACATTGTTTTTCACTTGTGTTGCTGTAAAACGCAATACTTCCCAACCATTTTGTTTTGACCATTCATCACGTTTCTTATCTTTCTTTTTAACAATATCAAGTTCATGAGTTTTACCATCTATTTCAACATCAATTTTTTCTTTAACAAAAGCAATATCATATTCATAAATTCCAATTCGATATCTAGATTGCCAATTTTCAATATTATGTTCAATTAAAGCTTTTTTAAATAATTCTTCTACATAAGATTTTTTTGAACTGTGATACAATCTGTATGGAAGTTTTTCAGGATGTTCATTTAAAAATTTCAAACGATTTTCAGAAATTTTCAGTCTTGTTTGTTCTGAAAAAACAATTTTTCTTTTTTTATTTTTTAAAACATCTTGAATAATTTTTTTTCCGTACAATTTTCTAAGTTCATTTTTTTCTATTCCTGACTCCCATTTGCTTGTTATAATAGAAGTAATGTCTAGATTGTTTTTAATTATATAAATAGCACAACTTTTTTTATGTTTTGCAAAATTACCTGCGTTAAACATTTTTCCACACGCGCACTGAACATCTTTAGAAAAAACTTTAAAACTTGTGACTTTCTTTCTTTTTGGATTTGTATGTGAACATTTTTGACTTTCACTTGTAGTTCGTTTTTTCACATTTCTAAGTGCATAAACAATTTCTGTTTTCGACAACCTCGTTTCTTGCATAATTTCATGAATTGACATGCCTTTAACATATTTCTCAATAATATTTTGACAATCATGAAAAAACAAATTGCAACCAGATACGTGTTGCGTACATCCAGATTTTGTTGAAAACTCTCTTTTACATTTTTTGCAAAAATAACTCATATTTTTATATTTTAAAATGGGGTGGTAGAGCAGATTTGAACTGCCGATCACCGACTTCACAGGTCGGGGTCTTAGACCAACTAAACGACTACCACCATAAATTTTCAAAGAACTCTCTAAAACAAAAAACTCCATCTTCTTTTTGAAGGTGGAGTTTTGTAAGTTTTCGTATTTTATAAGTTACTTAACTGAACTTCACCTTGTGTCTCAAGCATGACTGATGACTATGGATCATATGATGAACCATACTTATTTGCCATGTTTTTAATGAAGTTATTTGAATCATAATCCTTTGTCTTTGTGAATTACCTGTTTAAATATAACAAATTTTGCGTCAAGTGTACAGGTTTTTTTACATTAAAAAATTCTGGGTTTTGTCTCATGTCATCTAATACAAGAGTTTTGTCTTTCTTTCGCTATGCTTATCAAATTTTGTCTTAAATTAGTCAATTGTTCAATTCCCAAAATATTTTGTAATGTTTTCATGATCTTTGAAACTGCAACATCAGGATCTACTTTGATATCATTTGATGCTATTCCAAAGATATTCTGAAAAACTTTAAACATTTCTTCTGCTGCACCAGCATCATTTGCACCACTTGGATCATGGTCATAAAATTGAGCTTGAGCACCTATTTTTCTAATACTTGCTTCAAATTTTTCAAGGATTTCAGCAACATTATTAGTCAACCAAATACAATACTTATTTCTTACTTCAAGTAATTCATAAGATAAAGTCAAACATGTTTTTGAAGGTCCCTCTTTTATAAGTGTTTTAATAGTTTTTAACAATTGTGTTTTATACTCTTCACAGAATTCAATTTGATGATCAAAAATAACATCAGCCATGTGTGTTGTCATAGCTAAATGAAAGTTTTGCTGATCATGTTGTTCTATCATCTTTTTTTGATGTTTCATTTCGTCTTGAAAAATTTTATATAAAATTGCTAGTAGACCAAGTATACCTGGTGAACTATAAAAATATCTTAAAGCGTCTTCAGAAGGCAATGCAAAAGTCAAACAAATTGTTAATACTATTACACTAAATAGCATAATATAAATTTTCATTTTTCTCTCCTACCTATTGTCACATGTTTAGAATTTCACTCTTTCAGTGCTGTTTTTGCAATACCTCTCATAGTATCATCAAATATGTCTTCAGTATATATTTTTCTTAAAGCAACTTTCATCTTCTCGTTCTCAGTCTTTAACTTGTCATATTCTGTCTGACTTGTTTTATCGAGATTTTCAAAAGCGTATCCTAATGCTTCTGTAAAAGAACACCCACCATTGTAATATTGAAGGACAAAATCAATAGAACCATCTTGTTGACGTGTTGCTTCAAAGATATCATCACCATCATAATTCTTGATCTGAATTATTTCATAAATGACTTTATCAAGCATTGCTCCATGTTCTTTGTAAAATATTTCACAAAACATTTCTTCGACATCATCATCAGAAAGTTGTTTTCCTTTATAACGCGACGGAATGCTTTGTTTTTTCTCTTTGACAAACCGTTCAACATAAGCTTGAAATGTTTCATTGGGAATTCTTACAAATTCTTTAAGTTTACCTTTTAAAGTTTCAGTCTCACTCATGGTTCAAACCCGGGTCTAAGTTTGTAGTCGTCTTTTACGACTTTCCAGAAACGAGGTGCATTGTCGCCAGAACATTCTAGATTAATAGTTTCACAAATTTTTTGTGCAGTTCTTTGCGACAAAAGAGGAAGATTGACGAATTTTTCGTCAGGATAGTCACCATCAAAATTATCTGTTTCAACGATTTTCATGATTTTTTATATATCTTTACAAACCAATAAAAACAAGTTTTAGTCATTAATCCTCCAACATTGTTAGCTAGATGCCGACTAGTTTACATCAAAAGAGCACTATAGTTTCCTATAATGCTCTTTCACAAATATGCTAGCGAGTGTAGTAGTAACTCAATTGATAAAACTATGGTCAATGAGGAAACATAAGTATAAGTAAAACTGTCTCTTCCTATTCAGCTTTACCGCCACCACAACTATGCATGGCATCACATGATTTACGAGTTTTTTGTGTTGTTACATTTTCTGTATTTGTAAACACTTCCCAGCCAGAGTCATTTGTACTCGTAATTAATACACCACAATGAATACAAAATTCTTCTAAATTCGATTGAATCGGCTCTACCGAGCCAAACGATGTTGTTCCCAAGGTTTCATGCATAGTATTCCATCAGTTGATAAGTCTAGAGTTATTTTCGCAATACTTCTTTTATAATCTTCTCAGAATCCACTTTTTGTTTGAAGCCCTGAGGTGTAATTGTAATACCAAGAGTTTTTTCAACTTCCTTTTTGTCCCTTGCTTGCATAGTTTCATGATCCTGAAATTCCCAAGTTACTTTTCCAAGAGACTTAGCATCTCCCATACTGAATTCTGAAATGACATCAGATTTGTATTCTTCAGGGAAATCATTACCCCATGCAACTTTCCACTCATTAGAGCCATTCTCCATGATTCTTCCACGAGGCAGACCTCGATAATTATCTTCAATGACATCGACTGTCTTGCCTTTGAATCTTCGACGAAGAAGATTGACAATAGAGTCCCATAACATTAAATGAACGGCTTCATCACCTTCCTCAGAATAAATAGTATACTTTCCTGACTTGGGATCAGGTACCATATAAAATACACCGAGTTTTGGTGGTTCAAATGCTTTCTTTTCCATTTCAACCTCGATTATTTTTTAGGAAGAACTTTCAATGTTGCAGTTGCTTGCTGAAGATTTTTGATGCACTTTTTTACGATTTTAAGTAATTCGCCATCACCACATGATGAACAAAAAGGCATATCATTAATCTTCACAGTTGCGTTTTTATCACAAAAACAACAAATTTCACCTGATTCTTCTTTTACTTTTTCAACAACAATCATAATATTACTCCTTATAAAAGGTATTTAATATATCGAATCGTTTAATTTATTCTGCCACAATTTCTATAGTGTGATGTCTTGTGTGAAACGAACTTAACTCGTTAGACTCTAAACACTCTTTCATAGTTTGAAAGGATCCAACTGTTGTATTAAAATCATCGATTCCATACCAACAAAAAGCTCCAGCTTCCTTTTGTCGGGAACTTACTTTAGTGCTTACAAGATCTCCCTTAAAACTTATTCCGAGGACTTCTTTGCACTTTTGTTTTAATTTTTCAGATTTTTTTGTTTTCATTTTTATGTTATATCGTTTGTTATAACTTAAAACTGCCAAAATACAAAAAAGGAGTTCAAACGAACTCCTTCAAGAACTATCTTAATGCTTAATTAATAGACTTTGCCCAAATATTTAGGTTTATGCTCTTTATTGATAAATGCATCTACTTCTCTATCAATCTTGTTTAGTTCTTGTTGTTTTAATAATTTAGAAATTTCGATATCACTATCACTGTAAAAAACTTTGTATTTTTCAGCTTTAAAACGTGTATATTCTTTACCAGAACCATCCACATCAGAGTCGAGAAACGTATCAATATCATCTATTGTGACAGGTACTTCTACTTCTTCAACAGATCCTTCTTTTAAATCTTTAATGATGCTAAAAAAATGATCAAATAACTGATCATTATCATACTTTTCATTCGTAGATTTGAAATCAATCTCTTTGTCTTCTTGTTTCACTATATCAAAAATTTTATGATCACCAAGGTAGATAGCATTATTTTTGTAAGTGAATGGAACTTTTATGTTTTCAACTTCAAGATTATCTTTTGATGCTTGAGTTAAAATACTTTCAAGTAAAGCTGATTCATTTGGCCTTGCTATTTTTTGCATAATTCTCCCATTAATCTATATCGATTTTGCTCCAAGCATCTTCAATATCTTTGACAGTTTGTTCTAAATCGTTTCCACTCCTAAAAGAACCCGATAAATTAATTTCAAATCCTTGTTTGTCTTTTGTTTCTTTAAGTGTACAAACAACACCTGGACCTAAATCAAATCTTTTACTTGCAGCTTCTTTTTCAAAAATAGCAGATGCAATTTTCGCTACTTTACTCACAAAATTCTCCTTTTTATAAAACTACTCTAGTATGCTCACATTCAACACCTGTGATCGATTAAGGCGTGATTACCACCACAGTGGGCCGCTTGTTTCAGGCTGAGTCTTGTCTCTTCGTCAACCAGAGTAGCTTAATTCAAAGGTATTATAAAAGCTTTGGAAAATACATGAGAGCATTACTAACACACAAAAAAATAAACATATAGTTTCCTATGGAATACGTTTTATGATGTGCTAGAGACCTTTCGTTTTCACCCGTAATAAGTATAAACTTCAAGGCCCATTTTTTTATAAAAAGCAATAAGGTTTTCTAAACTGATAGAATTTTCTTTAGGTTTTGCTACAATTTTGATCACGTCTTTGTAACCAGTTTCTCTTATCTCATTAATTGCTAATTGTATGAGTTCTTTTGCTTTTCCTTGTCTACGGTATTCTGGATAAACAAAAAGATCGTAAATGTGAGTATAGTCTAGTTCAAAATCATATTGGCAATGACCATATTGAGTTCGAATTAGCACTAAATAATTGCTTTCTTTTTCAAACTATGTATGATAGCATCATCTATAGAAAATTTTGGTTTCCATTTTAATTTTTCAAAAGCTAATGACGAATCTGCAACCAAAAAATCAGGTTCGCCCTCTCTTTTGTTTTCTATAATTACTTGAATTTTCTTTTTTGACAAAGTCTCGACTTTATTTACAAGATCTAACACAGTATGACCCGTTTCAGAACCTAAATTATAAATGCCATTATTGTTTAATCCAAGCACTATAGCATCACTTATATCTGAAACATGAACATAATCTCTTAAACATGTGCCATCATAAGTCGAGCAATTCATGCCATAAATCCTAAAAGGTTTGTCATTTATTACACTTTCTAACAAAGCAATTAAAATTCTTGAACTATTATTAATACCCAGTCCAAGTTCGAGAGATGGATCCGTTCCAACAACATTAAAAAAACGAAAAATAGAATAAGAAATGTCTGAATTTATTATTGCTTTTTCAGCAATCAATTTTGAAATACCATACGGATTAATAGGCTTTAAGTCTGAGTTTTCTGTTATGGGCATAGGTGCATTTCCATACACAGAACAAGAACTTGAAAAAACTATCTTATTTACTTCAAATTCTTTCATGATTTTTAATAAAACAATTGTTCCAGCTGCATTGTTTCGTAAATATTTTTCTGGGTCTAAAATAGATTCATTTACGAAAGCAAAAGATGCAAGATGAATAACAGCTTTAAAATTGTATTTTGAAAATATTGATCTTAAATTTTCTTCATTCAAAATATCACATATTTCAAATGTGCCATATTTTACAACATTTTTATCGCCATTGACTAAACTATCACAACAAACATGTCGATAACCAAGACTAGATAGTTTTTTACATACATGACTACCTATATATCCAGCACCACCTGTAACTAAAATCATATTGTTTCTCTCATTATTCAAAAACATTGCAAAGCAAATACTAAAAATGAGCATATAGGATTTCCTATATGCTCATTGTAATATGCTAGTCAATGTCGCTGTTATTCTTTTTTTTCATCGACGCTATCAAAAATACCTTTTGTAGTTACGCCAATTTTACTAAGAAGACCACTAATGTCAAAACCCATTTGACTCATAACTTCTTGAAGCATTCCTAAATTTTTAGGAACTTGTCCTGCAAACTTTTGCATTCCGCTTTGACCATTTCCTGAGTCGATAATAACAACTTTATCAATAGCAGAAAGAGGTTGTGCAGCTTCTCTAACAATTGCAGGGAATTTTTCTAAGATACTTGGTAATTTCTCAAGGATCATTTGAAATTGTCCTGCATCATCAAGCATTTTATAAGCTTCAGCTTTTTTCATAAGACCTTCAGCTTCACCCATAAGACGTGCTTTGATTGCGGCTCCTTCAGCTTCTCCAATTGCTAAGATTCTTGCAGCTTCTCCTTCACCTTCTAATCGAAGTTTACTCTTTGCAGCTTCAGCACTTTTAATTGTTGAAGCACGTTCACCTTCAGCTTTGGCAATTTTTGCAGTTGCTTCTTTTTCAGCAGGAACAACTTTTTTCGCATGTTCTTCTTTTTCAGCGACAAGAATCATTTGTTCTTGAACCGCAATATTTGCTTTTTGACGAGCTTCTTCAATACCGACTTGCGCTTTTATAACTTCTTGCATTGCTTCAGCATCAGATCTTGGTCCTGCTTGCTCTGCACGTGCTCGTTCTGCAGCTACTTGCGCATCAAACATTGCTTTCTTAACATCACGTTCTTTAATTGCTTCAAAAGTAAGAGCATCGTTCTGTGCTGCAGCAATATTTCCATCTTTTTGTGCTGATGTTGATTGTTGTTTTGCTTCTTTATCTGCATTTGCTTGTCCAATTGAAGCATCACGCATAACTTCAGCAGTACGTTTTTTACCAAGGGACTCAATATACCCTGCATCATCAGTGATACTCTGAATATTTAAAATGTCAATTCCAACACCAATTTTCCCAAGTTCACCGTCAGCTTCTGATTTTACTTTATTATTAAGAGCTTCACGATCTTTAATTAACTGTTCAATAGACATTGTACCAATTACTGAACGTAATTGACCTTCAAGGTTTTCTTGAACTGTAACATGAATATCAGCATCTCTTTTCCCTAAAAATCTTTCGACAGCTGCATTAAGCGATGCTTGATCGCTTTTAATCTTACATGTTGCAACAGCATCAATATTTACTTTAACACCATCTAAGTTGGGAATTCCTTTTAATGGCATTTTCAATTGAAAAGCCGCCATATCCATTACTTGATAGTCTTCAATAACAGGCCATTTGAATTTAGCACCGCCAGTTACGACAACAAAACCTTTATCAAGATGTTTTCTTCCAAAGAAAACAGCTGCTTTGTTGGGTGGTACTTTGATATAGTTCTTTGCAAGTAATGCGACGACAACTATTAAAGAAATTACAGCACCAACTACTACAATTATCGGTAAAAAATCTTTAAATTCCATTTAATCTCTCCTTCATATTATTTTAACAATTCCAACGTTTCCTGAAATTCTAATAATTTCAACGTTAGTACCTGACACAATTTGACAACCATTCTCTGATTGTACATCTAAAGAACGAACTTGACCTTCAATTTCGATAGTAATTTCTCCTGTTCCTTGTTGAGGTATACCAACTCTTAAAGGCGCTTTTAAGCCAACAAATTTTTCATTTGTAAAAAGTGATGAAGATTGTTGAGATAGAAAAAATTTGATTATACTCCATGCACAAAATCCAATAATTATTCCAGATAACAAACCAAAAACACCATCAATAAAAATTCCCAATCCTATAATTTGACGTTGTTGTATCACCCAACTACTTATCCAACTGTGTGAAACAATTGCTCCCATCCCAAAACCTACAAGAAAACAAGCCATGACTTTTGCTGAGAAAAAACTTGGGCTAATTGTATTATCAACATCATGTCCTGTAAAATCAATATGATGTTCAACATTTAACCCTTCAAACCCAAATAAAAATGATACAATCAAAAAAACAAACCCTGCTAAAAAAACACATAAATAAACTGTCATCAACATATCCATTTTTAACTCTCCTTTATAAACTTAAATTTATTTGACTTTGTCTTATCTCCTACATGAGGTTTTTTGACATCGCCTGTTTTCTCAAAACAATCTTTACATATATGTTTTATAAGAAATATTGTTTGTGAATGTTTTCCCTCAGTTTTAGTTTGATTAACGTATTTTTCGCCTGGTAAAATCGCTTTTTTACATTCAGTACATTTCCATTTTTTTCTTGCTGTAGTTGCTTTTGTAGTATATTTTGTCCCTGCAGCATCATGATAAGCATCAATCAAGTCTTTTCTTCCTTGATTTATCACATACTCAAAAATCTCTTCTAAAATCTTGTGTTGCTTGTTATATTCATAATACATGTTTTAATCTTCTAATTCAAGGACAATATTTGTATCTAAGAGATTCACAGAAATGATTTTCTTTCCTAAAATTGTTATAGGATCTACAAGTTGCATTTGCTCATTAAAAACTACTTGAGTCCCGCCCAAATCTGGATGTGATTCATATTCAATCAAAATTTTCATATTGTTTTATATATTGTATATTTTCGAGATAAAACAAAAAAGTCTCTGGCGCAAGTACCAGAGACTTTAATGAAGAGCTGGGATAGCTCTTTAGACAGGACAGGGATAAAAATTAAAATGGAGGTAAAGGGAATTGAACCCTTGTCCATAGAACAATCCAAACAAACTTCTACATGTTTATCTGATTTGTATCTTACATTCTTTTATCTTAAAACCAGAAAACTTTCTAAAAGAACGGCATAAACGTAATTTCGGTCCCCTTCTCACTTATGCACTTCGGTTTTCCTACGCTGTGTCAATTAGATCTTAAGCTCCACAGTATTGCCTAAGTTCTTCGTTGCTTTTAATTAAGCAACAATTGTATTCGCCATGCCCAAACGAACATTGTTCGCAAAAGCAAGAGCGAAATTAACTGCAATTTTGTTGACAGTTATATTGTAACCAGATTTTTAACGAGGCCAACTGATCATCCTCGGCATGCAATCTGCACTTCATGTTCCATGTCGAAACCTGATACCCCCCCAAAATTTTCAAAGAACTTTATCTAAAAATACAATAAAACAAACAAGAATATAAATAATTTTTCAAATAAAAACTCAATTTTTTACAAACCATTCCCATAAGTAATTGGTTTTTTTTCTTTCAGTTTTAATTGAAAAGTATTCAATGTCTCTCCATTTAGTCATTATTCCGACTGCATCATTTTCTATAGAATGAATTTTACAAACTTCTCCTTTACTAAACACACAGCCAGGTTCCATTATTTCTGGCACATGTGTTTTAGCTATTAAAGAGTCTCCTTCTTTAATCAATTCGAAGTTATTCATTAAATTTCATCCTACAGGTAATCCTGACATGTATCCATTAGTTTCACCAACTAAATCTTTCATACCTTTTGCTTTAACTTCTTCAAATTGATTTTGAAAAACAAAAAACAATCTCATGACCGAAGTTGGTTTTTCATCCCAATCAGAAACTTTCAAAGGATCAATAACAAGTTGTTGATTTATTTCAGCACCTGCACCTACACCTACTTCTTTTACTGGTGTTTCAATTCTTTGTTGAATAGCTAAATCAACACAAGCTCCACCTGCTACACCTTCAGGTCCATTGAGTCCTTGTACGCCACGTACTCCGGATTCATGATCGACATTGCTATAAAAAGAAGCACTATCTAAGCAAGCATAACTCTCTGCAGATCCTGTTGCAAGTTTTCGACTATTAGAAAGACTTTCAAAACTAGAATTTGAGCTTTTTACGCTTCTCAATGCCATTTTAGAATTTGACTTATTTACAGTCAGATTTGCGTCTGGATTACTTTCTCCAAGACCAATGCTCCCTGCTGCATAACATTGAGTAGATGTGTGAAAATTACAGCTTTTTGCTAAATAATTTGAAGAGGATATATGGTTTGAATACTTAATTGGTTCATTATAAGTATGCCAGATTGTCTGTTGAATAACTGGACGTTCTCTTCTTACTTTAGATCTAAAGAAAGCAAAGCCAAAAGCGGGAACTGTATCTTCTTTACCAATTACTAATTCAGGAATAGATTTTGCAAGATCTTCTGTAAAAAAGAATTGTCTTACTTTTCCATCACTTGTACGAAAACCATCCCACCATAATCTATTTGGGTGCGATACATAATTTTGCGCAGGCCACTTGAAATTACATTTTTCGCAAAACAAACCTTCTTTGAAAGGTTCATCATGTATAGGACACTTGTCAACATATCTTTCAAGTGAAAACCCGTTAGAACGTTGTCCTGTAATTGGATTCATGCCTTTTATTGACATTAAAACTGCAGTGTTCATTTCATCATTGAGCGTCCAATCAAACCACAATCCCCAATTAGGATCAACAGGAATTACATAGTTACCTTGTCCTGGAATCCAAGATGACAAAGGCTCTTTGAAAGAGTCAACTGGATAAACAGGTATTTGACGTCCAGAAGGAAGATCATGTACACCTTCACCTGTCAACCTTATTGCTCTCATTATTCGTGCTGAAAACCCATTAAAATTCATTGTATACATCATAAAACTACCTCCAAGTGTTTATAATAAAAAAATAGGATACACTATTTTTTTAGTGTATCCACAATAAATTAGTATGTTTTGTGTGAAGAAACTCTAAAAGGATCGTTTTCACGCGACTTTGAGATTCTTCTTTTTAAACTTGGAAGTTTATCTTCATCTTTTAATTGTTTGAACTTGAGGAATATTTTTGGGAATGTTTGTGAGAGTGTATCAAACTTTAGTTCTCTATAAAGTCTGGGTGTTTCTGTTGGAATGTTTTCTTTGACAAGTCTGAGAAATGTCAGTCTATCAATATCTTTTGTATCGTATGTTGTACCGCATTCTTCACAATATCCATCTATTAAAAGAACATTGTTATGTATAGGACATTCAAAAAAGACATCGAGCGGAAATTCACCAACTTTGTAGATCTGTTTCATTTCACCACAAATAACAAATGTCGATGGTGTTTCTTGATGCCGTGCTTTCCTTAACATATAAAGAGAATTTTCAACATCAACTTTCCCGTCTTCAAGAAAAACAATACAAGGTCTATCCTTACATCGTTTCTTAAGAACATCTTCAACTTCAGGAAGAGAATCTTTACCGTATGCTTCGAGAAGTTCAATATCAGAATAACCTCCAACAGGTTTAAAAGTTTTAAGAAGTTCAGCTATATTATCTGAAGATGGTTTTGTTGGTGCAGGCTTTTCTTGTTTTTGTTCAGCTAAAGAAGCCCATGCGAGTTTTAAACGAGGTACAGGAATAGCAGCACCTTCTACATGAACTTTTGCAACTGCTCCATAGAAATCATCAAATGATGTTGTCGGAGAATCTAAAATTTCTAAGCCAATTTCTGGTTCATCGATTCCCATTTCAAAAAGAATCTTATCGAGTTCACTTTTTTCAATTTTGAGATATTTTAAAGCAGCTTCAATGCGGGAATTTAAGACTGTAACACTTCGTTCTTGAATACGATTTTCAAGGAATTCGTTCATTTTTTTCTCCTGTTTTGAACCTTTTGGTTCGTGTTTTTACTACTCTTGTAGTGTTTGCAACTTGGTCTCACAGTTACAGTTTCCTAAGCATCTCTCTTTAAAGTCTTGAGAGCTATAGACTTCGTTTTTACTTCTGCATCTCCTTTCGTTTCTTGTTTATAAGAATATATATAATTGTAATTGTAACAGGCCAAAAAATCGCATAAAAAATTTTAGGTGTGATGTCTGTTGTTTTCCAAAATTTTTCTCGAGACATAAAAACATAAAAAACAAAACATAAAATTGCATAAATTATAACAAAACTCATGTAAGGCTCACTTTTGTGTGTGTAAAATTGCAAATTCTGTTAAAATCGCTGTTGCTAAACCTGCAACAAAACCAAAATAAACTATGTTTTTCTCAAGCCAAGTTCGCTCAACTTTCTTATTTAAAATTTTTATTTCATTTTGATAAATTTTTTCTACATCTAACGATTTGTCGTATAACACAGAATATAATGTGTCAACCAATGCTAACTTCTTATCTAAGTACACATTATTGTTTTTATAAAAAGTGTATAGAGCTGCTTTTTTTTCACTAATCAAAATCCCAGGCTTTAATTGTATTGTATCTTTATAAATCGTAATTAATCGCCCAGAATCGACAGCAAATTGTTTAAAATCAGGTAAAGTAGAATCAACAACATCTTTATTAGGTGGCATTAATAAGTCAATATCAAGCTTTTCAGGAAGATAACTATATTTTAAAGGTTGTTCCTGAATGTTTGTTTTTGTTGAAGCACATGAAATCAGCGATATGCAAGCAAACAAAATTAGTTTTTTCATGACTTACCCCATTAATTCTGCTAAACGTTTACGACGTTCTCTATTATCTTCAATTTTTTGAGCATCTTTTAATTCAGTCATTAATTGTTGATTTTCAGTTTTTGCAACAGCAGCTTCAATTTTTACTACAGTATTAACTTCTTGCAACTTCTCTTTTATTTCAGACACATGATCTTTAATTTCATCTGAATCATTAGAAGTTGTCGCAGTTGTTGCTCTAATTGTAGAAATTATTTTCAAAATAAGAATCAAAATAGCAGGGATTAAAATTAAAGCATACTTCCAATATTTTTTCACAAAAGTTGTTTTTCTAAAAATTATCAAAAAAACAATAGCAATACAACAAATAACTAAAAGAACAAGCTCTGTTGTCATTTTTCACTCCTTTGTTTTATCAATTTCAATCAAATTCAAACGCCCAAACTTGTTAATATTTCCAATAAGACGTTTTTGATATCTCTTTATTAAAGCATCTTTATTATCTTTTATGTCTTTAACTTTTTGCAAAACATCACAGTTATGGTCAGATAGAACTCTATTATTTATCGCAGTATGATGTATATGAAAAACATTAAAATTCATTGTAATATTTTTCATAAATCGTTCTACTAATATTGACATGATATCATCTTCAACACCCCATATATTGGGCTCTTCATCCCAACCCTTAATTTTCAAAAAAGCTTCTTTCTTAAAAACACTTATTGAACTAGCAAAAGTCAAATGAGGTCTAGTACTCAACGAACTTTCTTGTTTTGAAATTTTAAAAACACCAGGATTTAAGTCGTAAATAGCACTCATAGGATTTACAGCATCATACTCACCTATTTTTTTTACAGATTCAATAAGGTTTTCAATAGAAATTAAAATATCACAATCGCAAAACACAAAAACATCATATTTTGCTTTTAATGCTGCAATATTCATTCCCCAAGACTTATTAAAGTCACCAGAATTTCCAAGAAAAAAATAACGAATTGGGAACGTTACATCTTTAAGAGTAGGATGTTCACCTTGTTCTGTAACTATTATTTCAAATCCGTGTTGTTTTACAAAAGAAGAGTAATAACTAAGTGTTGCTAAAATTGCTTGTTTTCTATCTGGGTGTGATTCTTTATACGGTATTATTAGTGAAAATTTATATTCAGTTTTTTGATTTTTTATTTGTTGTTCTCCACCCCAAATAGAATATTTCATAATATTACAACCACAAAAAGAAAAATCTTTTAAAGATCTTAAGTTTTGATATTCTTCATTGTTCCAAATATCTTTTATAAAATCTTTTTCAACAGTAAAAAAGCCTATATGTTTTTTGCCTTGGCAACAAGTTACAACTTCTCCATCAGTTTTTATAACCGTTTGTATCCAAGGATAAGAACACAACTTATTTTCGACATCTGGGTTTGATTCTTCACAGTAAAACTCAAAATACTTATCAACAGGCAGTGAGAAATCATGCCAATTACTAGTTTTTTTTAATTTCTTACCACCAACATGTGATGGAGTAGAGATACGCATTTTAAGTTCATCAGCCAACTTTACTGCATCATCAAAATTTTGAGCATCTTCTGCTGTCAAACTTGTTTCTTCATTACCATCAATACAACCCAACATAATTTCTTTGATGTCTAAGTTATTAGACCATTCAATTACTTGTCGTAAAAAATTAACATTATTTTTACCCACAACAACAGCAACACGAAGATGAAATTTATCTTGATTTATTTGTTTTTGGATTGATTTTAAGAAGTTTATGTTTTCAACGATTTGCTCAACATTAGTACCTTTTCTCATACTTGATGTTAAACCATCAAAAGAAACATTTACCCAAGAACCAACTTCTACAATTTTTCTTAAAAGTTCTTTGTTGATTTTATAACTAAGATTCGAAAAAAACTTTATTGTGAAATGATATTTAGAACAAACATCAAGCATCTCAGCAAAATTTTCGTAAAGGGTTGGTTCACCACGTAAAAACAAATTTATTTCACTTAAATACTCAAACAATTGTTTTTCTAGAGCATAAAAGATTTTCATGTCTAAAGGTTTAATGTTTCTTTTATCTTGTGAATAACAATATGAACAACATAGATTACAAGACACAGTAGGCTCTATATATAGCTTTAAAGGATATGAATTTAAAACAACTTTTCTTTGTTCACATTCTTTAAGATTTAGTAAAGCATTATTATAAGCTTTTTCTGAAACTTTCATGATTCTTCTTTTGTTACAACATCTAAAGAGAATTTTCTGATAGAAGCACTTGCAAACTTTATTAACAAATTATATGATGTTCTTAATTGATCATCATTCATTTCATTAAAAAGTTTTGAAAGATCACGCTCAATAGTACTTAACATAACACGAACTTCATCAGGATCTAAATAAAGAATTCCTGCAAGAACTATTTTTATGTCGTCAAATTTATTTTCAGTAACTAGTTTTTTGAAATATTCAAAAGAAAGTTTTCTTTTTTTATCTTGATAATTTAAAATTATTCTTTTGCTTATTTTTCGAACAATGTAACCATCCCATGAACCTAACAAATTACTATAACTTTGAATTGCTTCTAAACAAAATCTAAAGGCTTCTAATTCATTATCTGTTTCAATCAATAAACCATTATTGTCTACAAAATTTGCATTGCGAAACTGTGCACGAGCTATGTTTAAGAGAACTTTAGTCTCTTTCTTAGGTAAACAATGCCACCCTTCGAATTCGAGCTTTAATTTGTGCATTTATCTTCATTTCGTTTAATCTCTTTATATATTAATTTATAGAGCAAGAATAAGTTAGATTTTATGAATTATTCTTGCTCTTTTTGTTGTTGAATTGCACAATCAATAATTCTTCCCCATAGTTCACGATCATCATGAACTCTATTATACAACAATTGTATTATTTCAGGTTTTGTCATACCCCAACTTAACAATTCTTTAACTTGCTCTAATCTAGATTGTTTTTCGCCAGAATCGTCCCAGTATTTTTTGTAATCAATTTCAAAATCACCATCAGGTTGCTTTTTTAAATATTGAACATGAGGAAACACATCAGCTATATTTTGAAAAATGTGCATTGTCTCATGTGTTACTGTAGATTTTGCATCCTCTAAATACTCAATGACATCATCTTTTGTTTTAATGTTGTTTTTAGTAAAATCTTTTAAAGGAAGAAAAATCATTTTTTTTTCATGATTTGAAGCACCACGTTCTTCTTGATCTCTAAATTTAATCCGTATTTTGTCTAAAACATCAGTTAAATCTTTTTTACTTGTCGTCGGATAGATTTCTTTCAATCTATCTAAGATGTATTTTCTTTTTTTAGGTATATCTTTAAAAGTATAAGTATCAGTTTTAATGCTCATTTGTTTGCTCTTTTTTTAACTTTTTAATTGTCTCTTGCATTTCTTGAATAATCAAGTTCTGATGAGACAGTTTTTGTTGCATTTCGCTGACTACAGAAGAATTGTGTCTCATAACTTTATCTAAATCACGTTGCAACTTCTCTACCATCTGATTCTCAACGTTTTTTACTATGTTGTTTAATTCATCTTTGTCATTAATCAACACGTATTTGCCTTGATCATCAGATTTTTTAGTAAGAAGACTGACTCTACTATTAAAATCTTTTTCGAACAAATTACTTAACTCTTGTTCTTCAGCTTTATTGAGCGCAATTATGTTACGCAATTTACCGCACAAAAACGACTCTGTACCTTGAAACTGTCTATCAATGTACTCTCTGTCAGGCATTAAAGCAACTTCTTGCAAAGTCGGTCCCCCAACACAACCTTTAAAAAAATCTGGACAATGTGTACAAGGGACCGGCTTTAATAAACCCAACAAAAATATAGCTTCATTTTTGTCTATATAAGAAATTGAGAAGTCATTTGCTTCTATAGAATCTCCATCGAATTGTTTTACAAGCATTATTTTTTCCCAAGCACATCATCAATTATTTTCGAATCACTTTGATTGTCAAAAATATCAACATTATAGCTATTTGCACTTATAAAACTTTCTTGTGTTTCTACAGTTTCAGTTCTATCTTTAGAAGCTTTTTTACCAATATTTTTCTTTTCTTCATCTAAAGCAGCTTGAATTCCAAGAGCAAACTTAGAAACAAGTTCTAAATTGCAATCGCTTTTCAATTGACTTGCAAATACGTCAATATGTGTTTTAGGAACAAAAGTTGCAGCTTTTTCAAAAACTCTTTTTGCAGCTCTTGGTGAGCGAACTAAAGGATTGTTTGAAATTAACAATGCAACCTTCGTGCATGTGCCACAATTGTGTAAACTACAACCAACACATTTTGAATTTGCTTTCAAACTATAAATCAACTTGCTTCCTGCATGTTGAAGTTTTGAAAAAGCATCAGCCATTTCATCACAATTTGAATATATGTTTGAATCAATAAACAAATAACCAAGTTGACCATAATGTTTTTGAAGTTTGTACTCATGCTCAGCTAAAAACAAATTAGTTGCTTCAAGACCAAAATGTTTTTTAAGCGAACTTTTAACAAATTCAAGATCATTTCCTGATGTCATCAAAGCAAAAGCATAATTTGTCATTGCTTTTGAATCTATTGATACAGGTTTTGCTTTAGGTTCTATCTCTACACCTTGTAAAGTTGAACTTGCAAAATTTGTATCAAAAGTTTGACGATTACTAAAACGTTCAAACTTTGTCAATTCATCTTTGTATTTTTCAGAAAAATCTTGAAATTTATCATAACCAAAAGTTCTTGCAAGTTTCTTACCAATTTCTGACCTAGAAAGCTTTGAATTAATTCCAAGCTTATATTCATTAAACATTCTTGCAAGTATATTTTGCTTTTCTGTAGAAGAATTCTTTTTTGCATTGTTATCAACATCACGAACAGTCAGTTCTTTGTCATCTGTATCTCTTTGAAATGCAACTCTAGCTTCTTTATTCTCGTAATAACTTTGTTTGATTTTATCTAGTGAGAATAAAAATTTAGAAGTTACAAACACAGGACGTTTTTGCTCTAACAAACTTTTGTATTCTTTGACAATAGAACTAGTGACATATTCAAGTTTTGAAAATTTATCAAGAATATCATTAACTGTTGAACGTCGAACTTTAAAATCAACTTTTGATTGTTCTACAAGATTTGCATTTTTTTCTTCAAGACTTTCAAAACCAAGAAAAGCATATTTGTCTAGAACTAAACGAATCTTTGATTCAAAGTATTTGAATACGAGCTCTTTATCGAACTTAGAAAGAAGAGCAGATTGAATTTGTTCAAAACTGTTCTGTTCACGAATCATTGCTTCAACAGCTCTATCTACAGTCTTTATTGCAACATCTTGGGCAACACGTTGAGATTTTTCTTCTGTGAATCTGTTTTGTCTATTTGATTCTCTAGACCCGTCAGAAGTCAGTTCGTTTGCTCTAGATAAACCCGAATCCTTGTCAAAAGGGATATTAGGTACTTCTAGTTTAGGAGGCTCGTAATTAATCTCCTGTTCAGCGAGCTTTTCAATATAATCAGGCATTGTTTTACGACTAGACTCTTGTAGTATACCTGAAAAACCTTGATCAAAAACACCATTTAACTCATCCATTTTTTCTCCTTTTGCTTCTCCTCTTATTACAAGAGTAGTTATTGAAGCATTAATATTTCGTATCTAACACTTTTTTCATTTTGAAATAAGCTTCAATTCCACTTTCGAAATTTTTAAGTTCATCAAGACTAGTAGCTTTATGTGTATCATCAAAACCCGATAACCAATTTCTAAAACCATTTTTTTTGGTAATTTCTTGGATTTTCTTGATCAGAGTTTCTAATTCATTTAGATCATTGTCTAAATTTTCATTATCGTATTGATCAGCAGAAGACTTATTATGTTGTGTTTTTAAAACTCTACACATAGAACAAGTACAATTTTTCAACATTTACTCTCTCCTTAGTTTGCACTCTACAATATTTATTTAGCTTTGCCTATCTCGTTAAGCAGTTCATCATAAGCTTGAAGACTGTTTAACAAATCATTACTAGCTACAGAACATTGTGTGTTATAATTTTCGTCTGTAAGCTTCATGTAATTTTTCCATTTTGTCGTACTGATAATATTCTTAATTTTTCCGACAAGATCTCCGACTTTATCAAGTTCGCTCGTGAAATCAACAGAATCTTCGAAGTTTTCAGCAGCTGCTTCTTTTGAGTCTTCATCGTCTTTTTTCTTACAAGGACAATCTGGATTGGGTCCTGTACCATCAGGCACACCAGGTTCAACACCTGCACTTTTAACTAACTTCACTTCATAGTCACCATATTGATATGTAGTATCATTTACTTTTTTTCCAGGTCGTTTTTTAATTTCTTCTAAAATCTCAGCTTTAGTTCCTGCTTCACCTGACATTTCAAAAAACGTTGCAACAGCATCGTCAAAAGATTCACCTTCTACAACACCACCATCTCCTGGTGTTTCACCCATAATATCATACTGTTGTTTTTTTGCTGCTCTTTTATCAGAAATACCATCTTCATTTTCTTTGAAAAGTCTCATGACATGTTTCTTATCTTCTGATATTTTCCAAAAATCGCCAGTTTCAAGATCTTCATAAACATCACGACCAGCAACTTTAAAAATCCCAGCTTGTCTATAAGACATTGCTGTCATAATGCTCATCTTTTGCATATCGTTTCTTTGAGCAACAAGAATCCCAAAAAAATCTTCAACAACAGATTCGGGATTTAGGTCGATTTTTGCTCTTTCTTTAAACGAACTCAATGTACTTTTTGAAACATCAGGACTTTTGTCAAAAGCTCTCAAAGCTTTTTCAACATCTTGTGCAGTCAAAATAGCTTCTTTACCATCAGGTAACATAGAAGCAGCTGTTTTTACAATACCTCTTTTTGAAACAGAAATATTTTCAAGAAAGGTTGATTCTGTATCTCTTTTCATATTTTCTCCTTATACAACAAGTAGTTTTTTCTTTATTTGTTTAAGTCTCAACACAAGACTCTTAAAATCATCTTTTGATTCAAGAATACTTGGACTTTTTTTACCACTTAAATCTTCAGTAGCTAAATCTACTTCAGCAGATAGACTATTTAGTTTTTCACTCAAAGATGCAGCAAGCTCTAAAGCAGCATCAATTTGATCTTGAGGAACTGAAGTAACCACATCAACTGTATCTGATACAGGAGTTTCTTTCTGAAGAATTTCTTTTGCAATCTTTTTAACATCCATTTATTGTTCATCTCCTGTTTTTTTTCTCAACAATTTTGTGCCTTCAACTTTCCAAACATTATCATCAACTCGACCCTCAAAAGGATCTTTTTTAGGAGAACCTAAACTTACTCTCTCAAAATAACTAGCTTTTTTTGTTTGAGGAAGATCAAGAACTTTTTCTAGAACGTTTGATTCATCAAATCTAAGCATTAGAAAGCTCCTTTGATCTCATAATCTATTTCAGCAACCCCTTTTTCAACAGAACTAAATTTCACTTGATTCTTAAATATTTCTGGTGTTAGTGCTGCTTTTAAATTTTTAAATTCGCAAGTTAGATATGCAAAAACTTTCCCAAGAATATCATCTATTTCATTCTGATTCAAAACCACGCGATTTGCTGTTTTAAAAATACTCATGTTTTGTTTAAAATCAACAATCAAAGTTCCCGACATAATATTACTTTTTTTATCGTAATTATATTTTGACCAATCTTCAGAAACTTCTAATTTAGCAAATCTATCAAATGAAGCTTTCTTCTCTGTTGTTTCATCTTGTTTTTCCATCTCTTGCTCAACAACATTTGGCTCTTCACTTTTGGGTTGATCTTTTTTCTTTACAGTCAATTCATCGTTAACTTCTAACTGGTCAATTTCATCAGCAAGAAATTTTAAACTATTGTTAAGTGATTCGCCATAAGTACGAAGTGCATCAGGTGCAGCTAAAAGAACACCTTTACTGACTTCTTTTCTTCGAACAAGATCTAAAACGTCTTCAAGTACTGTGTTGTCTGCATAACCTTTTGTAACAGCATTGATGACAGCATGAACAAAGCTTTTGTTCTCTGATTCTGTCAGTACATTAGTTCTTTCAGCAATTTTGTCCATATTGACCTCTTTTGAATTTTAATACAATAGTTACTAGTTTTATAGTTCAATGGCAAGATAAAAACTATAGAAAAATTTAGACAGAAATCTCTTTTTGCACAGTTTTCTTTGATTGCGTATGATAGAGAGAGTTGTACTTTTTGAGGAGAGAGAATACTTTGTAATAAATTGCAGCTTCTCTCGCTAGTGACACACTTGAAGATTTTTTTAAATACTCTAGTCTTTTTAAACCTAACTTAATTCTTGACCCTATAGATTCATAAAGCAAATCAGGTTTGCCTTCAGCTTTCCCAATTTTTTTTGCTATTCTTCTCAAATCATGATCTTTAAAATATTCTAACATTGCAATTTTTTGTTTTTTAGTCACATGTACATCAAGAAAATCTTCCATTTTTGTAATATCAATATTTCTAAAAAAACAAAGCAAGTTTATACGTTTTAGTGCACGTTTCTTATAATAACATACCATTTCTTGAGATACTTTTAAAATTCTACCCACAACTTCTTGTTTCTTTTTATAGAAAAACAATAAAAGTATCACATATTTTTCTATTTCTGGTAGCATGTGCTCTATAACATAATTTACTTCATTGATTTTCTCTTCATTCTCGAGCTCAATTTGAACGTCTTCAGAAGTATAGAGACTGTCACTATTTGAAAAAAACAACTCTAAAAGATTATTGTCAATTCTGACTTCACGTTTATATGCACTGATATCTCCACTTGGATCAAAGTGTCTTATAATACTTGACTTACTTAATTTTGGGAGATAATCATCCATAAACTATTCTTCTTTCGATGTTTTTTCCTTACAAGAGTCACATATCATACGACCATTTACTAAACTTGTAGCTGGATTTTTACCACATTCTTCACATAAACCTGAAGCTATTTTAATTGGTTGTGGTGTACCTTGTTTGTGAAACATAAAAAACTCCTTAGAAATAAATACAGTCTTCTAGCTTTTTATCTTCTCGTATCTTTATATATCTTGCTTCTTGATATTTATCATCTTTACTATCTTTTTCTGACGCTAACATTTCGAAAACTTTTCCTACTAAAATTTCTTTATTATTGTACAATATTGTTCTTGTATCATACCCATGTACTGGTACATTCATTATTTTTGTAAGAACATTATTTCGTAACTGACCACCTTCTAAAGCAACGATCATCTTTTTCAATTTTGGATCATCGCTCTCTACAAGTCCCATTACAGTCATAAAATAAGTTTGAGGAATTTTATAAATTCTCCAAGCTGTACTTTGTTTAAAACTATATTTCGCAGCAAGGTCTTTAAAAACAAAAACCTTTATTTCGTTTCTTAATTGTTCAAAAACACTTTTTTTATTTTTGCAAAAACCTGCTTGAATTTTGACTGTTTCATCTTCTTTAAATAATTTATTAAGTATAGTACGTCGATCAAATAAAGGCAAGTTAAAAACATCTTGTCCTGCACTATATATTATGTCAGTCACGTAAAACTGTGCACTTTTAGCAAGATCATCATCTATCTCACCGAGCTTAAGAAATCTAAAAGCTTTTGACCTGTCATTCTCAAATGTCAAGTAACCTTCAAACAAAGTTTGTTCAGGTAAATTATTTGCTTTTAATGAATTTACAATGTTTGTCAGACTATCGATTTTAAATTGTTCTTTATAGTTTTTTTGCTTTCCATGAAATTTAATTTGACCAGAAGCACATACAAGACCTTGATAGCGAACACCTAAACGTATAGGTTCCATTATCCATTGGTCTGAATACCAAAACTTGTCTTGGTCACTCTCGTTATCAATAGAACCAACACTCCTTGCTTCCATTAGATTCACAAACTCAACCATTACAATCTCCAAAAACAAATTGAAATCTAGAAATCTTTCTTTTAAAAACATCTTTAAAAACAAATTTATTCTCATTTGCATAAAAACAAATCATATTAGGTTTGTCTTTAAAAAACATATATGCTCTACCTGTGTGCAATGCTCCAACACTAGAACATTTTTGTAATAATTGCGTCACTTGGCATTCTATAGATTGCATTGCAATATTATTTATACAAGAAGTTAAATGATTATTATAGATATGCACAATTTGATTTGAAAAATCAGGTACTATAGAAGTGTCAATACACATACTTTCATCAAATTCTATTTGCAAATTATCTTCAAATTTGACAACTCTTGCACGCATTATTTCTTTCCATCAAACATGAAAGATTCATCAATTTCAAAAAATTTTGAAGCAACATTTTTCAACTCTTGTGAAGTAACATTCTTATTAGCAGAAAAAGAATATACTTCTACTTGAATATTTTGCAACTTTAAATACTCTACTAATGCTACAAAATCACCATCACCCGAGACTAAAACAACAGTGTCAAGAGCATCTTTCTTAGTGATGATATCTATTGCCATTTCAATATCTAAATTGCCTTTTGCTGACCCATCACTTCTTTTTTTCAAATCTTTTGAAACTATATTGTAACCAATCTGTTTTAAAAAACTAACAAAACTTGTATTATCATTATCTCCTTTTACAAGATAAGCATTTGAAACACAAAGTTTTCTACCTTTAGTAATGCATTCAGTAAGTTTCTTAAAATCTATTTTTTTCTTAAAATTATCCATTGCACCATAATAGACATTTTGAACATCAACAAAAATCCCAACTCTTTCGTCAGGTGTGTTTCTGTTCTCTACTCTTACTTGAAACAAAAAATCCCCTTTAAGGGAATCAACAGCTTCAAGTAGTTTTTTATAGTTCTGTATTTTACTTTCTTTCATTTTTTCCCTTATCATATTGTCATTCTACAGTTACCAAACTTCCTTCTTCTGTCTTATTAACAATAATTTCATTTCCATTAATCAAATCTTTTAAAGATTCAATATGAGTAATGACAAATACTTGTTTATAGATTTTTGATATTTCTCTAATGACTTCACCAAATTGTAAAATTCCACGAGCATCAAGTTTAGCAATCTTTTCATCAATTATAAGAGCTTCATGCTTCTTTCCTGCTCTTAATGATAAAAGCTTTGCTAATGATAAAACAATACTGAAAACTATACGGACAGTTTCACCACCTGAGTACATTTGCAAATCTTTTGGTTCTTTACCTTCTTCTAAAACCAAAATGTCAAGTCCACCACCTTTTTTAAACTCACCATCTTGTTTTTTAGGGTCTAGATCAAACTTTATTTTTGTTTTTTCAGAATCTTCATTAAATATTTTTAAAAACTCTGTTGTATATTTTTCAAGCATTGGTATAGATTCTTTTATAATAGATTTTTGAATTCCATCTTTACCAAATATAGTTGAAAGAATTTGATACAACTTTTTTTGTTTCATGTTTTCTTCATTGATTTTTGCAAAATGAGCTATATCAGTTTTCATTTTTTCAAATTCATCAATTTTGTTTTTTGTCTCACCAATCTCTTGATTAACATCATCTATTTCGCTTCTATCTGTCTTAATTTCATCTTCAAGTTTTTCTATTGCAAGATTTATTGCTTTAAATGCTTGTTGAATTTTAGGGTCGATTTTTTGTTCGAGCTCAATAATATTGTCTTTTTTAGATTTAATTGTTATTTTAAGCTCTTCAATTTGTTTTGTTAAATCTATTTGTTCTTCTTCAGAAGTTTTCAAATACTCTTCAAAATCTTTTTCTTTTTCTTTAAATGTATTTTCATTGTTAATAATTGTTTGCAAAGAAAGTTTCGCTCTAGAAAGCTTATCATTTTCTTTCTGCCTAGAAAAAGCTTGTATTTCAAGTTTTCTCTGTTCTTTTTTTACAACATCTAATGAAAGTATTGCTTCGTTAAGAGTTTTATTTAGACTTTCAATTTTTCCTTGAATCAAATCTAGTTCATTTTGTTTTGAATCTTTAAACTCGTTCTTGAATTTTTCATCGAGAATTTTACACTCTATTTCAATAATTGGACAAATCTTCCCAAATTTTTCAAGTTTTGTCAATGTTGTTTTTATAGCATTCAATTCAGTTTTTAAAACAGCAATATCTTTTTCAATAATTTTTATTTCGTCGTCATGACTTTTGCAAACACCACTTAATTCTTTTATTTGTTTATCTACAACATCAAGTTCTTCAAGAATCTTTTCTTGATCTTTAATTGTTCGTTCTATTTGAAGTCTTTCTTCTTTTGAATCTTCAATAGATTGTTTACGTCTCTTATAAAGCTCAGTTTGCGATTTTACTTCTTCAATAGAAGACAAAATATCGCTTTGAGCGTCTTTGTATGCTCTCTCCAAACTTGTCAGGTCTCTATTGCCCTGAACAATTTGGGTTTTTATTAAATTTTCTGTCTCTATTAAAACATTAATTCGTTGCTTTTCTTCATTTTGTTGTTTTAACTCAATTTCTTTAGACTTCAATTCGCGTTTTGCTTTTTTCAAAACGCTTTCTAAAGTCTTGAAATTTTGTTTCACTTGTTCTTCTTGTTCTAGTTGTTTTTGCTTATCTTGAATAAGATTTATATAGACTTGTATTTTTTTATCTAAATCATCAAATTTCTTACTGCATGCTCTTGCTGCTTTTTCATATAACTCAATATTAAGCAGTTCTCTAAGGATCTCTTTTCTCTCTGAACTTGTTCCTGTAATAATTTGAAGAGATTCACGTTCGTTCAAATAAGTTGTTGAACTATATGTTTTTGCGCTCAAACCAAGTATTTCTTCGATTGTTTTATCAGTTTTTTTCCAAGTAGCATCTTTCATCTCATTACTTGTTGTATCTAAAAAAATTTCATAAAGAGCAGAAGAATTTCTTGTTTTTGATCGAATCGATTTAAAACGTTGACCATCGATTTTAAATATGACTTCAAGATACATCTTTGTCATACTGTCATTTATATAGCTATCTAGCAAATCAGCTCTTCCTGAGCCTTTTCCAAAAAAATTCACAACTATTGCTTCAAAAAGACTAGACTTTCCAGCACCATTCGACAATTCTGCGTCATCATTAATTCTACCAAGAACAAGACAAGCTTGAACATCAGACAAATCAATTTCTTGGCGTTTCCTATAACTTAAAAAACCTTCAAGTATAATCTTCTCAAGTAACATAAAAATCCTTGTGTAAGTTCTTGTTGTTCCTATAGATTTATACTATAAGAACAACAAGATTGAACAAATTATTTATTCTGCTTTAACTCAGTAACAATTTCTAAAATTTTGTCTAATTGTTTTTGCATATCACAAAGAACAGGTTCTATTTTTTTCATAAGCAATTCAGACTGTGTAACTATTGGTTTACAAATTTCAGATTTTCTTTGCAAATTTTGCTTATCTAGATCTTGCAAATTTTCAATAAAACCTAATGTTTGTTTGTTCATTTCGCCAGCAATTTTTTTAGCGTTTTGTAAAAAATCTGCATTAACTGTGTTGATTTTCAATAAAGCTTCTTGTATCTTGTTTTTATCTATCTCTCTGTTTTCTTTATTCATACGTGACTCCTAGTTTAATAGCCTACTTTTTCTTCGCCAAGTTCAAAAACACATTTGATACCATCAACAACAAGTTCGCAATTCTCTCTGCTTGTGAATTCTTTAAACCATTTGCGACCAAGTATGACAGCCATTTTTGTTTTTTGAATATTTGAACGAAGTGATCTCAACTTTTTCTGTTTCTCTCCAATAGTTTTTTCAAACCATGAAGCAATTTCAGCTTTATCTTTGAGTGTTGCTTTTGCGTTTTCCCACAATGTGATTCCTGTTTCAATCAATGCTTCTGAAGCTGTTCTTGATTTATTTGAAGCAATCTTTTCCATGACTTTTTTGACAGTGGGCAATGTAGCAATACCTGACAATTTAATATCAAAAGTTTTAGCCATGTAAAAATCTACAGGGTCAGCTTTATCTGTTGGTGGAGAATAAACTCCTCCTCGTTCAACAAGAATACCATTCTCTTTTAAGAACAAAGCTTGTTCCTCAGTAAAATTTGATGGTACTTCTTGCTCATCACCAAGAACATCTGACTTTAACCACTTAAGAGCTTTAATCTCACCCTTAAGCTTCTGTTCAGCAAGAACATTTTTGCAAAGTTCTTCACCTGAAATATCATCACCAGCAAGAACTCTATTGATTGCAGGAAGTTTTCCAAGATCTATTGCATAAACTTTTGATGTTTTAAAATCATCATCAACAACAATGCCTTCGTTCTTGAATTTCTTGTATGACTCTTGTGAAGAAGTAAGATAGAACACTTTTGTATGGGTATGACCATCTTTTACGAAAGTATAGTTTCTAAAAACGTAAGTCGGATATTTGTCAATAAAACCCATTTGAGCTGCAGTTTTACCATTTGCTTCATGAAGGTCTATTGTACCTTTTATTGAAGTTTGAACTGACAAATTAAGACGACTTTCATGCCATACTAAAGTATTAAATGGACACTTACTTGTTTTATCTGCATAAAACTTGCTGTATCCGTCTTTTTCAGATGATTTTACACCAATTTTCTCATACGCAAACTTTTCGTGATACGGGAAAAAAGCACTTTCAGAATCTTCTGTTAACATATTTAATGCATCATACACGCAAAAAGCGTCAGCTTTGGGAAGATAAGTTGCATCACGTCCACATGTGAATCTTGAACTTACATCATTTACAGACTTGCTTATAAATTCTTCAGTTTCTCCAAACTCTTCAACCATAAAAGCGTTATTAAGCTTGTCAATGATAGCTTTATCCCCAGCTTTTCCAACAATCTCCATAGCAATATCAGTTTTAGTTTGTTGACTCATTATCAATGCAGCACCATAAATTGCTTTTGCTAATGAATCTTGATTTGACCCAAAATCTACTTTCAAGAGATCAACTTTGTCCCAAGACTTTGTGTTTGGTTTCTCTGTTGTAAGATAATAGATTTTTACAGGCTTTCCTTTTTCTGGTGCAACATAAATTTTGTCATCATCAAGAGAAAGCGAAACAACACCCTGATCAGTAACAGAAAAAATTGCTAAAGTATTTGAAAATAAAGGTTCGACTTCTTCTTTAGGTTCGCTTGAACTTGACATATCAACAAGTTTTACAATGTGATTTGTAAATTCTTTGACATTTGAACTGTGAATCAACATAGCACCAAGTTTTTCAGACATTTGCGCCATCAACTCTTTGTTGTAATAACAACCACAACCTATCAACATTGCTGTATGAATTTTACCTTTGATTTTTTTGATAGAAGCAAAAATTGTATCTACTTCTTTTTTGTAGTTGCTAACAACAGGATAACCATCAGTAAAAAGACAAAGCGAAAAGGTTTTTGATAAAACAGACAAATCGTTTACGACAACATCAGTATCAGTGAGAATTTCACTAAAACATGTAGTGCCTCTTGTTGTGTTGTTCTTTTTAATTGCAGCTTCAAGCGATTTATAATCAGCATTGTCAACAATTCTAAATCCTTTAAAAACCCAATTAAAATCACCTTCGCTGCTAAACCAGCCCAATGACAAAGAATCTCCTTTTGGGATCTTCTTTGATAACGTGATAAGTTGATCACAAAGTTCAGTAATCAACCCGTACATTGAACCTGATCTATCATAGATCCAAATATGATTTACAGGTTCTTTTTTTGCAACAATCTTTTTTGATTTTATTTCTTGTTCAACCAAAACAAGATCATTGTCAAATTTGACATACTTTGGCATATTAGTACCTTTCTGCTCTTACGAGCTCCTAAGTGTTTATAATATCAGCTAAAATTTCTTCACCTGCTTTTAGTACTTCTTCTTTAAGATCAATTTCAGATTGTTCTACATAACTTCTAAACATTTCAACATAATTAAGTTCTTCATTATGTTTTATTTTTATTTCGCTTTGCTCTTCACGAACTTCTTGAATACTTTTCCCTATGTAATTCCAAGACTCTTCTTCAAGAAACTGTTCAAGTCCAGTAAAATTTATCAAACTTTTATCTTTTTCTCTTATGACTGCTTTCAATCTCACAATAGATTTACTTAAATCCAAGTCTTGAACTGATTCACAAAAGCCTGCCATTTGCTGTCTTGGATCATCAAGAAGATCAACAAACAACGTCTTGAACTCTCTATCTTCTATCTCAATAAAAGTATCTTCAGCGTCACGAACAAAATAAAAACCTTTTTTCTCACCCTCTTCTCCAAAATCAACTTTAGCAATAGAGCCCACATGTCTACAAAAAAAGTTCATTTCTTGTTGTTTGTGTATGTCACCCAAATATACTTTAGTCCAAACATTTTTATCGAAAATTGCTAAAGGAAGAACTCTATTACATTTTTCATCCATTCCCATATCGAAACTTTGACCTGCTACAGATTTATCTGTAGCATAATGCCCAAAAAAGTACTTAAATTTCTTTTTACTTTGTACAGCTTTTTCAGTCAAACTCTTAATGTTTGTTATAACATAGTCATGAAACTGTTTTGCTTCAATATTTGCATCAAAAGGATTAACATGAGGCATGAAACAAAAAATCGAATCTTCAACTTCTATAGCAGTGGGTTGGTCGATGACATAAAGATTTTCTATTTGTGTACTAAGTTCTACGAGCTCAACAAGATCGTGGCCATGAGATTTTCCTTGATCATGATTGCCGAGAAGTAAATAGATTTTTATGTGTCTATCTAGCGCCCATTCAATTTTTGAAGAAAGTAATCTTCTAAAAATTTGTGCAGGTCGTTTTGTATGGTAAAAATCACCCAAAATCATCACTGTACTTATTTTATTTTGATGTGCATAATTTAGTGCTTGTTGAATATTATCTAGAATGTCTTGCGTTCTAGAGTCATAACCCAAATTATTCATTTTACCATATTTGTAGCGACCTAAATGAATATCTGATAATAATACCATTTCCATAATAAATCCTTATGCTCTAGAGTTACTAGACTGATCTGTAATAGGTTCGAAATATGCACGCATATTATTCTGTTCTCTATTAGAGATTTTCGGTTGTTCTATTTTTATATCCATTTTTTCATGTAAATCACTCGTAACAGCAAGTATTTGATCTAAACACTCAAGTATATATCTATATCGAATCACAATTTCATGCCAAACAAGCCCTTTTTGAGCTTCAGCGAGTAGCATTTTTTCTTTTAACTGTTGTTTTAACCAAAAAAGACTATGTTGACCGTCAGGCATTCGTAGATCAGATTTACTTAGCAAAACAAGAAAATCTTGAATGTCTTCATTTGTAGCTTTTGTAATTTGAAGATTTGGTTTATTTAAAACTTGGGAAAGTAACCAATTGACAGAAATTTCATCATCAAAGACAAAAACTCCTTCTTGCTCATCATAATGATATTTCTTATCTTGCTTCATTTATTGACAAGATAGACATCTTTTTGCATTATGAGCTTTAGCTACAAAAAGATTATTACATTTGATGCATTTTTTTTCATACAACTTGGGATTGTTTTTTTTCGTATCACTAATTTTTTGTTTTGATTTTTCAGTATGAACCTTTCCAAAAAACGAATTACCTTTACCTTTTGTCCGAGCACTAATATTCTTTTTTACTTCTTCTGAAAACTTCTTACCCTCAAGACTTTTAGTTATTTTTTGTTTAGACTCTAAACTATGTTTTTTGCCAAACATTCCGTTATTTTCACCAGAAGAAGCACGACTTAATTTTCTTTTATGAGATTTAGAAAGAACTCTACCTTTATTTGCATTACTTACTTTATCTTTTGCTTCTTGCGTATGTTTTCGTCCATACATACCATTTTTTTCGCCTGCTCCCTTGCCTTTTCTGTTTCTTTTTAACTTTCTAAGCGATTTATCAGACAAATTATGTATTCCGTCACCACCATCTGTCAAATTTGTTAAAGGCCCAGTTTTTAAATCTATTCTACCAATTGATTTTATTAACTGTATTTCAAGTTTAGAAGCATCAACAAAGCTCAAATCTGTTTTTATTTTAATTCTAAAAGCATCTACACCTGTTTCTCTTTTAATCTTACAAATTTTATTTGCTTTTAATTTATTTGAGTCTTTATGTTTGTAAGCAGACTGTAAGTGGTGATCTATTCTATTTTCTCTTCCTAAACCTATATAAAAGGGTTCAAATGAAAACAAATTATCAAAAACAATTGGTTTTCTTGGATCTAAATATGCATAAACATAAAAATCAGTTTTTTGACGATTTAATTTCATTAATTGTTGCCAGTGCTATGCCTATAGAATCTGCAATATCATTGTTGACACCACAATCGCTATAAATATCAGTACTAATTTTTTCATACTGTTTATCAAACTCTTTCAATTTTTTGCTTAAATCTTTTTTATTGATCCCTTGTTTTTTCCCATCAAGTTTTATTGAAATCGTATCAGCTTTTATTCTGTTAAAATCTTCTTTGTATTTTATTATTTGCTCTTGTCTTAAAAAATTAAAACGAGAACAAATCTCTACTTGAACTTCTGCTTTTAATGAACTCCCACTAATTCCTAAATTTTTCTTCCAAGCTGGTGGCTCAAAAAAAAATGGTTCTTTTTTCTTATATGAATACACTTGAAAAATCGCAACACCCGAAAATCTAGAAAGTACTTTAAGAATTTTAGGCCCTCTCATAAACGCTATTTCTTCAATACCAATTTCGTCTGGATTATGTAATTCAATTGTTTTTTTTAATTCATTTCCTAAAAGGTGTAAACGTTGTATTGTACTCATAGTTTTTTCACCTCGTATTAAACCATAAGCAACAACAGAAATATTGTTATCAATTAATTTTAAAACACTCCAGCCAGTACTTTGTGTTGAAACATCTAGACCCATAATTTTCATTTATCACCCCGTAAAAATGTATTATAGACCTAGTTAGCTTTATAAAAAGTTTATAAATTAGCAGAAGTTCACTTTTAAACAAAAAGAGCTAGGGACTTGTTTGTCCCTAGCTTGAGTTACGAATTTACGATTTTGTTTTTCTTTTTATTGTTGTTGTTTCAGTTTTTTCATTACCTGAATCTTCAACAAGTTCAGCGTTTTTTTCGTCTTCAGCACTCTCTTCATCTGCTTTTTCTTTTTTCACTATAAAACTTTCACTAACATCAGGATTGTCTTCAACAACTTCTTTATCGCTGTAAAACTTTCCTTCTTTGATGAACTTGTAAATTACTTCTTTTATATGAGGATTACTTTCGATTACGTCTCTGAAATCCTCTTTTTTGAAATGCTCTATCGATTCATCAAAAACCTCATCAGTTCCTGGTTTCACAAAATTGTATTGACCTCGTTTGAGCTTTTTTACAAAACCATTTAGTTCTGCTACAGACATCAATTCGCCATCTTGGTCAATTCCTGTGCCATCATAACGAATCCTAATGATAATAGGATCAGCAGGTAAACCACCCGCTTTATTTTTGTCAAACTTGATTTTAGCTTGATGTGCAAAAATCTTTCCTGCTTCATCGCGCTCTTCAGTTTTCCAGATTTTAGACACGCGATATGATATAGTGTTGTAGAAAGGTAAAGCAGTACCACCTGTTCTTGATTCAGGGTTTGCACCAAATTTTGCATTAGGATTCATTCTAGTTTGATTGATAAAAATCAAAATAGTTTTAGAATTCGCTGTTACCATTGCTGATAAAACTTTCTTGAGTCCCTTTGACATCATTGCTGCAACAGAAGCCATACGCTGTGACTCATCCATTCCCTTATGAATCATTTCGAGGGGGACTAGCTGTGACACAGAATCAACCATAATAATACCAAAATTACCTGGCGTAATGACTTTCTCGACCTCTCCGTCTGAATTTAGCTGAACATCGCCAAGGATTGCCATCTCAATCATGTCAAAAGCTTCTTCACCAGATATCACAGGCTTTACGTAAAGTTCAGGTACGTTTACACCAAGTTGTTGTGCCCATCTTGACTGATACTTAAATTGATTTTCAGCATCAATAATAAGATGATCTCTAGTAGGATTTTTTTTCTGTGATTGAGCTATAGCAAGGTAACCCATAAGAGTTTTTCCTGAGTGTTGTGGTCCGTAAATTTCAACCACACAACCTTCAGGGTAACCCTTACAGTCACCAATTGCTTCATCCATAAGGAGCGAACCTGTAGAAATAGAAGGAGGGGGCTTTAAGATACTTGCCCCAGCTTTTTCCCATTTCCCGCCAAATTTCTGTTCAATACGCTCTGCTGCTGAAATAGTTGTTTTAGCCATTTTTTACTCCTTCAAAGTTAAAACGGGATTTTTTTTCCTCTTTTGGGAGCTTCAGCAGGAGCTTCAACTTTCTTGACTTCAGCAACAATGTCTTTTGTTGAACGATGAGGATCAGTATCAATCTTCAACTGTTTTGCTTTAACATAGAAAGGATGAACTTCTTCACAAGTTGCTTTCACAGGACAATCAGAACACATTTTGTCGTTTTCATCAAAGTCACCTTTGCATTCATAAACTTCAATATTGTGTTCGTCATCAAGAGCTTCTTCAGTAGAAGTCTCAGGTTCTTTCACAGTCTCGACCTTTTTTTCAACAACAGCTTCTTTTTTCACAGTTTCAGTCTTTGTTGCTTCTTCAATTTCTTTTTCTACATCTTCAACAGGATCTTTTTCTTTTTTACTTGTTTTGCGTGTTGAAGTTGCTGCAGGTTCGTCAGAAACATACTGTAAAATTTCATTGTAAGGAGCTTTTGCGCCTTCAAGAATCTTCTTGATTTCTGATAAAGGTGTATTTTTTCTGAGCTCTTTAAGATCATAACCTGTAGCAATAAGTGCCTTTTCTTCAGCAGTAAGAGGAGATGCATCACGATCAGGAAGCGTTCTATATTCGCGTCTTTCTTTCACACCTGAAGTGATAATTTCAAGATCGTAACCAGTTTCTTCATTTGAAGGACTTCCCCATTTTTTTGCGAAGCCAAAAATTTCTTTATAAACTGTGCCACCAACGCCCATTCTTTTACAAGCAAGCTGTCTCTCTTTAGTCTCTTCATTCTCTACATAAGCATCTTCACGATGAATGACGTTCATGTCATACCTTGTTTTTGCAGAGACTCTACCAACTTTTGCAAGAAGTGCTTCAACTTCAGGGCTCTTGTCAGTCATGTCTTCTTCTTCTTTAAGACGATGAATTTCATCCCACTGAACTGAAACCCAATCGCAACAAGCACAACGTTCGTCAATACCGTGTGTTATAGGTTTTCCAGTTGTAGATCCATTCTGAGGAATCCAGTGTTGTTTGTACCCGTGAAATGGAAACTCACCAGCTTTTTTCGAAGGAAGTACACGGACAGTATGTGTAGTATTGTCTGAGAACTTCATGTCGCGAATTTTTTGCTTCTTGCTTCCGTCATCTTCACCGTAACGGTCACCTTCATCTAACCATGGATTAACTTTTTCTGCCATTATGGCCTCCATTTTGTTAAAGATAATACATTCATTTTACAAAAAGTTTCTGTTGTTCTATCAATTCTATTTATATCAAGTGGGCCAACCATCATTCTTTTTTAAATCAAAATCTTCATCTTTATTTTCATAGTCTTTCTTGATATGATGATATTCTTTTTTAGGTCCAAAAAACTTGTTTCCACCAAGAGCATCAGCCTCCCACTTGAGCATAGATGCAATATTAACAATCTTATCGCCTTTTTCGCCAAGACCATTTGCAATAGCAAAAATATGTTTCATGTTCTTTTTTGACATTGCAATATCATCTGAATAACGTTCAAAATCAGGATCGACTTTAATCATATCTTCAACCATTTTATCAGTTACACGACCCTTACAAGTTTTCTCAAGTTCTTTTCTATATTCAGCTGATTTCTTAGAATTCCACACATCAAATTTTGTTTTTAATACATCATATTCATAAACAGCTTCATTATAGATAACATTCCATCTTGCATGAAGAACTGGATTTTCCGCAAGCATTTTTAACACCATAGGTAAATTCAGTTTGTCAGCCATAGGAATAGACAATGACTCTTCTAAGTCTTGCTCAATTGTCTTTTCTCCAACTTTGACTAAGACTTTTATAAAAAAGTCTTTTTCGTCATTTCTGTCAGGCTCAACGGCCTTTGTCCTTCTTGTAATCATGATTTTTGTCGTACTCTTTTCTTGAAACTTCTCTACTTTCACCAACTAAATAGAGCATTTGTTGCAATCTTTCATATACAGCGTACTGTTTTGTTTGCTTATTTAATTCTCTAAAAAAAGGATCAGCAAGTACAAAATCAAAAACAAACATTGGTTTATCATAATTTAATTTCTTTACAATTCCTGTTTGCGCTTTTGTCTCTCGTACTTTTATAACACCAATTCTTGGAATTCTATATTCTTTATATTTTCTAATAATTTCAGAAGCTGTTGTTAACCAGAGTTTATATAACATTCTTGTGTCTGTATTTTTTAAACCAAACATTTTTGATACAACTTTTAGTTGTTCGAACAAAGGTGCGCAAAATTTTACAGGTGTTGTTAAAACACCACGTACACGTTCTCTTAAATCATCAACTGGATAAAAATCTATCAAATGATATTTTCGCCCATAAAGTAAATAACTATAAGGTTTAACATAAAACTTACCAACACCCATTATATTTATACTACCATACTCAATAGTTCTTTTTCTAATAAAAAAAGAAAATGCATCAATTAACAAAGTTATATCAGTACTTTTCAAGCCTGTCTTGTAAGAGATGATATCAAGCATCTCAGCTTTACCAGCATCTAAAGGTTGTTTTCCAACGATCAAATTCATTTAAAAATTGCTCAAATTCTAGTTCTTCAAATTTTTTCTTTACAGCATCAATGTCAGTCTGTTGTTCACTGAAATCAGGTTCTACATCAAGATCAGTACATATCTTGACAAGTTTATATGCTATTTTTATGTTTTCTAAATTCTCTTTCACCTTTTGTCTTAATTCGTCTTTAGCATAAACAATCTCACCTTTTCTATTTAACATTTTTAAACACTCTGGATTGTAAAGAATATTCTCTAAAGACCCATTTGCTAATATAAGTTTTGCTGCTGTTTTCTCTCCTACACCTTCAATTCCAGGAATATTATCTGTAGGATCTCCTGTTATTGCCATTGCTTCAGGTAGTCTATCAGGAGCAATTCCATGCTTATCTAAAACAAATTGCACGTTCTTTATAAGATTGTTTGCTAAAGGATGTAAAACTTCTACATGTCTTGAAATCAACTGTTCAAAATCATGATCTGCACTTATAATTAAAACTTTCTTTCCTTTTTTTCTTGACTTAACAGTTAAAGTTCCTATTAAATCATCAGCTTCTACAGCATCAAAATGATATTGTTTCACACCAAATAAAGAAAGGATATTTCTTAATTCGCTAAGTTGCTCGTAAAAAGCATTTTCAAATTTTTTTCTTCCTGCTTTGTATTCAGGGAAAATCTCTTTTCTTCTATCATTTCCACCATCCCAAGTTAAGAAAATTGTAGAATCTGGATCGCTATAATCTCTTATTATTTTTCTAATCGAAATAAGAACACTATAGATTGTTTCAGTTCTTTTTCCTTTACTTGTCATTAATGGTTCAGCTGATCTTCCTTTACCAGTCATTAATGAAAAATAACATCTACATGCAAGTTGATTTCCGTCAATTATTATTACCATAGTATGTTTTTATCAATTTTTTATTGCATCAACAAAATATTGTGGGAAAAATTTTCTATTTTGTTTAAGAAAGTAATTAAATTGACTATCCATGATGTAGATCGTGCAAAAATCTTTTTCATGTCTTACACCACGACCTGCAGCTTGAACAAGCGTCAAAGCTGTTTTCCACTTATACCATTCACTATCAAGCTCCATACGTTTTTTTATTTGTTTGTCTCCCAAAAACATAAATGGCAACTTAACTATAACAACAAATCTTGCAAGATCGTCTTTTAAATCAACACCTTCTGTCATTGAAGGTGTGATCAAAACTTTAGGCTCTTTTGTTTCTAAAAAACCTTTAAGTGCGTTAATTCGAGATTCACTATCATGTAAAATTAATCTTGATTGATACTTAGGATCGACGTTTTCTTTTATGTAATTTGCAATTTTATAAGAATGTGCATGAATCAATCCTTTTTCTGAATCATGAAACTCTAAAATCCTGCCTATATCAAAAGCTATTTTGGGTAAAGATTCTTCAATGTCGTTTTTTCCTAAATTCCCAGACCTTGTTAATATGATTGGTCTTATATCTACAGGAAATGAAGAAGGAACTTGAATAAACTTTGTCTTCTTAATATCTAAATCTAAATTTTTACAAAAACTATCTTTATCAAGAATTGTCGCTGACATAAATAGTTTTTTTTCAGCATGCCTAAAAAGTAAATTTTGAGCAAAAAACCCGACAGTTAAAGGTTTGAAAATAATTGTTTTTGACCTTAACTTTTCGTTAGTTGTTATATCAAAGATCCACTCTATTTTCCCATAACTCTCCAAAAACATTTTTACACGTTCTTGTTGACTTATTAAGCTCTCAAGCTCTTTTTGAAGGTCAGAAATTATTGCTACATCAAGAAATTTGTTTTTCAGTTTTTCTGTAGTTTCTTTTCTTCTTTCTTTTATTTTCTCTTGAAGCATCTTTAACCACTCGACATATTCTTCGAGTTTTTCATATAAAGGTATTTTTGAAGTTACACCAAGTTTTGAAAGATTGAAAGACGAAAAACTAAACTCAACAAACGACATACACTCATTATCTAAACTATGTGCTTCATCACATATCAAAAGTTTTCTATCAGGAAAAGTATTTGTGTAATTTGTAATACAAAGAAAGTACTTATAGTTCATTAAAGCAACAAAAGATTCTACAGCTTGTTGTTTTGCAACTTCATAAAAGCACTCGGGTTTTACAGGACATTGTTTTGTAGAACAATATGAATCTTCACATGTAAAATCAGGAAGCAATTTGCAAGGATAGTTGTTTCTACCTTTAAGAACTCTAACTCTACCCGAACTATAATCTTTTATGTATTGATCTTGAAGTATTTTTTGCGACGTTAAAAGGAAAGCAGATTTATAATAAAGTCCCAGACAAATTGCAATAGCGCTTTTACCTGAACCTGTAGGGCTTTCCAAAACAACATTCTCTATTTCTTCAGAATCTAAACTCTGTTGTATGTCGAGAATTGTTTCTTTTTGAAAAGGTCTGAACGTCGTGTGTGGGAAAAAATCGAGAACGCTCATATATGCTCTATATCTTGTACTTTTGATTTTACAATTTTATCGAAATATGAGGGCTTTATTTTCACTACACGCTTTCGTATTTCAACTATAATTCCATCTATATTTGAAAGATCACCTTGTTTTATAATTACATGATCCCCTGTTTTAAATAACGAAGGTTTTGTTTGTTTTAATTCTACGTCAGTAACAGATAGCTTTTTAATTTGTGCTGATGTAAATTTTTGCGGACCTTCTTTTTTCGTCCCAAGAAATTTCAATACACCTTCAAAAACTAAAAAATTACTTACTTGTTGTGGTAAAATAGCAGTAGTAGAACGAATAAAAATATAACCTGAAAGCTCTTCTGAAGTAAACACTTCTTGAAAAGCCAAACTTTTTTGTTTTGAGACTAATTGATCTCTAATATATTGCTCAAAACCTTGGCGGACTAAAAGAATATACCAACTCAAGTTGACAATCCTTTTAATTTTGTTTTTACTGTAGAGACGATCATTCTTTTCATTTTAATAACATGACCTTTTGATCTCTTGTATTTTTTTGCTATTTCATCATCACCATTAATGTCATATTTCATATTACGTATTATATCATTATACATTGAATTTCGCAAATTTTCTCTCAAATCTCTTTCAATATGAAATAGATCATTAACATCAACATTGTATTTTTTTGCTAAGGAATAAAGAGAATTTTGCATCGTAGATTTATCTCGAATTACTTGGAGTACCTCCTGTTTTAATTCGTCAGATGCATCAATGGTTTTTAATTGGAACATCATTTGAATATGCTTACACATATCTCTGTTCATAAGATCTTCTTCAAAATTGCTTTGAGGTATATGTGTTTTTTCACTAGAGATTATTTCATCCCATGAACATTCAGGATCGTCTAATTCTATTTTACAAGCATTTGTTTTTCGTTTTTTTGTAGATAAAAGTTGAAGAACTCTATTGAAAGCACAATTGATCACATACCAAGCATAAGTAGAAAAACAACCTGATGATTCTATATCAAACCATTTTGCAACCTGTTTATGCAATGCAATTACAATATCTTGGTAAAAATCAGTTTCAGTCCTATCTTGAAATTGTGCAAAACGGTGTTTATTGAAACTAACATAATTTCTAATTATTTGGTCCCAAGTTTTACCATTTACACCACGTTGATATAGAATAGTATTAAAAATTCTATTTTGTTTCTTTTTATCTTCAGTTTCTCTGAATGCTTTGATTAGATCCTTTTCGTCTCTATCTTGAGGAAGTTGATCAGCTTTAACAACTACCTTTATTTTTCTTTTTTCTTCCTTTTTAATACGCTCTTTTTTAGTTTTAACTACTATAACTTCATGTTGAGTAACAGAAGGAGTGTAACTATCAGGTATTTTAAAATCAAAGTATTTTGAAAAAAGAGTTAAAAGTTCATGTTCACTAAATATACTACCAATACATCTCATTTTGCCAAGATGTTTTTGTTTAGCTTCTTCTTCGGTAATTTTAATGAAGTTAGGTCCAAAATCTGGATTGTATTCTAATAGTTGAACTTTTTTTCCAGAAAAGCATGCTTTTTTACCGTTTTCGTGTTTGAAAATCGTAAAATGTTTTGTTACGTCAGGCTTGATGTTAACCGGTAAAATTGAGAAAAAATCGTTAGACAAATACATAAATCTCTCCCACACTTTCAACAATGATGAAGGTAAATTTTTAAGGCGCGAAATAATTAGTGAATGTTATTATAAGGAAAGATTTTTATTGTAGGTAAGTTAATGATTTTTAATGCAGAATTGTGTGACTTTCTCATACTAAAAACTCCATTTTCGTAGGTGTATCTCATACATACGACAAATTAATTATCGTACCTTAAAATAATAATTTATTGTAGGGCTAATGTAAATACGTTTTGCATATTTTTTGCATCATTAAGTGATTTTTCAAATTCATCTTTTGTACAATCATCAGGATCTTTTCCTTCAGGCAATACAAGATTAAAAACTTGAATATCTGTAAGGTACTCATGCATAATCTTTTGTGCAGCTTCTTGGCCTGGATTTGATTTTTTTCCATTTATATCTATTTTATTATCGTTATCTAATGCTATATAAATTCGTTCAAAATTTTGAACTAACTGTTTCGTCTTATAAGAGTTTAAATGGCAACTTAAAAGCGCGACAACATTGTATCCAAATTTCATAATTCTTAATGCATCAAAAATACCTTCGCAAATAAAAACTTCTTTTTTGTATTTAATTGCTTCATCCCAGTTAAAAAACAACCTACTCATAGGCGTTCCAAAAGGATAAAGTATTTTTTTGTAAAGATATTTATCAATGATACGTTGCTTATCTTGTTTTGAAAGATTTTTTGTCTTCATTATAGCTTTTGCTTTTGCCCATATATCTGACTTTCCCGACATATCTCTTGCAGCAAAAGTAATCAATTTATTTTGTAAATAAACTGGTATTATTAAACGTTCATGAAAAATTCTATCATCAACGCAATACTTCATCCCATATTTTTTAATATCTTCCATACAAACACGTTTTTTTACTATATCGAAATATTTCTCAGCAGGTTCACTTGGGGGCAAAACAACTTCTTTTAATTGTTCATCATCTTCATCTTCTGTATGATTTTCATAAAACTGAAATGTAGAATTTTTCACTATTGAAAATACATCAACTGTCTCATCAATTCCCACTTGTCTTCTTGCAAACGCTATTGCTTCTTTTGTAGAGTTTAGATTTTCTAAGTTTTTTATTAACTTAACAAAATCACCACCTCCGCAAACAAAACAGTTATAAACACCATTTTTTTCTTGAATACCAAAAGACGGCGTAGAATCATCATGAAAAGGGCAGAGACACATAAATTCTCTGCCCTTTTTTGTCCTATAAGGCTTATATTCAATATTGTAGTGCTTAAGAACTTTTTCAAGATTTACTTTTGCGTAAATCTCGTCATAGATTTGTTCATAGTTCTCTATCATTTTTAGCACACGTCTTTTTATACTGACAAAAATAACAATCACCTAGTCTTGAATTCAATTTAGGTTCTTTTGCAAAATCTTTCTTTGATATTCGTTCAAGCATATTGTTAATTTGTCTAAACAAACTATTAAAATCTTCTTCAGTTCTTTGTGTAAACAAAATATCTCCATCAATAGGATATGCAAGCGCTCCATGAATTGATTCTAATGGATATTTATATAGTTCTTTAATGAAAAAACTATAAAAAGTGATTTGTGTATTGTTGTCAATATCTTTCTCTTTGCTTTTTGAAGATTTCCAATCAAGACAAATGATTATTTCATTGTTCTCAAGAATAATATCAATCCTACCTGACAAAAAAACATTATCAAGATAAGGATTAATAAAGGGTATCTTACAATATTTTTCTATTTCAACTACTCTAAAACCTTCCCAACGTTTTTTCATTTTCTTGACATTTCCAATTTGCAATAATCCCTTAACTAAACAATCATCAAGTTCTTTTGCATTAGGAAAATTTAAACCCTTTGCTTCTGTACAAAAAGCTATAAACAATGCTTTCCAAGATGAAGCAATTTCATCTAAACTCATTCCATACTTGAAATGTAATTCTAAAGCTTTATGTAAGACTGAACCAAAAGTCGTAAAAATATATGCTTCATCAGCTGGTCTCTCATCAATAAACTGCCATTTGTACATTTGCGAACATTTAAAAAACGAAGACAAAGATGATGAAGAAACTGTTAAATAATCTCTCATGATTTCATCTCGTTAAACAAAAACTCTACTGCTTTTTCATTTACTGTACCAATGTACATCGAGTTATAAGGTATTTTATTTTGTAACAGATCTTGCTTAATTTTTGCCTCTCTATTAGAATCAAATTTTAAAAGATTTGTAATTCTCATTGTATAAGCAACAACTTCATCTTCTGTAGCTTTGATATCAAAATCCTTAACAATCTGTTCTATAACAAGTGACGTCTTCACTACTTGAATTGTACGAGGTGTTGTGTTTACGATAAAACTTTCTTTTGTTACTTTGCTTTCTTTTTCAAGTTGTCCTTCAGTTTTCCCCATACGTCTCAATAAAGCTTCCCACTCATTATCATTTTCTTTATCGATCATCACTTGTGGAATTGGTGAAATTTCTGATTCATCAACAATTTTTGAAAGAATGACTTTTTTAAACGTATCAATTGATTTCTTTTGTTTTTCATCAAGTAAACGAATTTTCAAATTATCTTCATAAGCTTGAATAGAATCAAAACCCTTTGATTTTGCAAAACTGTCATTATAATCAGGTGCGACTTTGTATTTTATTGCATTTAGTTTTACAGTAAATATAACTTTTTTACCTGACAATTCTTTACTATGATAATCAACAGGGAAAGTCACATTTACTTGACGTACTTCGTTAATTTTCATTCCGACAAGTTGATCTTCAAAATTATCAATAAATTGCTTTCTTCCATTGACAAGATCATTTACTCTAATCTGATAGTTCTTTGCTGTTCCACCTTTAAAAGGTGTTGTTTCTCCATCAAGAACACCTTCAAAATCTATTAAAGCAATATCAAGATTTTCTAAAATTTCTTTTGTAGAGTCGTGAATTGTTTCGCTTTGTTTGATTTCTGCATCAATCTTCTCTTTTAACTCAACATCAGAAATAGTTGTTGCTTCAAGTTTCTCTGTTTCTTTTATCTTATCTAATGAAACAAGTTTGACAGTCGGTTTTACTTCAGCAACAAACTCTATAGTAAGTGTTGATTTTCTTTTTAAATCTCCAAAGATCTTAAAATCTCTAGTCGAGACAAGACTAGTTTCTAATGTCGCAATGTCTCTAACAATCTGATCAATCATTGATTTATATAAACGTTCAACGCCAATTTTAGTTTCAGCAACATCTTGAGGTACACAACCTTTTCTAAAACCTGGTACTTCGATTTCAGACTTTACTCGTTCGTAAGCAGCTTTCTTTCTTTCATTCACATCATCAGCATCAACTGTGACAATGTATTTTACAGGTGTTGGCATTTTTTCTGTCTTAATGTCCATTATACTACTCCTTGTCTTTCTCGACAACTGTCGAAGATGCTTCATCTACTCTTGAGTCATATTCAAATCTCATAATATCGAATTTTTTTATAAAAAACAGTTTTGAAACACGTGAGTCTCTTGTCTTAGGAAAATCAAGACATGCTGTTTCATCATCTCCTGTGATACCCATCATATTATCTACATTGTGTCCAAGTTTATCAGTGAAAGCTGCATCCATAGAATCAACTTCTTTACCGTGTAAATGTCTTTTGTGCGACTCTCTATTAAACTGACTTGCTCCTATAATTGGAATACTTCTTGATCTTGCAAGCAATTTTAGATCCCATGAAATTACTCCTACAGGATCGTCTGATTTTCTATCGCTTGGTGTCATTAAATAAATTGGATCTATAATTAAAAGGTCAACCCTTTTACCCGAAACATTTTCGAAAGCAGTAATTCTTGAGTCGATAAATTGACAATTGCAATTTTGAGGTGCATCAATTATCCAGTAAAAATTTGAATGATCTTCTTTGAGCTTCTTCATTTTTCGTTCTATTAATTGTAGCTCTTCATCGCTCATTAAATCTGGTGTCTTAATTTTATTGTATGCTACTCTTGTGACTAAGGATGTGAATCTATTTCTTTGTTGCACTAATGGCATTTCAATTGTGACATAAATGATATTGTAACCTGATTTATATGCATTATAACCAAAATTCAAAAGCAAAATAGATTTTCCCATACCTGGTCTACCAAGAACCAAAGAGAACTCACCAGGTTGCCAACCACCAGTTGCTTGATCTATTTTTTTATAGCCTGTAGTTATTCCTTGGTATTTTTCAGGGTTTTCGCGTTTTTCTTTTAACTGCTCTATATACAAGTCAACGTCTTGAACAACATCTTCTTCTATAACTCTATATTTTCCATTAGAAAGAAGAACTTTATTTACAGAGTCTTGTATGTTTTGTGCCAAAACCATTGCTTCGTGTTTTTCGTCTACAAAGTCATGTTTTAACTGTTCATTTATTTTCAAATTAATGTCAAGAAGACTTCTATAAAAAAACTTCTCTTTTAATTTATCATACATTGGTTTAAAAGATTTGCTCTCAAATCTGTATGAAAAAATCTTCTCTAAAACTACCTTTTTTTGCTCGTACTCTTCTTGTTCTTTGTACTTAGATTTTAGCTCATCAAATAAAAAACTTTTAGATACACATTCTGAAAAAGACACAAAATTTTCTTGTAGTTTAGAAAACATCCATTGTTTAAAATCTGATGTGAATACTTCTTTAGGTAAGCCCAAAAATGTTACGTAAGACAAATTTGAGTTTATCTCGTCAACATCTGTTTTCATATCAAAATCATTATCGAAAACAAGCAGTCTTAAAACTTTACATTCTAAAACAACATCGACAAATGGTTTTGTATTTTCACTTGGAGCATCAGTTTGTTTTCTTGAAATCATAATTTATCCAATAAAGATTCACCAATTATATTTCTATAGTCTTCGCCTAATAATTTAACTTCAATTAATCTCTCTTTGAAATTTGAATAAAGTGCTTCACCCAGCAAATCTCTATTTGACTCTAGAGGATGATTTGAAGTAATTATTGTACACAAATTTGCATCATCACGCTTTGTAAATATTTCGTCAATATTTGCACGTTCGCTGTCGTTTATCTGACTAAATAATCTACCTATATCGTCAATAACAAAAAATGTACTGTTATTCACAACATAAGAAAAATAAGCTTTTTTTTCTTCACTTTTCCAACCCGATCTAACAAAATCTATTATTTCTGAAGATCTGCTAAAAAAAGAAGGGTAATAATGTTCAATTGCAATTTTTAAGATAATGATTGCAATTGCAGTCTTCCCAACACCATGTGAACCAGAAATATACAATCCTATTCCCTCTTTAGCAGCTTTTTCAATCGATGAAATATATTTCTCGATCTTTTTAATTTGTTCGCCATTAGACTCTATAGTTTCAATTTTGTCGCGTATTGTTGAAAATTGAAACTTAAAATATTTTTCTGGGATATTTGCAAGTAAAAAGTTTTTCTCAAAAAAATTATCAACAGAACTGTAATGACTCAATCTTTCAACAATTTTTTCATTTCCAAATCTTGAAATATCTATCATGCGATGAAAATGCGACCAAAATTCATGCTTTAAAGGACTATCTTGTTTTTTTCTTGTTATCATTGTTGTATCCAATCATAATCTTTTTTTATCTCTTGCTCGCGTTTTTCTTCTAATAAAGTTTTACAACCTAACAAATACAATCTATTAAGACCCTTAAAGTCTTTAGTTCTTATGTACGCTTGATATGCTGTGTTACCTTCGATTTGTCCAGAAGCTATTTTAATAGCAAGTTGTTTGTTACTATCTTCAAACTCTTGTTTGTATTGTTTTAAAGTTAAAGTTTTTAAATCGTCTTTGTCAGCTGTTTTATCTGATCGTTCTTCTTGGATTTTTTTCATTATTCCATGAATATATGATGCAGGTTTTTTAGCATAATGACTTGTAATGTAAATATCACAAGTTTTTTCTAAAACAATTTGAGGTACTTCGAAAAAAGCATCAGTCAAAAACTTTATATCTTGTAACTCTACTTTTCCTTTTTCGCCATAAAGATACTTAACATGGCCTGAAATAAGTTCAGCAACTTTTTCAGAAAGTCTTGCATTTGAAAAACTAGTAACAATTCTATCAATGTATTTGTCTAAATAATCAGACATATTTCGTTTTCTTCGAATTTTTATTGCATCATCAGTCAAAATCAAACGAAATTTTTCATCAGAATTTTGAATCATGCCAATATTAAGTTCATAAGTATTCTGCCCGTAAATTCTTTTGACTAAATTCCAATAACTTAATTCGCCCCAAGAGTACTCTATTCTCTCTTTATCTTCTGATATAAGTATATGTTTTTGAAAAACAGATGATGGAACAGAGATTTCGTTCCCCTTTTCCTTATTATCAAAATAAAAAAATATAAATCGTAATAAAGTACAAAAACTGTCAGGATTAAGCAGTTTTAAATATTGTTCGAGGAACTCTCTTGGGATCACATTTTTATCTTGCATGCCAATTTATAACATTAATTTGATTTAAGTTTACTTTTTATGTAATCTCTTAAATCTATTTCTTGAGCACCTAAGACGATAGCTTGTTGTCTTTTTGATTTTACAATATCATAATGTGGGAAACTTTTCTTGTTTTGAAACCAATCGCGTCTCAAACCCAATTTTGAAGCAAACTCATGTAGTTCTTGTTCGTTGTCTGAAAACAAATGACACCATTGCGCTCCATATTTTCTAGCTAAAGGATCGATTTGTTCTTTGATATAGATTTGAAGCTTATCAACATAGACCATAATCTATTAATTTTCTTAAACTTCTTCTTTAAGAACCTTATCTTTATTAGATTCTATATTTTCTTCAAAAATGCCAAGAAGATTATCTATAGACTCTCTTGCACCTTTGTCAGAACTATATCTTTCACTTCTAACTTCATTAGGAAAAGTTATGAAATTTTCTACATAATCATTAATACAAACTTCAGTTTTGTAAGAAGAAAATATTTTGTTTAATTGTGCACTAGGTGATATGTGCCAAATTTGCCATTGATTTAGTGCGTTCTTAATAGAAATAACAGATCTTTGAAATAACAAAGTTTTTACCCAAGAGCCATCTTGATCATTTAAATCAATCTGAAACATTGGTGAAGTTTCATTATCTAACCACGTCTGTACCTGTTTAAAAATATCACTTCTAAGTTCGTCAGGTAAAGAAATTTCTTGTTGTTTAAAAGTTCGTACTTCCATGCTTTTTACCTCTTTATCGTAAACACTTTTTATTGTTTGTTTTTAAATACTAGAAGTTGAACTGAAGGTATGTTGTCTTCTTCAAAAATTTCATATTTTACATTCAAAAACTTAAGTAATTCTTCTATTTTTTCTTGAGCAGATCCCGGGTCAGTGTCATAATCTATTTGAACTAAATATTCATCTTCTTTTAAATTAGATTTTTTCAACATTTAAAAGTGCTTCTTTACTTTAAACAAAGGTTCAGATTCGTAAATTTTCATTCTTTTCTTTGAATGACCAGTAAGATATCGAATTCTATCATAAAAATCAACAATAATTGCTTCTTTTTTTTCATTATTTTCAGCTGAAGGATATGGTCTTAATGTACGTCCCACTCTTTGTAAAGACTTAATAAGTGATTTTCCACCACCTGCCATAATTGCTGAACCTAAAGCAGGTATGTCAACGCCTTCGTCAGCAACAGAACTTCCTACAAGAACTTGTAATTGTTTTTTACGAACTTTGTTAAGTAAATCTTTTCGCATCTCTCCGTCAACTTCACCTTGTATAAAAGCAACAGAGCTAACTCCCGCCTTGTCTAGCATTTCGCATAACACATCACCATGAGGTAACCTGGTGACAGTAATCAACACAGACTTACCTAACTCGAGTAATCGTAGACAACTATCAACAATCATTTCATTTCGAAGTTTATTGTTAACAATATAATCTTCGTAAATATTCCTAAAAGATTTTTGGACATATTTATATCTTGGATGCTCATTTGGGTCAAGCATGTAGATGTG